ACATCGGTATTTGATTTTCTTTCCTTTGTATAATTCATCGTCACCAGGAGCAATGTAAAACGGATACTCGCGCACACTTTGTGTATTGATATAGTAAATATCGAACACCGCAAAGAGATTTATATATTTGTTATTTTTGTCATGCAATATATGTTCTCCGTCCAACAAACTGTTAAAACAATCCTTGTTATCCGTTTTCGACCCGGTGAAAATGACGCTCATATTCGTGTTTATCATATAAATCTTACCTTCTTCGTTAATATATAATAAACAGCGATTACCATCTGCTTTGTCGGTGACGGTATAATTGTGGCGTATATTCGGCGAGCTAATATTTTCATAATCTTCTACCATATTTTTCATTTGCAATGTATATGATGAAGGTCCGATGAAATCCTTAGGATGAATACGTCTCAGTTCCTTTTCTTTTCCGTGAAGAAGAGCATAATATGAATGCAAGACAGTATCTTGTTCAACATATGAAATAGGATAATTCGTCTGCTGAAGACCCGACAATACAACGCGCATGGTTTTTCTAATTAAATGTACCAATTTATCCGCCTGGTGATAATCAGTGCCAACACCGACCTTTTGGTTGTCGATTTCCATTTCTATTTCATACTGCTCCAAATTATCGAATATATTTGAATCCTGAATATTGTATGTACTCATCATTGTCCTTCCACGGTTTGTGGTTTTTGACGATTTTACAATGCTCAAATCCGCAAACAGCGGCAACGACTTATGGACAAAGCGCACGCGATTGAGGAGACGGAATGTCTTTTTATAATCGCCCCACTTATCAATTATTCCACGAATGATACCCGATTTCGCACTGTACGACTGTTCTAATTGATAGGATATGCGCGTATTAAATTCTTCGAAATCCGCGGGTTTGATATAGGCATTATTGTGCTGCGGTGTAGTTTTCTGCGTGAATTTCATCTTATCATAACTTGTAGATGGCATCGACAAAATCTTGTCCAAACTGTTGGTTTTACAATATTCTTGTATCAAATCCAAGCCTACTATTTCCGCACGTATGTTGGAGCGCTTAGTGATACCATTATTGTCAATGAACCAATGGAATATACGTAAGCTATGAAAACCATTCGGATTCTCTGGTTCAAAACCGAAGTTATACAGAGACTGTGCAACATTATCATAATCTATTTTCGACAAAGCCTTGTATTTTTTGTTTCCACCAAAACGCAACTCTATTTCACTGGTTTTTCCATCAGTTCGAGCAATAGGATTACTTTCTAAATAATTCGTCAGAATCAGATTCAGCATTTCCTTTGGTGTTTTATCTGCCATTATAAATAATATATAGTAAAATCATATATTATTTTATCTGTTATATAATTGTTTCAATTTTTTATAATAAACATTTGTTTGCTATCGCAATGTAATGTGATAGCTTGTCGTTTTTCTCCGGGGTTAAAAGCAATGTTTGACTGAGCGCACGCAATTCATCCACTTTATAATTGGAAATCGCCTTCAGTGCGCTATCGTGCTTTTCTGCGCGGAACAAGTTTTCAATATTACAATTTGTCGCATCATTTACCAACGAGTATTCTTTGCCTTTCTTATAAATATATATGGCCGGGAGCGCGTCGTCATAATCGTCCGGAACTATATCATAATAGACCACGTCATTGAAAACGCATATTTTACGCTTATAATAAATCGCCAATGCATGTATTGACTCCATATTTATTTCAACGTTTGTCATCAGTTCAGAAACGATTTCCTTGCATTTATTTTTGGTGATTTTCATATTGACATTCTTCATCGCATTTGAACGCTCCATGAAAAAATTCGCGATTTTTTGCTTCTCATCCATAATAGTATTCGTGTATTTGGTTATTTCCTCATATTTTGCTTTGCCGTATATATTCATAAAAATAATCCAAAACAAAGGGTCTTTCATTTTCATTGATTCATGTGTTTCTAAATGAAGTTCAGCCGTAACCGGTTCTGTATATTCCACATGTTTCGTCGTGGTCGTTGGCAAATGAAAAAACATATATTTTTCCAGGTTTGATAATGTTGCTGCGTCAATCGACTTTTTTACAAAAATATCGTGATAGTTCATACTAATGTATTCATGTGGTTATGTTTATATTATTTTATATTATTATTTATCGTTTTTTAGTGTTTTTCGTTCGCTTAATACGCGTCAAATCGCAATCCAACTTTAACACCTCGCTCAAGCACACAATCATGTTTTTCGGGTTGTGGAACTCGAACTCGTACAAGTGGAACTTATTTGCATGTGGCGACTTAAAATTCGACCATATTCGTGGGAAGTGACGGTAGAAGAACAACACGTGTTCTAGTTCTCCTTTGTTCATAATATTTAATAGTCCCAAGATATATTGCTTTATTACGACCAAAGGTATCACACTTTTCTCCCGCATATTTTTCACGAAACTGTTAAATAGAGGCAATTTACCGCGCAAATATATATGCACGAACAATATGCTCCAAATGTAACAGAAATGGTTCTGCGAATCCGTATGTTGAACATTTATCTCACCTTGAAGCTCAATATCGTCCATCAAATGTATTTCCGGTGATATTATCTCATCGAAACCGCCCGTTGGTTGCAGTATATAGCCTATCTTCACCTGCTTGCATTTGAAAAGGTATTTTTTTTGCGTTTTATTTTTCAGCGCTTTAATAAACGCACTATTATTAAAGATTCGGTTTGCTAAGTCAAGAAAGCACTGTTGTGTTCCAGAGATGAGTGCTTCGCCATCATTTCCATATGCTCCTGACATAGAATCGAACACATGGACCGTGCCTTTTCGTAGGTCACACACAAACGCGCCATAATGTCCGCCTGCACCTAAATTGAGACCAAATATAGTGTAAATAATTGTTTGCTTATTGACAAAATGGGAATTAATTTTGGAACACGCGTCTTTTACATATTTTTTAATAGTTTTCGCATTGACATCGCTGTCATTTATATACCATACACCTTCGTTTTCCGAAATATCGACCGTGTCTGAACGTAAGTACAGTGAATTTTCGTCTTCACATTTGAGCTTACGCAAAACACGTTCGAGTTTCGTATTTTTGCCCTCCATCATGAACTGCCGGAATGTCTCGTTTGCATTTTCTACCAGTACTAAATCCAATGCGCCATTTTCAATCAATTGTGATTGTGCTTCGTCTAACTCTCCGTAATTAAGCGGATCTACAAATTCTAGTGGTACTGAAAAATTGTTATTCATCATGGTTGTTTGTATATTCTATTAAAACGAAAAAAAACAATTCAATTTTTCTGATAAATGTAACTTTTTATTTTTGATGTTAAAGTCGTGGATTTATACAAAGAATAAGCTTCGGGAATTCTGGGGAAAAATGTGTCGCAGCAATATTCTTCGTCCAGTACGTTTTTGTATATATAACGACAATCTTTGTGTTTCATAGCTTCTTCGTACAAACGGCTACCACCAATGATAAAAATATTTTCAATGTCATTCCTCAATTTTAAATTTTCCAGACACCTTTCAAAGATTTCAAAATAATAAACGTTATTTATGTCTTTTTTACTACTCGATATAACATAATTCGCGCGATTTTTTAACGGTTTTTCGTTCATGCTTTCAAATGTACGCCTTCCCATAATCACCGCATTTTTCTTTGTTATATCCTCGACAAAGGTCGTAGTTTCTCGAAAGTACTTCATATCAACGGGTTCTGACCACGGAATAGTTCCTTTAACACCGATGCCGTCGTTACAGCATGTCATCACTATTATATCAAACTGCATTCAATATGATATAATATTATACATTTTTATAATACGTTATGTAATGTAGATATAAATAATAAATTATGAAATTAACTAAACTAAGCGCTTCTAGAGTTAATATTTCATATTTCATGTATAACCATATTAACATTACTGTACCGAACATTACTTGTATATAAAATATGTATTTCAGTATATTATTCATTTTCATGTGATGAAACATAAATACCAATATGGACATAAACGATATTACTGCATATATCGTGTGTCGTATTTCGTTCTCTATTGTACATAATACCCCTGCAATGCCAATAATCAGTAATACAATTATTATGATACTGATAATGTCTTTGCGAAGTGATTCATAGAGTATCGTGAAAAGAAACATAAAGCTCATTGATAACAATATGGTTGAATTATTTTTTTTGTTACATACAACCGCAGATATACTTTCATGTTTCATAGATTCCATTGTCACTATAGCTATGGATATACTATATGATATAATCATACAAAGCAATAAAATATTTTCAAGCATATATTACATACATATATATTTACTCAAAAAAAGCGGTCTTGAATTCTTCTTTCTGACTCTCAATGCACTCCAGTGTTTGCTCCTGCATATTCACATACTCTAAATACGACTCAATATCTTTAATAACTTCGGGCTCCAAAAAAGTCATATTGACAAAGATTCCACTCTTGTTCTCGTTAATTTTGACACTGTGCTTCGCCAATATTTTCAACACTTCGATTTGATTTATTCTTGACATTTTCTCGATACTCGTCTTCATTACATTCAAGTCACTCATATAGTGTATGTATCCGATATATTTCTAAATACTTTCGTTTGCTGCTTTATTTTTCTTTCACAATCTTCACTTTCTTGTTATCCATTGCCTGTTTATCCACAAGCCGACCAATAACGCTGATAAATGGGTCATTCAGTTCATAGCGCACACCAATCACATTTATCAATATATCCATATCCTCTTTTATCGTATTGAAGTATTTATTCATATTATGATGGTCTTTGGCTAAAAACACATGTATGGGGATGACATCATTATCAATCACATGCGCGTGGATTCCGGCCTTAGTTATTGTTTTACTTTTACATTCTATCAATTGACCTTCTACAGGATTACTTATCATACATTCAAAAACCACTATGAAATCTATTTGCTCATTTTGTACAATGCCGCAAGAATAACTCACAATATTTATTGTGTTCGGTCTCACAAATCCTTCGGCGATACATTTATTATATGTCATCGTATTCAGACGTTTTTCTAATATCTCCTTCACGTTGCTACCGATTTCATTTATAGACAAGGAGACACGTTTTTCCAGTATTGATTTTATGAATACACCATAAACCACATCACTCATATTTATATAATATATATATATTTATGTTTATATTAATCAATTTTTTTATATTTTGACATTTTATTCAGTATAACTTGCTCGTCTGTCAAAAACCAAACCTTCCCTTCATGTTTCTTTTCTTGATAAAAACGCAATATCATTTCGACGAAAACCACGATTTTACTGCGTACATTCTTTTTGTTTGAGCTGAATATGTCGATTGAATTTTCCAGTGTGAATTTATCTTCTCCAATAATGTCATTCAATTTGGATATTAGCAATTTCAATTCAATATTACCTATACGCGAACCAACTTTATGTACAGCATCACGTAAATCTCGTAGTTTCAACACATGTTGGTCGATACCCTTGTTTAATTCAAAGAAACCGATAATATTGTTCAATTTCGACTTATTTATGATATTCTTTGCCATATTTGTGGCAGATGTAAGTAGCTCTTTCGTTTCAACGAATGTTGTTTTCTCATATTTACCATGTTCATCCAAGACAAACACCGTTGTACTCTTTCCGTCATCGCTCAATACAATCCCTTGTATATCATGATTTCTATCACTTATCACTATTTTATCGTCGAAATAATCTTTAATACGTGATTCTAATGACGTCAGTTTCTTTTTACCATAGATATAATTCATTATTTCCAATTTGGACGATGTCTTAAGACTATCTAAAGCATGATAAACCGTGAATTTCCGCTGTTTATCTTCAGTTATGCCATATTCTGTTAATATACCGCGAATAGTATTCAATTGTCCATACCAAGAAATCTTTTTCGAATCCTTAGCAAATGCATCATGATAATTCAAAGATATATCCGTCATAATATCATTTGCTTCATCGGATACATCTTTGAATTCCATCGGTAAATCAACCTCGATATGCGATAACTTTGTATCCACCGGTGTTTCCATTTCGTATATTGATGTGCTTGTACTTGTTATCTCAACCGGCTGGAAAAAATAAAACACACCTTTATTCACAAGATGCCCTAATCGACCGTACTTATCCAACAAGAATTCGTTGCCATTTGCTACCATATTACTCAACGTGTAATTAATCTGTTCTATTGGGTAGCTCTTTATAGCATTTAATGTATTGATTATTTCATCTCGTGTTAAAAAGAATTTTCCACGTGACCCACCAGGTATATCTAGAAACAATTCGCGTATTTTCTTTGATAAAACTGCATTGTTTGTCACTATGAAACTATCGTTGTATGTTGCGTCATGTACAACCTTCTCAGATTCATCTTCGTTTTTACATGTATATGAACAATTTTCCATATAATCACAAATGTCGGTGAATGGCTTATCTCCTAATGCAATTGCCTTTTTCCTTCCATTTGGAAGACGGTATTCAATACTCTCATTGCCAGGGACGGTCATCATCAACTCGCTTGTGAAGTTATTTTGACCAATATTTAATAAACAATCAACGGAATTTTCTTTGAGTAATCTGGTGATTTTTCCAATTTTCACCGACTTTTTCTCAGCAACGCGATAAATATATGCATCGGCGGCTTCGACCTCATTTTCTAAGTTAGTGGCGTGTAGAAATATTTCCACATTGCGTTTTTCGAACGGCAACCCACAATGGCTCAAGTTACGAACACCTCGACCAATAATCTGTTCAATGCGATTCATGTTGTACCATGGGTCCAATATGTGTATTTGTCTGATGTTTTTGAAATCAATTCCTTCAGCAGCGGCTTTCGAAATCAACACCACCTTAACATTCTTTCCATCCATATTGTCCGCGCTATTCAAGTATTTTATATCGGCGTCATTTGTTCTAGAGTAATTTTTATCACCCGTTATCATTACGTACTTGGCTTTATTAAAGGCACCACTATGTTCTTTTTTGGTTTTCATGGTTCGAAAGTCAATTGGTTCGGGAGACTCTTTCAATAAAGACTTCATGTTTCTATGACTACTGTAACGTGTAAAACCCATTTCCTCCAAAGCCAGTGCCATAGGAACTACGCCACCATCGATATATTGAGAATATATGAGAATAATACCCTCGGTATTTTTCAAAATCTTGCACACATTTGACATCTTTGCACTGTATTTATGTAGCTCGGCCTCCGAAAAAATCTTGCCATATTTCTCGGTTTTGTACTCAAATTTCGTACGTACCTTTATATTTTGCTGTTCTTCTTCGTCTGACTCCAAGCGCTCTTCTTTGTATTTCATTATATTCATTAACCCGCTTTTCCCAACCATTTTTTGCACGGTCCCCATCAAATTTTCCAACTCACCACCTTTTAAATCATCAAATTCATCATTCGGATAAACCATGTTTAACATTTCCAAAGGTCTTTGTAAAAGTGTGTAACCAAATGAATCCATGTTTTCGAATAATCGAACTTCTTTGTTCATTGCATCATACAATTCTTTCATCAGTTTGTCCATGTTGCGCATCAGTAAAAAATACACGTCTTTTTGATATGCACCTATATCATTGTAGAATACCGGTACATACTCGACTCTTTCTTTGATTTTTTTCGTATTTAATTGATATTTCGGTTCGACAAATGTATAATCTAAGTAATCACTATGCTTTGCATATATGCGCACGGGAAATGTGTATGGATTTTCTCCACGAACATAAGATACGTACCCAGTCAGTTTTCGCGTCAATAATTCTTCGCCTCCTTCCTTGAATTTTCCGGAACCCGAAAAAACATCGCTTATTTTAAGTGGTTCTTTGTCATCGTTGAGACTCATGATATTTGACAACCAAATAATCTCTTCATGTGAATTGTACATAGGCGTCGCGGACAGAAGTAATAATTTCACATTTTCACTATATTTAATCATCTCCATCAACACTTCAGCGGATTTCAAATTCGATTCGCTATTATCCTTTGTCATTCGAAGATTATGAACTTCATCGATGATGATAAGCCGATTGTTAAACAGCGCCTTTATTTTCTTGATACGCATTTTTGCTCGCTGTTTTTTCGTTAAACCCGCTATTTCAATGTTGATATTATTGCTGATATAATTGGAAAATTGAGTATATCCCATAAAAGAATATGAAAAACTTATTAATTTCTGAATTTCTTTGACAATATACGATTTTCTTATTCCTTCGCTAGTGGTCGGATTCACTTCTTGAAGCAGATTTTTACCAGTACATGTATTCATTGTCCATAGACCGTCCTTTTCTTCCAATTTGGCTTCATTAAATAGTTGAGATTTGAAATTATCCTGCACGTTAGGCGATGCGACAATTATAATCGACTTCTTTTTACCGAGTTGTTTCATATATTTGCGGTATTCTTCTGATATACCAATAGCACTACATGTTTTACCACTTCCTAAACCATGATATAGTAGTAAGCTGTTATATGGTGTGTCATAGGACATAAAATTTTTAACAAAGTTCTGATGTGGCATCAGTTCAAACTCTTCATTGCATCGCGCATCAGACTCCTCTTGTATGTTACCAAGATACCCAGAATATTGATTGTCATACATCTCACGATGCTGTGCCAGTTTCAAATTGAATTCTTCGTCTTCGAGACGTGGATATAAATAGTCCAAATACTTCGACACTTTATCCTTTTTCTCGTGATGTACCTTGTGCGTTATATTTTTCGACGATTTTTCCGCCACCTTTTCGGTTTTTCTATGAGAGGCATGTATCCTGGTATATTCTTTGTCATCTACAACACGAAATTCCCATTTTGAATTCAGATAAAACTCCGTGAAAAAGTCATTCCATTGAGGTTCAGACGACACAACATCATAAACACTCTTGCGAACAAGTTTTGTACCTTTATTCTCTGGATCTGTCATAAATTTATTTAATTTCGGAGGCTCATATGTCTTCGTTTTACTATTTAACACCCAATATTTCGGTTTTTCGGTTTTGCTCATGTATATTATAATATTATATATAATTACAATACACATATTGTTAATTCATTTAACATATTATTCACTTTTTCCAAAATCGTTTTTTTCTCTAAATTATAACTCCGTATGTTTTGTAAGCACTCTTCGTACGACATCCATTTCATTGCACTCACTTCCGACCTCTGGTACGATTGAGTACTATATGAATTTTTAATATCCATATTCATGATAAAATACTTATGTTTATACGACTTATAATTCGAACCGGTGAATATTTCCTCATATGGAATAATGTTCTCAATATTATTCAAGTGTTCCCTTTTATACCCAGTTTCCTCGCAAAATTCGCGTATGGCGCATTCATAATCGTTTTCAGAAACATTTCTCCGACCTTTGGGGAATCCCCATTCGGGTTCATCCCATGAATCACTTTCGCAACTGCGAATTAGCGACTTCAAATCATAGTATTCACCTTTATTATAAACCCCATTACATAGAGCGTCAAATTTACTCTTTGACGATATTTCTTCATTTTTATATTGCTTGCTAGACTCTTCGTCACACCATATTTTATTCCAAATATTTTCAAAGCTTTCGTTCAATAATAATGTTTTCTCAAAATTCGTCATCTGTTTTATCATATTCAATATATAATCCTGATCATTAAGAGAATACTTTCCTCTGATAAAGTCGATGAAACCCAATGACTCCTTACGACATATCATGAGGTATTCAACACCCTCGGGTCGCATTCTAAAAGCAATGATACCAATACTGATAATCGGCAATTTACATTGCCCAAAGAGATGACCTATGCGACTACAATTATTACAATATATTTCCATGTTCGGTTTTCTTGTGTTAATTTAATCATATCATTCTATATAGTTTATATGACAGAATTAAATCCGCAAGTCTGGGGACCACACTACTGGTTCGTTTTATATACAATCGCATATTCATACCCAGATTACCCCAATGAATTCACAAAGAAAAAATATTACGATTTCTTACACAATCTTCCTCTTTTCATTCCAAATGTCGAAATCGGTAATAAGTTTAGCACAATATTGGATAAATATCCATGCAGTCCATATTTATCATCACGCGACTCTTTCAAGAAGTGGGTACATTTTGTACATAATAAAATTAATGTACAATTAGGAAAGCAAGAAATGTCATTTTTACATGCCGAAGACCTTTATTTGCACCAGTTTAAACCACCGACCGTAATATTAAGCGAAAAACTCAAAATAAAAACACATCATATATATCTTTTTTTAACTGTTCTTTGTATTATTTTTATTTACATATTTTATAAGGAAACATGAGGTTTGAAATTATTATCATTATAATATGTGCGTTGGTAATGGGTAATATATACACTGATGGTAAATACTTGCGTTTGGCCCTTACCTGGAAAAAGTATTATCAAATGATTGGCGTAGGTTTCTTTGGGATAGTTTTGATATACATGTTGCGAAAGAATCCAGATAGAGCCAAAGATATTATTGTGTCTTCGAATGAATACTTGAAAAATGTACCAATTGACAAAGATTCATACAATTTCATCCACCCAATAATGGATTTTACAGCCAGACAGCAATATGCAAATCATGGACAGTCTATTACAAGTCAGGACCCTCAAATGTACAAACATCAACAAAAAATCATGAATTCTGGTACGAAAACGACAAAACGGTCTGTCAGTGAAACCAAGAAGAAATTCGTCGCAGCCAAACAGAATTGGTGCTGCGGTGACTGTAAAAAACAATTACCTGCATGGTTCGAAGTCGATCATACCATTCGATTAGAACATGGTGGGAGTAATCATGTGGATAATTTAGTAGCATTATGTAGAGACTGTCACGGTAAAAAAACCGCCATAGAAAACTTATAATGTTTATATATAATAAATGTCAACGAAAACAATACTTAGGTCGGCAATAGATAAGTTAAGAGAAAACACTCCCGAGAAACGTCAGGCTTTGTTACCAAATATCATATTTTTGTTTTTAATAATAGGTATAACAGTTCTTTTATCTAGTTTAGTGTCGGACAAACAAATAAGATATGACAGTTTCGCATATGTTACAATTTTTATAATACCAATTATCATAATCATTTTCTTTGCGGCTTCTTCAGGAGTAGAAACTAGTGGTATTAAATTATTTGGTTACGGTTTTGCGATTTTGATTACAATCATATTCATGGTACATTATTATGGTACAGTAAAGAATTTATCACCGACATATGTATTTTATCTTTCTTTATTGACACAGATCCTCGTATTTGCAATCGTCATCGTAGGAATGTCCATATTCTACAATGTATTTAGCAACAAACTCATGAAAATGCCGGGTGCTATCGGTACAGCCGTGAATATCCTGTTTTTTCTTCCTTGTTTACTCAATGATTTCATATTATATGTCAAAGGACAATTTACAAACACTCCGTCCGTAACTTATGTATTACTGGTAATTGAAGCTTTATTAATAACATTATATGTGTATATTCCATCCCTATTGAAGCGCGATTTGACAGACGATAATCAGTTACTGTCTGACCCCATTTTTTTGAAAGACGAGCAAATCATTGCATATGGTGAAGACTTACCTAAAAACATTTTCGACTATACATATGAAGTTGCTTCGCCCAATTTGAACTATTCTATATCTATGTGGGTGTATTTGAACGTACAGCAATTGTCTGAAATACCCAAACGAATTTTCAGTTACAGTGACGACAAGCTTCAAGTAGAATATATTTCCATCTTTGATAATTCCGATAGTTTGTCAATTGAAAGTTTAGATAAAAATGATAAACTCAAAATCACATTCTTGAAGGACAATAGTGGAAACGAAATTGTTACATATGTAAATGCACCCAAACAAAAATGGAATTACATTGCCGTGAATTATGAAGACAATTATGCCACATTGTTTATGAATGGTGAAATATTGGTGACGAAAAATTATGCGGCAGTATTTCCAACATACAACGATAATGACCAAATCACTGTTGGAGATAACGATTTAGACGGAGCAATATGTAACGTGTCATATTATGACAAAGTATTGACAAAAAGTGAAATTATCACTTATTATAATCTATTAATAAATCAAAATCCGCCATTAAATAATATACTATAATTTTATATAATGAACATTAAAGTTATAGTCATAGGTGTAATCTTGTTAGTGGTCCTGCTATATTATATGTTTAGTTCGTATTTTTCCACCACAACCAGTTTAGATAGCGAATATAGTTTGAATAATGCTGACGGTACTATCCCAAATATTCCCTCTAGTGACCTATCTGTTCCAGATGCTGCCAACTTCACATACAGCATTTGGCTTTATGTCAATAGCTGGAGTTCTACCAGTGAGAAAGAAGTTTTCCACAGAGATTATGAAACGAGATTATTTTTAGATAAAAACACTTCGACATTAAAGCTATCTCTAGGCAATCCGGGCACCTCTACCAGTGGTGAGAATCAGGAACTATATAAAGACACAAATATCGAAATTACCAATAACTTTCCGCTACAAAAATGGGTGTGTGTTCTGATAAGTGTTGATAATAATATAGTCGATGTGTATTTAGACGGCAAAATGGTGAAATCTTTGTACATCGGTAATGGTTCTACACCTCCCTTCCAAGGACAACAAAGTGATAGTGATATTGTGTTTGGCTCAGGATGGGACGCGTATATCTCCAAATTTGAACGCAATGCCCAATCTACTGATCCTGCAACCGCATGGAAAAAATATTTAGAAGGAAATGGAAGTAGTAGATTAAAAGACGCTTTAGGTAACGTAAGCATCAATGTATCTGTAACAAAGGATAATGTGGAGACCGCAACATATTCAATATTTTAATATATAAAATCGGATAAAAATCGCATAATTATCATATTATGTGATTTCGGACTAATTAATATCAAGTAATAATATAAATGGATTATTTAAATCAACCTTTAGCAACTTCGATAAATCAAAATCAAAATAATACTCAACCGGCTGCTCAACCGGCTGTTCAACCTACACAAGAAGGTGCAACGGCTGAATCTACAATGAATACTGCATCAAACTACGCTAATAGCGCATATACATCAACCGCTAATGCCTTCGAGAGTGCTAGAACATCTTTTAATTCTACTGTAAATGATATGTCTTCTAAGAATTTGGCAGAGAGTGGCAATGAATTCATTAATTCCAATACAATTGTTACAAAAATAGTATTTCTCATTCTGGTTTTGATTGTGTTTTTGATTTTAATGAATTTGGGTATATTTTTGATAATGTATTTCATGACACCCAATAAGAATCCATATTTGATAAAAGGTATGATTAGTGGTAACCAGTCGAAAACTATTTTACAAGACCCTAAAAACTCGAATGCTATTACATTATATCGGTCAAATAATCGTTCCGATGGTATCGAATTCACATGGAGCACATGGTTGCTTCGAAGTAACAACGAAGGAATTTACACATATTCTCATATTTTCAATAAAGGTTCTAGTGATTATGATACTAGTGGTAATGGCGCAAGTGGTATTGCGAATTTAGGTAATGCACCGGGCGTATATTTCTATAATTCCAATGAGGGCAATATGAGCGATTACAATAATATCAAAATCATTATGGATACAGTCACTTCTAACACCAACGGAGTCGTTCAAGAAGAAGTCACTGTGACTAATTTACCATTAGGGAGATGGTTTCATTTAGCAATCAGAATGGAAAATAAAATCATGGATGTATACGTCAATGGTACTGCAACAAAACGTGTATCCTTCGCAAATGTTCCTTTCCAAAACTACCGCAATGTCATGGTATGTCAAAATGGCGGTTTCACTGGAAACATGTCCGATTTACGATATTTCGACAGCGCACTCTCTGTATTCCAAATCGGAAATATAGTTAAGAAGGGTCCTAATACTGAATCCGCAAACGCCGATGAAAATACCAAATACAATTATTTATCAAGCTCTTGGTACACTAGTTATTAAGGACACAAAGAATAAATTATAATAATGAAATATATATTATTATAATGACAGATACAAACGCAAATAATAATTGTATAGGAATACAGGCGATGCGTCAAGCGATTTTAGAAGCAGTACCACCGCTTCCTAGACTTGAAGATATTTCACCATATACAAATTCCAAGGCAAGTGAGCCCAGTGGATTATCCCCCGGGGAAGTTCTTTACACTCAAAGACAGTTAGATATGCGCCGAAAGTATGAAATACTACAGTACAGAAACAATGGTAATGTTAATGGAAGTATAACTAAAAAACAACAGTTCTCGAAATTAATCACAAACAAGACAAGATTCACAAAAACAGTGAAAACAGAAGATTCTTTTGTCATATATTCAACCAACTCGTGCCCCGATGACGAAACGGTTGTTGTTCCTACTACATCGTCGGATGTACCAGGTCCGTCAGTAATGCTTTATTACGAGCCTAATGTACCGTTATATAATTATGGTAGTAACAATCTGAATTATGCGATTATATCTGACGACGTAGAAAATAATAGAACGGCAAAGATTGATACATATTCCAACATATCATTGACGCAGCAATTTACAAACGTACTAAAATTGACATTTTTGTCGGATATTGCGCCTTCGAATAATATAAGAATAAATATTCCAACTAAACTTGTTGCATATGGTACTAAAATCGATTCGGCGTCTGATGCTCAAGTAATTATTGGCGATATTGACAGTATATTAAAACGCAATACACGTACTTTTGACGAACAAACCATATTAAGTAAAAATATATTTACTTTGACTAATCTGTTGGAAAATGTCGCAGAGGTCGAAGAACATTTCATGATATACATAGAAAGCACTGATTTGAAATTAAGCAGAGGTAATATTATAACATTGGATATACAATCTCATGTTAGTACGAAAAATTTGAGTGATAGTAATGTTTCTTTGGTTGTTAATTCCGATGAATCACAAAGAATCAGTTTTGAATTTACTAATTAGTTTATACATTTATTAATACTGTCATACACTTGACCTGACATGCATTTGTCATATTCTGTCATTTCTACACATTTACGTTTGTTGTCGAATTCTCCGACCAAACACCAATTTTGTTTTCCAGATGTAATCGGCTTTTGAATAGGATTTTCAGGAATGTCCTTTATAGGCACTTCAGGTGTAGCTTCGATTTTCAACGCTTTACTCAATTCGGTCGTTGATGACGGCGCTCCCTGCTTACTTGCCTTTATCAAAAGATTTCCGATGTCTTGAATACTTCCTTCGGCAATATCAATCGCGAATTTAGATGTATCCGCTACTACGTCGGCGGATTTATTCAATAAATTTCCAGTTACGTAACCAACTGAACCAAGTAGGTTTCCAAGTAGATGACTCTCCTTAATCTTATTCACAATCGATTTTATTAAGTTACTTATTATATCTAGAAGGTTTATTCCTAAAAATGATAGTATCAGTAAAAAACTAAGTACCATTATGATATAATTCTGAGGAGTGAAATGCGAAACCGTCTCTTTGGTGGGCAAAGATGATAATACGGAATGATAAGATTCGGTATTCATAGGTTTTATATTCTGTTCATTTGGATTATTCATAGGTATGGAACTCATGTTATATAATTATAAAAGATTTCTTTTCGTTTGTTATAATGTATTTTTATATGTGTTTTATATAAAATTATGGCTAACTTTTCATTATTTGAAACGTTCTTTTTTTTAACTTTAGCAATTACTTTCATACTAATTCTTTTACTTGTTTATCATTTCAAAGATAGACTGTCCAAACTCGAACAAAAGAGCGACCGTATGTTTGAAATTATTCAAGACTTGAGCGAAGAGCTTTCGAGTCATCAAAACGATAACAAATTAATTTTAGGTCCATCGTTGGAACAATATAACCTAAATTCATCCGCTATGGCCGTTTTAGAAGAACCTGAATTTGATGTAAGAAAAATAGAAAATATCGACTTGAATATCAATAATGAAGAAGAATCGTCTGACGAAGAAGAGGATGAAATCACCGTATTGGAATCGGAGAGTGAAAGCGAATGTGAAAGCGAATGCGAAAGCGAATGCGAAAGTGAATGCGAAAGTGAAGACGACAAAACAACTATCGAAAAAATCGATATTCCCAATATGGAGGATGTGGCAATTGACTATAAGAAGTTACCTGTTGCCGAACTTCGAGATATGGTGAACAAAAGAGGCCTTAGTGATAATGCGAATAAATTGAAAAAGGGTGAATTAGTTGAGCTTTTGCAGCAATAAATATATATGATTTATATATAATGTTTGAACCCACTTATACCTTTATCAAAGTAAGCGAAGAACAAAAAAAAAGGTTTGTACCACCTAATGAAAAACTAAATAGCAATTTGCTCATACAAAATAATATTGTCACGAATTTTACCTATCGCGACTATTTAATCGCCAATGGGAAAAAAATCATGCAGAAAAATTCGGAATTATACAAAGACGCTTAATCAATATAAATAACTGAAATATCTATATTGATATGAAAATCGCCAGTTTCGACATAGGTATCAAAAATATGGCGTACTGTGTTTTTGATACATGTTCCAACACTTTACCAAATATTGTGGATTGGGACGTGGTAAATCTTACGAACGACGAAGTGCATCAATGTTCGTGTTCATTGAAGAATGGACAACCATGTAAAAGTAAAGCAAAATATTCGAATCAGCAAAGATTTTTATGTGAAAAACATGCAAAATCCGGGGAATTTATAAAATCTTTGTCAAATGTCAAAAAAATGAAAAAAAACGATTTGATTTCTTTCTTACATTCACATATGATTCCGAATACCGATGGTTTATCCAAGGAACAGTTATTGACGAAATCTTTGGAAATCAGTGAAAAAAAACTATTGAAACCTATATCAAAATCCAATGCAAACTTTGTCGATTTAGTTAAAATAGGCCAATGCATCAAAGAAAAATTCGATAAACTCTCATGCATGAAAGACCTCGATTGTGTATATATAGAGAATCAGATATCACCGATTGCTTCACGTATGAAAACAATACAAGGTATGTTGAGCCAATATTTTATCATGAAGTATGACAAAATCAAGATTGAGTTTTGTTCATCTTCTAATAAGCTGAAACATATGGAGAAAATCTTTGAGAAATATGGCATTTGTGGCGGCGAAAATGAGTCGTCGGGAAATACTTCCTCGAAATATCGACAACATAAAAAAGATGCAGTTCATTATTGTAATCAAATTTGCGAAAAACAATACTCAAAATGGTGCCATGTCTTGAAAACTGTGAAGAAAGATGATTTAGCCGACTGCTTTTTACAAGGATTATATTATATTTTATGAATTCTTTGTCTTTTACACACAAATAATATTTATTCGTATAAACTTAAACAATAAAATTGTGTAGTATATTATGGAGGAAATTACACTATCTGACTTGCAACCTATCAGCATCGATTTAGGAGGTAGCGGAAGTGGTAGTTCAACTAGTTTCGGAGGAGGAATCGAGCTCTTGATGAACGATAAAAATAAAAGTACAAATAGTTCAAACGCGAATTTAGCAGATTTAGATGCGCTCGAAACTGAATTAAATGACTTATCGTCTATCAAACTTGACGACAGCAATTTTGCCCCTAAACCATCGGTTGCCTTTTCAGAACCGATTAGTTCTGAACCCACGATAAAGCTGAAACTAGACGACCCGTTGTATGGCGATAAAATGAACGATTCGAAAATTGGGGCTTCAACCGTGGAAAGTATTGGAAACCAATCTACATGGGATGGTTTCGCAAAAATGAATGAAGTTCCTATACAAAATGAAAGACAGTTACCCATGAATGAACGTGAAAAGCGCCGCAAAAAACGTCAGATGTTAAAGAATTTACAACAATGGGCGGAAAAGGGAATTATCAAGGATATTACTCATTTGACGATTGATTCTCCATTTGATGAGATTGAAGATGAATATGAAAGTGCAGTTGATGACAAACGTAAGCGGGACTCCGTGAAAATTCAGCAAAATTGGATGATTACAATGGTAAATACAATTGAATACGGAAACTCCATGTTCGACCCTTTCGGCGTTTCATTGGATGGTTGGGGCGAATCTGTCAATGAGGACATCGACAGCTACAATGAAATTTTCGAGGAACTACATGACAAATACAAGGGAGGAAAAATGAGTCCTGAACTCAGCCTTTTACTTCGCCTTGGATTCAGCGCAAGCGTGGTACATTTTAGTAATAAAGCGCTCTCATCTGCGGCACCTGGTTTCAATGACGTTATTAAGCAATCACCTGAACTAATGCGTATGTTTACCAATGCCACAGTAGATACTATGAAACAACAGGCACCTGGTATGGCATTTGCTGAGGAACTATTGAACACTAAACCAAATATGTCGAATGGACCACCACCTGTAGCTGTCAAAACGCGGGACGCAGAGCCACCACAAAGACCCGGTTCGATGAACTTTACACAGAGTGGTAGCAGACCGGATATCAATGCTAGTCGCGGTATGATGTTTGCTGAAAAGAGTGTAGATATGAATATGGCGGGGGTACCAGTAAATGAATCCGTTCAGCCTCCTACGAGACCCGAAATGAAAGGACCTCGTAACACTGATATAGACAATATTTTGTCGGGATTAAAAAAAACAGAAACAGTTGAAAACGTAACAATGAAGAAAGATGAGGACTCTATTGTCAGTGTATCTAGCTTAAACGAGATGGACAAGAATATTTTGCCAAAGAAATCAAAGCGACGTAACATTTCCGATAAAAAGGTTGTGAGTTTAGACATATAATGAAAAATATAATAGATATATAATTATATTTTACTACGAATGATTTTGCCTCCCGCAATTCAAAACCCTTTGACAGAAATAATACCGTTATTAACTACCGCAGTGGTTGCTCCTCATGGCATGACTGACCTTATTCACGCGGAAAATAATGACAAAGTATTACCGCTTTTTCGCATCAACTTGCTTTGTGCTGCAGGTGCCATGATAATACATATGATGAACATGGATATAATGACAAACGTGGCATTTATGAGCAGCAGTGCTATTCATTTTCGTCATGATTTCCCCGTGAAGAACGAGTTCTTAAAACTATGTGCCAGTAGTGTGTTGGTTTTAAACGCCCAACAAATAGGCGCAGAATTGTTTATGTGTTACATGTGCTTTATTCATGTGCCGAATCATTATAAAACATATGAACCGATGATAAAGGCAAATTATGTGAAATCGTGTCTATATATTGGTTTGTGTGCGATTGTGGCGACATTTTATTTTTATTCTGACCCGAATATTATGCAAAATGAAAACCTGGTCGTACTATCCCAGGCGCTAATTATTAGTCATATTATTTATGAAGAACTCTATACCAAAAATAATACTGCTATTTCAACACGAGCGATTGATTGAATTATTTATTTTCGCGACGTTTTATTTCATTGTCGAAATCCTTCTTTGTCAAAACGTATGCCCAATGTTGAAGTACTTGGCGAATCTTGGGACTAATCGTTTCGTCATCATACTTTCCTTTTTTTTGTAATATTTTCGTTACTAAAAAACGCATGAACCGCCCTCGAGGACCTGCTAAACCCTGCCACCTTTTGATTTGACGCTCGTCATCGTCCCCTCGCTTCCCTTGATAGAAATCGCAATACCAATGGACCCATCCGTATGGGTTACGCGGATGCATCCATTTTTTAGCTTCCCAATAATCTAGATCCAAACCAACTTTCACTCCGTATTTATTTTTTGTCACGTCATAATCAGGCGATGATAAGTAGTCTTCGGATATTCCGCGCCACCATGATTTGGGATACTTATGATGCACGTTTTTATAATCACGTTTATTGGTTTTGCTATATATCGGACGCCAATATGTCCCTCCAAACGAACCTAATTGGAACATTTCACGGGGTGTTAAATTCGGCGTAAACTCCGGATGATCTTTGAAATGAATTTGACTCTTATACTTGACTGTCTTATTTTTTGGTTTATAATTCTTACGTGTTGACATATATATTTTACATATAAAAAGAAATATTATAAAGAATGTAAAAATTAGTAATGATGATAAAAATAATATTTGCACATAAATTATATGATTTCGCGTATTTATTCTATAGTCGATATACCGAAAATGGACAAATTATTGCCTTTAGATATACATTATATAATCAGCGAATATTTGGGATTCTCGACACATATGCGCATATATATCCGATTAGTGTATAATTACGAAATCACACATGCAGTGAAAGAACACATATATAATGAATGTTATCCGTTCTTTAGAATGTATGAAAACAATGACACAGACGCATTATTTGAACATATGGTGATAAATAATTTACATAATATTGCGGAATGTTATAAAATATTACCGCTATTTTATGAAATGAACAACGGAAGTAACTTTATCACATACCAAGAACATATTCGATTACATAATTTGTTAACAATCGGATTTCCTGTGAGTGACGATGACACAGATAGTGATAGCGATGATGCAGATAAAGACGTCGATGTTATGTTCATGTATAAACTATGTAAGAGACCGATTTTATACGAAATCACCAGACAACAATGTGTATGCGCCTTTTTAGCTCGGGGTTACAATTTCGAAATTACATATATCGGAAATAAAATGAAGTTGAAGGTGTTCTGTATGAATAGAACACCGTCAGAAGAAGAACTTATTGATTTTATGGCAACAATTCGACGCAATCCAATGAAACTCGCATTTTGACTAAGTCGGTTATTATTGTGCAGCTTGCGCCGCTGCACATATGTCTTCAAGTGGGACGTCTGGATTACGTTTTATCACCAAATGTTTAGGGTCTTCATCACGCATTGCTGGCCAATATCCACCCATTGCATGTTCGTTGATACCAGTTAATCCTTGGGTCAACATAAGCATAAAGCGACACGCAGATGGACGGTCATTCGCCAAAAATACGCGCAATAAATGTGAATTCGTTTGTATCCATTCTAATATATCTCCGTTTGAGTGATTGTAGCTTATATTATCTACATTATCATAACCACTTTGCTCCATTACTGTAACGACTTCCTGGAAAAAATCACCACATCCTTTGCAAAACAGCTCACCATTGACTCTTTGAAATATACTCGCATCTCCTTTAATTCGTTCGTTAGGACCAGTTAAACCATATAAACCATTTAGACCTCGCGTAATCAAATTTTCAAAAATATTTCCAGTCATCAATCTAACTCGCACATCTTCATCTTGTTCGCCAATGTAATCCAATACTGAAAGTAATGTTTGAGTCAAAGAAAATGGTGCTTCTAGTTCTTTTCCTGTTGCTAGGTTTATATTCTTGCCGTTTCTTATTTCGAATGTCTCCTCGGCAGCCGCACTAAGGTTAATATAATGGGGTGTTTTTTTTTCTCCCCAAGTGGCTATTTTTGACCCGGGTGTGGGATCCCCACGACTTTGTTTGCCGAAAGTCATTCTATACATTAATCTAACAACGTCAGGATTGATGGTTCCGTCAGGCCTAACCACGTCAGGATCGATGGTTCCGTCAGGACTAACAATGTCAGGATTGATGGTTCCGTCAGGATTGACTGATTGAATAATTCTGCCTTCATGTTGCGGGTGTATATCCCCGGAATGTAAACGAAAATGGATGTTACCACGCTCTGAACCTTCGATGGGTTCAGGCTTTTGAACGGTAACATTACAATTTGATAAAGCACCATCTAATATAGCGGGATATGGGCAAAATTCTTTGCCTTTTATAGTGTTTGATGTTGGTGCGGCATTATTATCTACAATCTTTTTATCGTTTTGACCTGGACAAAGAAAACCTTGCTCGGTGACATCATGGCCTTTCTTTCCAAAAATTCTAGTATAATAAGTTAATAAGTTTTCCTCGATTTGTTTGTTTGTAAAAGCAATCTCACTATTTCTGTTCCAAAAATTTTTTATATAGTCGTTACCTTGAATATATGGGAGATTTGCGGCAATTTCAAGCCTCCGAAAGTATTCACCTGGTGATTCTTCGAAAGATGTTACTGATCCATCTGGTCTTACACCTGGTATTACTAGTTCTGTTATTTTGTATATTGCATTAATACCCTCCAAGTCATCGTAAAGTTTTACAATCTGTTTTACAGAGCAAGTTAAAATCAAACCAACAACAGCAATGTATGATAACAACTGGTCTTTTAAAATTTTTTCTTCAATGGTTAGCTTCTTTTTCTCTTTTCCTTCTGCTTGTTTATCTGCTCTTTCTTTTTCTCTTTTTTCTTTTTCTGCTTTTTCTGCTTCTGCTTTTGCTAGTTCTTTTTGAATTCCATTAATTGATAATTTTGTAACATCTATTTCTGCTTGTAATGTCTTTTTCGCTGGTCCAATTTGACGTGGGGTAATTTTATAGTCGTTTCTTAATTTTTTTACTGCTTCTTCGGATTTTTCATGTTCAATATGCGTTAGTTCCTGCAATTTATTTTCAAGCTTAGACAAATTTGCTTGCTCTTCAACCAAACGACGTTGTAATTGTTCGGGGTTTAAACCGCCTGTTTTTTTACTACGAATGTTCTTTTTACTACGAATGAACTTTTTACTACGAATGTTCTTTTTACTACGAATGTTCTTTTTACTACGAATTAACTTTTTACTACGAATTAACTTTTTACTACGAATGTTCTTTTTACTACGAATGTTCTTTTTACTACGAATGTTCTTTTTACTACGAATGTTCTTTTTACCACCGGAACTATTAGACATGGAAGTTCTGAACGCTTCATATGCTTTGCAATATATTTCTTTGTACCTATCGTCTAATAAAATATCTGTAATCTGAAAAAGATAATCTCTATCATTCATTTCTTGAGAAAAATCATCACCAAATAATCCATTAGCAATAATGAATATATGGGCAGATAGTTGATTTATACTTTTATTCTCAACATTATCCTCAACATTATCCTCAACATTTTGTTTAAATGCACCATCGAACTGAACACCATCATCACCAAGTATGTATCCTTGGAAACTCTCGGGTGTAAATCGGTCTCCTTCCCAACCAAAATCATCCCTTCTTAACGAAATTATGGCACTAAATACTGAAAATATAATCTCATTACTTATAGATTCGTGAATTTGGTTAAAATAAAAATATTTCAATTTATCTTCATGTACCTCTTCTTGAATGAGACTGACTCCAACTGGTTCAGTCGCTTTTTGTGGAAAATTTGCTTTGGGCTGGGCCGCTCTATCGCCAGTCTGGAACAGTCCATCGCCAGTCTGGAACAGTCCATAGTTGGGCTGGGCCGCTCTATCGCCAGTCTGGACCGCTTCATCGCCAGTCTGGAACGGTCCATAGTTGGGCAGGACCTCTTCATCGCCAGTCTGGAACGGTCCATAGTTGGGCAGGACCTCTTCTCTTTTGGTGGTCGTGAACGGTATATTGCCGGTCGGGAACGGTCCATCGCCAGTCTGGAGCTCTTCATCGCCAGTCTGGAACAGTCCATAGCCAGTCTGGAACGGTATATTGCCAGTCGTGAACGGTCCATAGTCGGGCAGGACCTCTCTGCTTTTGGCGGACAGGGACTGTCTATAGTCGGTCTGGACCGGTCTATCGTCACCCATAACACTATAGTGAGAGGGAGAGGCCCCGGGAGAGGCCCCGGGAGAGGTCCAGGGAGAGGGATAGGACTCGCAATCGGTTACATCCTGTGATCCCTGTGATCCCGGTGATCCCGGTGATCCCGGTGATCCCGGTGATCCCGGTGATACTTCTTCATGAGTCGATGTTCGTGGTTGTTTAATCCGAGGTTGTTCTGGAACTCCAGTTTTCATATTACTACTTTTTTTTGGGGGTAGTTTATGTTTTCCACTGCCACCGAATGTCATGCTACTAGATAGTAATCCAGGTGCATTTCGAAATGCGTGAATTACACGAGGGGTATTATCAAAATCATGAAGAGGGTCACTACCGGCTAAACTTGATAGAATTGTTGTCATAACATCTCCATAAAATGTTGCTTCTTTAGGCATATAGTATATTAGTACAAAAAAAATATATTATTTACGAACGGAATTGTCTGTTTTTGTCTTTTTACTCCAGGTCGCTCCCTAAACCCTCCTTACTGATAAAAAACATTTGAATTGTTTATTATTGTATTGTCATGCTAAAAAAATAATATCTTCAAAGAATATGCTTTGAATTTCATAATCAGGAAAATGACCCTTGAAAATAACCCTTGAAAAAAAACCCTGAAAATAATTTTTGAAAAATTTATTTTTGGACATTTTTAAAATGTCCAATTTTGAAAAATACCCCCTCTGGGTCATGCAAAAAAACACATTTACTCGATAATGCTTTAAATACAGAAAAAGTAATTATCGATTTGTTACGATAATTTTTTTATTTTTTTTGAGAACGAGAAAAATGTGCCTAGACAATATAGAACATTTTAGAATGAAAAAATCCCAAAAATCCCCTCAGAAATTTTCATGCGACGTTTGTGACTATAATACGTGTAGTTCCAAAGATTTTAATAAACACGTTTTGACACTGAAACACCAAAATAGAACATTTTTGAACAAAAAATCCCCCAAAATCCCTTTTTTTTCTTGTGACTGTGGCAGAAAATATGCGGCGCGAAATAGCTTGTGGTATCATAAGAAAAGGTGTGAATTTATTGATAATAATAAAATGGATGCAGGACTTGTCCGAGAGCTTATCGAGCAAAATAAGGAGCTACAAACACAGTTGGTCACGATGGTTGGTAACAAACCCGACATAATTACCAATAATACGCAAAATAATCACTTTAACATTAATTTTTTTCTCAATGAGCATTGTAAAAATGCGATAAATTTCGCGGATTTTATTGATAGGATCGAGGTCAGCCATGATGATTTAGAGAAAAACGCTCAACTGGGATTCGTACAGGGCATATCTCAGATTTTAATAAATAATCTGAAACAGCTTACTGTACAAGAGCGCCCGATCCACTGTACGGATGTAAAACGCGAAACGATGTATATTAGAGAAAACAACCAATGGCACAAAGATGAAGATAAGGAAATCATTAATAGTGCTATACAGGAAGTGTCGCGGAAAAGTTTGAAATCGTTGATAGATTGGAAACGGACAAATCCGGATTATAAAGATATGGACTCAGAATTTTCTAACAAATGTATTGCTATGCATCAACAGTCAATCGCGGGTGATAAAACTGGCGTTTTTTATCCGAAGGTGGTACATAATTTAGCAAGAGAAAGCGCGATTAATAAAAAATGCCTCGAAATGTAATTTCTCTCCTTATAATATAAATGAGTAGCAAAGCGAAAGGTCAAACGAGTGATAAAACGAGTGATGAAACGAGTGATGAAACGAGAGGTCAAACGACTGGTGAAACGACTGGTGAAACGAGAGGTCAAACGAGTAGTAGAAGTCCTATTAGTATAGCACAACTAGAAAAAGAACAAGAAGCTGAGCTACATATTATGCAACATGAAGCACTTGAACTCGATAGAAAAAAACAAAAACTCGATAGAAAAAAACAAAAACTCGATAGAAAAAAACAAAAACTCGATATGGAAAATCACCTCTATGAAGTGATTGATAAAGTATTTCGAAATAAACTCTTGTCGTTTAAGGGTAAGGATAAGGATAAGGAACGAAAAAATTTAATGCACTGCATAAAAAAATCGGGTAAATCAATCTTTTTCAAAAACGTAGATTGTGAAGATGACGGAAAGTGTAGAAGAAGCGTAGGTTTTGATAACTATTGTATTCCTGCAAATAAAAAATTTAATCAAGAATCAGAAGATTTTGTAGAAAACGCAAAAATGTCATATTTCGATTACCTTACAAATTATTTAATGGAAAAAAAAGTTCTAAGAGAGGAAGATTTTTCTAAATTTGAATATCAAACACATGATGAACTTCAAGAATCAATAAATAAACTGTTAAATAAAGAAGGTGACTTTGAGGAGGAGATAGAAATACAGAGGAAAAAAGAGACTGAAAAGGTTAAAGGCGGCAAAAAGAAAACGCGCAGAAAGACAATAACCAAACGCAAAAGACGCAAGACTCATCGGAAGTTAAAAAAACATTAAAATAAATTCATATAAACGAAACATGGACATATATATAACTACTATGCTGGAAGGTTATCAGGCGTTATTCATCACATTTCTATATAAAATACTCTATTTTTTCACACTTTTTAAAAATAACTTTCTCACATACAGCGAAAGATTTTATAACACTCCCATTGGTAGGAGCATTGCCGACAATATAAATAACATGAAATATACAGTGTGTCATGATTGGTTCCAATTATATATGGAGAATCCGAAGAACTATTGTGGAATCTTCAGCGTGACACCCATCTACAACGAATGGTTCGATGATAATACGTTTTTTATCCGCTTTGTAGATGAAATCGCAGAAAATATAGAAAATGTTGATTCGGTTATGAATTCTCTCAAATCCATGCACAAGGACAAAAACGATTTGATTATATTGAAAAGTGATAACTTTACCATTTATCGTTTGGCCAACTCTGATGTGAAAGTATCCGAACCCAAAAATGTGAAAAATCGCTTTTTAACGATTGAATATAGGCATAAAAATATGGAAAGCCCGATTGATATTACATTACAAAAGAGCGATTTACTTGAAGACAATGAAATACTGTCTTTTACGTTTCTCAATAAACACTTGTTGTACAATTACTCGAATTTTGTGATTGACAACGAATACGCATTGTACATCGTGGATACGGATCTGAATACGTTGGAGCTAAATTATGATAAATACATTAAATTGACACAATCCGGATATGAAATCGCTTCGTTATAAGTATATAAAGATTTTTTTGTATGAATATATTAAGGAGAATGGCGTCCACAGCACTCCATAGTTTGAATGATAAATGGAATTATTATTACCATTTACCAGGCGATACTAACTGGTCTTTGTCTAGTTACAAACTTATAATGGGAAACATCGACAGTGCGGAAGCAGTGAAAAAGCTGAATTCTCTCATGAAGAATGGTATAATAAAGAATACAATGTTATTTGTTATGCGTTCAGGTATTACGCCAATGTGGGAAGACCCCAAAAACCGCAAAGGAGGATGTTTTTCATTTAAAGTGCTCAACAGACAAGTCAGTGAAATATGGAAAAGTTTGCTATGCGCATTATGTGGCGAGACTCTATTTATTGATAAAAACAAGAGTCAATTCATAAATGGAATTACCATTTCTCCTAAAAAAAATTTCTGTATTGTCAAAGTCTGGTTGTCCAGTTGCGACATCCAAGACCCAAATACAATCATTGATATACCGAATTTATCCAAAGCTGGATGCATATTCAAAAAACACGAGCCCGAGTTTTAGGTCTATAAAATATACGTTGATACTTATATTTTATTTTTTTGCCTGATAATATATATGCACTTTTTCTTCAAAAACACGCCAATGCAAATAGCTTTTCAATATGAGCTCAGCTATATACTCATACCATTGTGTGTGTTCATTTACTACTATTTTACAATAAGCAGACCAATACTGATTTATCATATAGCGATTATAGGTTTCATCGGTACTATCGACACATTGTATAAGATGGGAAAATACAACGGTTATTTAAGCACCGCATTGAGCGTCATGATTCATGGAGCGCTATTAATCGTATTGTGCGATTTATATAAATACGACTTTAACGTATATTCGCTGCTATTACTGGCTGTTGCCAATATAATAATCATATACTTGCCTTATTGGCCATATAAATTCGATAAATGCACAATCCAGACGATGTATAATATATGCTATTTATCGTTATTTCTCATACGTAAATACGTTTGAAATCTTTGCGCAAAAGCTCGAGTAAATATAGATTTGTCAAAGAAATCCATAAAATAAAGGATGGTTTATACCAATCATACAATAAATTTTTATCAAATATTCTGCTATACATATAAGCGGATGATAATGATAGTACGGAGTATTTGTAAATAAAATTTATCAAGGGTTTCATGTCATATAAATTATAGATATTTTTATGACTTATTCAAAAAGAGCGATATACACCAGGAACAATCCGAAGAAATTCTTCGAGAAAATATCCAGTATATTGTACCCGATGTTTTTCATAGTATATGGTAATAAAGCAGCGACGCCGTAAAGACTCCATAACGACGCGAATATATAAAACAACACTCTTCCGCGAGACGAATATTTGGCATACTTGTCATAAATATAATAAAAATAAATAATGAAAGGTACAAACCCAAACGCCACTGATTCGACGGTTTTCAATATATTTATTTCACCTAAATATCCGAAGAAAAGCATCAAAAAGTTGAGCAATAACACGAAGTATAAATCGAAGCTGTGTTTTGTGAAACTGTTTCCCAAATAATCCCACGTCGTCCAATCGAACGCTTCTTCTTCGGGTTTAATGACTTTATTTCCATTTCGCAAATATTCTAGATACACGATAAATATGAACAACATACTTGGAGTTGTTAGAACCCAGTCGTAATAACGTTTAGGTGTAATGTTTTTTTCGGTGGATATTGAATAAGCCAACCAAACATAAAAAACAAGTTCGACAAACTGGACAAAGACTTCGATTCCTATGAGGCCTTTCAATAATTGTTTGTCACCCGAATAAGAAAATGTCAAAGCATATGAATCAATGAGACCAGTAACCACTTGCGCAATTAATGATATATTCACAGTTTTTTCGAGTAAATTCATGATATTATATATATTTACATTCGGAAAAAATACTGCAAATATATATATGTATTGTTGTAGTCATAATAAAACCGCCAAATTTTGTATCAGAAAACGCGACAAAAAACGCTTCAAATTACCGCGTAAATTTTCCAGAAAACAATGTAAAAAACCAAGAGGATTCACCATGCGTTCATCGTGTGCGCCGTACAAAGGATGTAAAAAATCAGTTCGAAAACTCATCGCTTAACGATTCACAACTCGATAAATCATCGAATTCCGCGGAATATATCACTTTGTTAGGCATTGTATGTGCTTCGCTTTCGTAAAAAAACTCCCATTCTAAATACGCGGTTTCCACAATGCAGTCGTATATTTTCCCTTCGAATTGACTGAATACGCCTTCGTTTATGGTCGAGTTTTGCGGGAAAATGTTCAGCGGTTCGTTTCCGTATCCACCCAAACGATTGGCTAAAATATGTCCCGCGTCACAACTCTGCTCACCGTCGTCCTCTAACATACGAGAGTACGACCGCGTGCATGAAGTAGTTTCTGAACCATGATTCAATGATTCTACGTTGATTATTCCCTGGGCTTTCACCACCACCGGAAAATCCGAGTGATTTTCATAAATATATGTCATATTTGCGTAACCATTTCCCATAATAATATTATTTTCTCCATATTGTGGGCAGGGCACCGTGGTACAAACACAATAGTCACCATTTTGTGAGTGAGCTACGCAAAATAGCCAAAATATCATGAACCAGGGGAATTTCATTATATATTTATACACTATAAAAATCATTTATGCGCTGGGTAAGCTCGCTAAACACAACTTAATTGAACCGAGACTAGCAACGTCGTATTTAACAATCAACGGCAAATCATTGCCAATATATATTTCTAAATTAGAACAAAGCGGCGTACATTTAATGAAATGACTGAGACTCTTTAGACTATATTCGCCTTGGACCACCACACTAGCATCCGGCTTGTTGATAAACTCCATGTATCCATCTGACTCGGTGCGAAAAATTCGCGACGACGCAAAATTCCCTTCGCACGCAAATATCAAGTCATTTCCAACCGACTTTATTTCAATGCGGTCGGAAATACCGTTCATATCTCGCACAATCTTCTGGAAATCCGTGGTCGGAATATTAATCACGGTGCTATATTCAACATCCGGTATTTGCAACTCCTCGGTATCCGGCTCGATAAGTCGCAACTTCTGATTATAGTACTGCTTGATATTTCCATTTTCATATTGAAGCCCCAAATGCGATACCACGCCATCATGATAATCACTTTTATCAATATAAATGGATAAAGTGTCGTCGTTGGACATCGTGGAAATCACTTTGAACAAATGCAATGTGTTCGCACAAACGACTATTTTATCAGGGTCACAACGAAATGACTCGAACTTATTTTCATGCAACATCACATTCACTAAAATGGTATGAGTTTTGTCAAAGTTTATAATTTTCATTCCTTGTTTCGTAAAAGTAATCGTCGCGTCCGTCAATACGTCTTTCAATGCAGTTATCATATTTCTAATTGGCGATACTTGCACGCTCTTTATTTCCAATACGCGTTCATTACTCATAATAATTATATTTGTCGTTTTCGTTTATATTCATTTTTATGTAAATATAAACGCACCTCTTTATTCACAATTGCGATTCAGTTTTTTACATTGTTTTTTGGCGGCTTTTAACGCGGGGCTATTGGACGCACAACCTGTTTTCAATAAATGGTAATCTATTACCGACGCATTTCCACCAGTAAGTGTGCTTGCTAATCGAGCTAATCCCCAAGAACGCGCAGTTTGATTAGGTCGCGACCCCGAGCTATAATAAGCACCTTCTCCCTTATTTACTATTTTTTCTAAAGTCGCTAAACTACATTGAGTTTTTGACGCCAATGCTTTCGTTGGATTCGCATTTTCCACTCCATACATCTTTTGCAAGTTCTTCAAATGATTCGATTTCCGCGACTTAAATGATTTCACTTTCGGTCGGACATAATAGACGCCCTTTTTGTACATTTTCCGCGATTTATTGAGGTTTCTCTTTTGTTTCTTCGCATCTTTCTTGGTCAAATTCTTAGGAACATACCGCAACGGGACTTTAGTATTTGTATCTATATTTACACGCAGTGGATTCATATAATATATATACATGAAAAAATTGATTTATTTTTTTCATAACTTACGATATGTAAAATGTTTCCTCAAGCGCTGATAATGCATAACAATATCTTTCGTAAAACACATGAAATTGTGCCAGGGATGAACGTCGATGTCGAGTTTTTGGAGCAACTGCGACATACTATATACACCTATAAGTACAATAATGAAGTCATAAAAATAAAAGACGTGATATATAGTGTTTGTTATTACTTCGACGATTTGATGAATAATGTCTCAGATACTACTCCATTGGTTCGGTTCTTCATGGAGTTTATGGAACATTGTAACTATATCGAGGTCGAAGCCATGAGAATAAAGAAGGAACTGTTCGCAAAGATTCCTGACATTTTCACAACGGTTTTTGACAGTGATCCGGAAATATTCATTTTAGAGCCGTTGGAGAGACAGACAAATGCACCACCGCCGGATGAGCCATCGGTTGGATTGGTCATCGATTTCATGAGTAATTGGAGAGTTTGTACATACCATAAAAATCAAATGCAGTATGCAACGTGTGCGTATGTAAATAAGCTTGCGAATAAAATCAGTTATGTGAAGAGTCAAATCATAAAATTCGAATTGGCTCGGTTTGGAAAAATGTCCGGTACTGCGCTAGATATACTAATCAATGAAATGTTCGGATGGTTAATCGATTTAAAAGACGAAATGCGTAAATATACAAAAAGAGAATTGGCGCTAAATTACGACCAGAGTGTAGTCGAAATGCGTTACCATTCACAGGAACAATCGATAAGTCAAGTACTTTTTGAGCAATATCGCGGTTGCTGTACATTATATCCATACAATTTGCCGCGTTCTGTCATCAATGATTGCGCCGATAAGCCGGATTTATGGAATGTGGTGTGTAAAGAAAAAGGCATATTTGGTAAAGTGTTGAAATGCCCTGGTTCGAAGCAAAATAGTTAGATATATAGCTAGGTAGTTAGGAGTAAAAAAATATATTTATACTATATTTTTTACTGGTATTTGATATTTTTCAACGGATTATTTACACATATAGCGCCAGCATGCTCTGACTTAATCCCTCTTCCTTTTTCACTAGGATATCCACGTCGCTTCTCTTCACCGTAAATGGGAATGACACTTCCAACTTTATTTCCTTCGCAATCATATTATTTTCTCCGGTTTTTACCAGTCTAAATAAATTCAGCTTCGTGTGGATAATTTCCAAGCAGCGTTTTAAATTGCGCACTCCTTCTTCACCTTTGGTCATGCCACTGTTTGTGATAATATACTCGAGAGTTTCATTTGGAATGATGACGTCTTCCTCCTTAAAACTCACTTGTTCGCGAATTTTGGGCAGCAAATACTTTGTCGCAATCGTGACTTTTTCCTTTGTGCTGTATCCAGTGGTTTGAATCCGATACATTCTGTCTTTCAGAATCGGATTTACTTTCGACTCGTCATTGTAACTGAAGATAAACAAACACTTGGACAAATCGAAGTCAATATCCGCGAAATACTTGTCATGGAAAGACGAATTTTGCGTGGTATCCGTCAAATGTGTTAAAATCCCGATGATTTCTTCACCCTTTGCAGTATCACTGACTTTATCCAACTCGTCGAAATAAATCACTGGATTCATCGACTTGGATTCCATCAATATTTGCACGATTTTACCCCACGTACTTCCTTCATATGTATAAGAATGTCCCTCCAAGAAACTGCTGTCACTTGCTCCACCGAGCGCGATAAATGAGAATTCGCGCCCTAAAATTTTACTGATTCCGTCCTTAATCAATGACGTCTTTCCTGTCCCAGGCGGACCCTTAACTGCGATTGCAGTACCAAGAGCCGAAGGATTCGATATCCACTGACCAATCATTTGCAGAATTTGCATTTTGGCATCATTGAGACCATATACACAATTATCTAACTTATCTATTGCGCTTGACATAAACTCGGAACACTGGTCCAAACCGTTGTCCATTTTCACTTCTAGATCCTTATATCTGCCGAACGGAATACGCATAAACGCATCCACCCAGTTCTTGATTTTGTAATACTCATTATCACTTGGCTCCATTGTCTTCAAAATATTGAGCTTTTGCATGACCGCAGCCTTATACTTATTGGGTACTTGTGACTCCAATAGCGAAACTCGATAAGGCACATTTACTTGAATCTGCTCATTCACTTCCTTCAAATCCTTCATAATCTTTATTTGTTCCTTATTCGACAATTTCTTCTTGAAATATTCCATTTCATTGGTCGTCTTCTGCTTATGACACGTAATCAACTTGTGATAGTGTTTGGTGTTATGGTCGCGCGCCTTTTTCACAAGCTTCTTTATCGAATCCTTTGTTTTATCAAGAGACTTCAATAGCGTTTTACTATCGGGCTTATCGTGTAGCTTCTTCGATAAATACTTTTTCATATCGACCAAGTCGTTATATTCACTTTCAAATTTGTTGTTCATTGGTTCGTCGCTGTCGTAACTATCGGATGTCTTGTTTTTCGATACCTTTTTCTTTGATTTCTTCACATCTTCGCTTTTCTTTGTTTCTTCCGGTAGAGCGACGTCTTCATATGACTCTTTCATGAACATTTTTTCATCATCACTATCACATTCCTCATTTTCATCGTCAATGAGCTCCTCGGTTTCATCTTCTTCTTCGCCCCCAAAACCGAATATGATATTGATTTTGCCATCTCCGCCCTCGCCTTTCATGTACTCTTCATATTCCTCATCGCTATCTGTTTCAGACTCCGACTCTTCTTCGCGCTGGCGACGCTTCTTCTTAATGCGCTTAGACTTACGCTTTCTCGATTTTTTCTCGTCTTCTTCGGCGCGTTTCTTCGAATATTTACTTGGAAACATTTCGGATACAATTTTTCTGATTTTCTTTTCACTAATGTCTTTCTTTGGCACGTAAGAAGAGTCGTCGGATTCATCGGATTCATCGTTTTCTTCAGAAGATTCTGTTTCTTCCTCTTCTTCTTCCTCTTCTGTGCTACAGTCTTCTTCTTCGCTATAAGTATCAGTGCTACCAATAGATTCTTCGCTATCTGAATCACTTTCGCACTTCTTTTTACGAAGATGCTTACTGTCGCTGCGCTTGTCAGTTCTGTTACCACGTGCCATCTTAAGATATAACAATCAAATGATTTTATACCTCTTTCTATAGAATCATTTTTAGAATCAATTTTTTTTATTAAATACATGAAAAAAGGTTTTATATCTATCTAACTACCTAACTACAAATTTCTAACTATACTTTACCGGAATGCCATTCCCACAACATCTCAATACTGGCAGGGATTTCGCAGTTGGGGTCTGCATAAATATACTCGACCAAGTAGTCTGTCAAAAAGTATATTCTAGGACCTCTGCCAACAGCATCATAGACCTGAAATATATCACCATTTGACGCGCGAAACAGCTTGTGCTTTCTTGCGCCACCACTTGACTGTCCATATTCCACGATCTGGATTTCACTATTTTCCATGAATTCGCGAATGATTCGCCGCGCATTCTCAAAATAATGATGAGAAATCTCGGCGTGTACCATTCCAGTAGGTATGTACATTTGTTCGGCATACAAGTTTTGTGACAAAGTCTCGAGGTGGCTAATCTCGAGTCTCTGCGGTTCCGCTAACCAAGACATAAGCTCACGTTCATACATTGGCGGCAAATTCTCATGCGACAATGGAGTCGGAATAAGACTTGATACTGTAGTATCGATCATGTTGTTAATCATGTTGGTTGTCATGCTTGGTATCTAATCTGGCTGTAATTTTATGCGTACCTCATCATCTTCAAAAAAACAATCAATTTTTTTGGAAATTCATATAAAATAGGGTTTATTTTACATGAATTTTTGTATATGCTTATTTTTTAGAAATGTTAAACCATATCACGCAGGTCTCTAATTAATGCATCAGTGTCAAATGGGTGCGTAGCATATTTCAAATTGAATAAATATTTTTTAACCACAATTTCTATCACTTTTGAGATATAAATTTTGACCTTTTTCTCATTGGCTACATCCGCTTTCAAAAAGTCGATGACCTCCAAAAACATGATAAGAAAACTCCAAACGTCACAATTTTTTACATATACTTCATAAAAATATGATTTCAAATCAAACGTTTTCGTATTTTTATCGGTGTATTTCATTATAATTTTCGCCAAATATGCTAAAACCGTCTCTCTTAAATCGTGTATGTTGAGGTACCAAAGTATTTCGTCCAGTGATTCATAATGCCCCCGAATTTCATGTGGATGTAAAATATGACTGCAAAGAATTTCCGCATTTTCTTCATTTAATTCGACTTTTTGGAAATATTCGCGTATTGCATCTTCGTGCTCAAATAATATGACCGCAAAACAAATATTGTAATGAAATCGCTTTGGAATTATTTCATGTTTTTCATTCAAATTATAGGTGTATCCCCAATCGATGAGTTTAATATGTTTGTTATAAAGTAGGTTCGGCAATTTAATGTCACTATGAATAATTCCCGCCGCGTTCATGGGTAAAATTCCGTCTTGGAAAAATGTCGTTATCTTATTGTGAAACTCTATCAGTTCGGCATAATTTTCGACAGAGCGGGCGACTTTTTTCAGTGAAATACCACCATATTCCATTTGCAAGACCAATAATTTTTTCAAGTTACGATTTATATTTTTTTGCGTTATGTTTTTGTGTTCAAGTGCCGTACAAGGCATATTTATTTTATCAGATACCGACAGTTTATGAGGTGCGCATATTATTGCATCTATGATAAAATAATCTTGATAATGCGGTATTTTTTTCAATACTTTTTGTATAGATATTATGGTATTGTATTCATTCAGTGCGTTTTTTTTCGTTTGAAGTTTCGAAATTCCATCTCTTTTTCGAGTTTTATTTGCGCAACGTAATGGTGGTCTAAATACACATCCAAAGCCACCGCTATCTATCATTGCTCCTCCCTTCATTATAATATAATATCATAAAAAATTGAAACGGAAATAATATAATATAAATACATAATATAATACATAGTAATGTCTGTAATGAATCCGTCGAAGATTATTGGTATTCAATTTAGTATTTTGTCGCCTGATGAAATCCGGAAAAATTCGGTAGTTGAAGTAACCAATAGGGAAACATATATAAATAATAAACCCGTTACTGGTGGATTGTTTGACCCTCGCATGGGTGTGTTGGAACCAGGTTCCATATGTCCGACAGATGGTTTTACATACATTCATACTCCTGGATATTTCGGTCACATCGAACTTGCGCGTCCGGTCTTGTTTATTCAGCATTTGAAAGATATCATGAAAATTCTCAAATGTGTTTGCTTTAAATGTAGCAAGTTGAAGATAAACAAACAGTCGTACTCATATTTACTTGAAATGCGGCCAGAAAAGCGATGGGATGTTCTTTCTAAAATGGCGGAGAAAGTGAGCAGATGCGGCGACGCTACGAGCGATGGATGCGGTTGCAAACAGCCCGATAAAATCACGCTGTTCGAAATGGCCACAATTTATGCGGAATGGAAGGACATGGGTGAAGACGGAGGGAAAGCCAGCGTTCATTTGACCCCGGAATGGATTTTGAAAATATTCAAGCGTATCAGCGACGATGACGTGAATTTTATGGGATTCAGTCCAGTTTGGTCGCGTCCCGAGTGGATGATATGTAGCGTTCTTCCCGTGGCGCCTCCTGCGGTGCGACCGTCTGTCAAACATGATGCTCAGCAACGCAGTGAAGATGATTTGACGCATATTTACAGCAATATTATCCGTACGAATAAAGACCTCCAAGAGAAAATCGAGAGCAATGCGAACGCGAATGTAATTGACGGTTTGACCAAACTTTTACAGTATTTCGTCGCCATGATTGCTAACAACAAAACGAAGGGAGCAGCACCTTTAGCTCAACGGTCAGGTCGTCCATTTCAGTGTATCGCAGGACGTATAAACAGCAAAAATGGACGTATTCGCGGGAATCTCATGGGAAAACGTGTCGATTTTAGCGCCCGTTCAGTTATTAGCGGTGACCCGAATTTGTCCATTAAACAACTCGGTGTGCCCATGAAAATAGCGCGAAATATCACTAAACCTATCAAAGTAAATGACAAAAATCGCGACTATTTGATGAAACTCGTACAAAACGGTCCTGATGGCGGCGCTAATGGAGAACCCGGTGCCAAAATTTTGGAACGCAAAAATGGACAAAACATCTCCTTGCGATACGTCGATAGAAACTCTATCGTTCTACACAATGGCGACATTGTTCATCGACACATGATGGACGGCGATGTCGTTTTGTTTAACAGACAACCATCTCTGCATAGAATGTCGATGATGGGTCATATCGTTAAGGTGATGAAAAATGGTGACACATTTCGCATGAATGTTGCTGTGACAAAACCATACAATGCTGATCAACTTCTCCAATCAAGGTCAGCAACAGGGGGACTGAAAAGGTTGATACCTCCTAGTGTATAAATGTAATAAATGTTTCAGGCAAAGAAAATAAAGAAATATATCATTAATTATATATGGGTGATACTAAACAAGAAAACGTCAAAAAATGTATTGAGTGTTCTATAGAAAAAAAAGAATTCGATTATAGATTAAAAGGAAAGTACAGGGAAAATATTTGTATAGTTTGTGCAAATAGTAGGCGAAGAGAAAAATACAAAACCAATGAATCGATTCGTCAAAGGTGTATAGACAGTGCAACTGCTTTCAAAATGAAAAAAAAGGCTATAAAATATCAAATATTAAAGGCCGAACAAGAAGAAATAGGAATTGATAATATTACTTGTAGATACTGTTTCGAGATAAAACATAAAGACAGATTTAGATGGAACCGTAAAAAATGCCGTGACTGTGAGAGAGATGAACCTAAAGAAAAATTCAAACGCTATGTAAGAACAAGAATATATAATTGTTTGAAGTTTCATAAAGCCAAAAGCTCTATTGAATATTTAGGAACATCTACTAAGGATTATTTAGATTGGATAACGACTTACAATAGTGATTTCAATTTAGACAATTACGGTCATGTATGGCATATCGATCATGTAATACCTATTTCACATTTCGACTTATCGCAAGAACATCAACAATTCTTAGCTTTTAATTGGAGAAATACGATGCCTCTTTCGGCCAAAGAAAATTTGAAGAAAAATAATCGAATTGATATTAAACAAATATACGAACATTTCAAAAAATTAGAGGAATATCACACCTGTAAAAATATGACACTACCTGAAACATTTATAAATTTATATGCAACACACCTTGATGCTGGAACGTCCTTAGAGTCTTAACTACCACCCCATAAATGGAAACGTTATTGGGGGAACTCGGTTAATTGCCGAACCCAATGGTCATAATGTTAAGAATTGGATAATCAGCAGCGTTACTGTCTAAGTCCGTTATGATAGGATATGACAGGCGTTCAGAGACTGAACGGGTGTGGGTGAATGATGAAGGATTAACCATCCAGAGTTTGCTTAAGATACAGTCCGACCCTTTTGGAAACATTTGGGATTTTATAACTGCATTTATGCAGTCATCGTTTGATGGAGATGAAATGAATATGCACATAGCACAAAATGTGTTGGCGGAAACAGAGCTGCGTCATTTGGCAGCAATACCATATCAAATAATAAGTCCGGGGTCCAGTTCCCCCATCGTGGGTATTTTCCAAGACTCACTTTTGGGTTCATACAGATTCACGAGACCCAATATAAAATTCAGTCAAAGAGAGGCAATGAATATGCTGATGTGTTACAAATACGTGAATACAAAAGCTTTGCGCGAAGGGCCAAAGTTATCAAGTTTCGATTTGTTATCGCAAATCATGAGTCCTTTGACACTGCAATATAAAAATAGTTTATTCGACGATGGCGAAGATTTCAGTACATCTAACAATGTATTGGAAATACGCAACGGTAAGTACATTCGAGGACAAATCGACAAATCTGTAGTAATGAGTGGCACAAAGGGAATACTACATAGAACATTCAACGATTTCGGACACTCAGCATGTTCAGATTTTATCGACGATTTACAGAATATTGTGACAGAGTACATGAAAACAAGCGCATATAGTGTGGGTATAAGCGATTTGATTGCCGATGATACCACTAAGCAGCGCGTTATTCAAGCCATTACCAAGCAGAAAATGGAGGTGCAGACGATAATCGAGAAGGTGCATTTGGGCATTTTCGACAACAAGACATCGAAAACTAACAAAGACGAGTTCGAAATGCAGGTGAATCAGATACTGGATAAAGCAATGAATGAGTCCGGTAAAATTGCGCGCAACAGTTTGAGCAAAGACAACCGTTTCTTGATGATTGTGAAATCTGGGTCAAAGGGTAGTATGACAAATATTACGCAGATGATTACTGGTCTTGGGCAACAAAACGTCGATGGTCGCCGAATTCCTTATGGATTCGACAATCGCACATTGCCTCACTACAGTAAATACGATGATGGACCCAACGCTCGCGGATTTGTTGAAAACTCCTACATTTCCGGCTTGACCGCACAAGAGCTCTTCTTCCACGCTATGGGTGGTCGTGTTGGTCTCATTGATACAGCGGTGAAGACTTCGCAGACAGGATATATTCAACGCAGATTAATCAAGGGTCTGGAAGACCTGAAAGTCGAGTACGACATGACTGTGCGAAATAACAAAGGTAAAATCGTGGAGTTTGCGTATGGCGACGATCATATGAACACTTGTCGTCTGGAAACGCAGTTTGTCCCATTGGTTTCCATGTCCATTGAGGATATATACATGCATTATGATATTGCCGGATTACAGGAGAAAGACAAAGATTTGATGTCTATTTACGAATCGAGCACATTGAAGCGACTGAAGAAGGAGCGTGCGGCCACTAAGGACAGGTGTAAAAAATACATTGATTATATGATTGAACATCGAAATGAATTGGTAGAAAAGGTGTTTTTGAAGAAGGACGACAACAAAATCAAATTGCCGGTGTCTTTCGCACATATTATAGCAAACGTACAAGGACAACTGGCACTCAATGCGAATTCACTTGTCAATATCACACCGAGAGAAGCGTTTGAACTCATTGAACAATATTACGACAAGATGACTAGATATATGGGAGTTCCTCCTTCCAAATTATTTGAAATCATGTATTATTATTATTTGAGCCCGAAGGATTTATTGGTGATAAAACGATTTCACAAGGATGCTCTTATCATGGTACTCGAGAACATCGTCCGGAAGTATAAGACATCCATCGTTCATCCAGGTGAAATGGTCGGTGTTATTGCGGGACAATCCATTGGAGAACCTGCCACACAGATGACTCTCAATACTTTCCACCACGCAGGTGTAGGAAGCAAGTCCAATGTGACTCGTGGTGTGCCTCGCATTGAAGAACTGTTGCGTTTGACTAAGAATCCGAAAAATCCGTCTTTAACCATTCATTTGAAAGAGTCGGAGGAAACCAACAAGGAACGAGCCACGAAATACGCGAACATGATTGAATATACCAAATTACACGATTTGGTGAAGAGCATTCAAATATATTTCGATCCAAATGAGCGTTCGACTTTCATCGAGGAAGACAAACTATTATTGGACCAATATTATGAGTATGAAGACATGCTCACCGAATGTATGAATATTGTTGTAGATAAACCGGAGTATAGTAAATGGATAACGCGCATTGAGATTGACCCCGAAATCCTTTTGAACAAAAACATTACAATGGACGATATCAACTTTGCCATTAAAAACAGTTCATTTGGCAGCAAGGTTCATTGCATTTACTCCGACTATAACAGTGATAAACTCATTTTCAGAATTCGCACCATCATGACAAAGTCGAATAAGCGTTCATTGGACCAATCAGATGAAATATACATGCTAAAAGATTTCCAAGATTCCTTGTTGAATAACATCATATTGCGCGGTGTAAATGGTATCACAAATGTCATGCCGCGAAAGTTGCCAAATATGGTTTCTCTGGAGGATGGAAAATATGTGAAAAAAGATGTGTATGTACTGGACACGGTTGGTACAAATATGATGGACACACTAGCTTTATCATACATTGACAGTAAGCGCACATATAGTAATGATGTTCGTGAAATATGCGCCGTGTTGGGTATGGAGGCAGCTCGTCAAGTATTGTTCAATGAATTTTCCGAGGTCATGAGTTTCGCCGGCCTCTCGGTAAATTATCATCATTTGAATTTGTTGTGCGACAGAATGACCATGCGCAATGAGATGACTCCTATATTCCGTTCTGGTTTGCTCAATGATGATATTGGACCTATTGCTAAAGCCACATTCGAAGTTCAAACGGAAGTATTGCTTACTGCGGCGAGACATGCAGACTTTGACCATATGCGCGGTGTCAGCTCTAATGTCATGTGTGGTCAATACGGCAATTATGGAACAGGTGCTTTCAATGTGTTACTTGATATGAACGAAATGAAGAAACTCGCTGACGTTGAGGACACGAAAACGAAATCCATCGATGAAATGTTCGACTTGAAGGCGGATACTCTGGAGTGTGACCGTTCAAATATCGAAATCAAGAATAACTTGTTCAATATCAAAGCGACAAACACGAATGTATGCGATGATGACTACAACATGGGTTTCTAAATTACTAAATAATTACACTTTATATTTACTAAAATGTAATTTATTTTTTTTGACGTCTCATAGTACGTCTTTTTCTGCGACCGCCTTCTTTACGCGTGTTTGTCTTGGCTATATCATTTCCCACCATTTTCGTGTATGATTATTACGCGTTTTGAACGTTCGATTTTTCATAGTCTTTTTTATGTGTTCTCTATGTGTTTGAGATAGTGTTTTTTTCAAAGAAAATGACAAAATATCCTTTTTCATTGATTCAGATAAGTTGCCTTCACCTTTGTTTCGCTGATATTGCAACCCTTCTTTTTCCTTTTGTGAAAAACCATAATATTTTTCCAAATATGCATCGTTTATTTGTTCTAATTTCAATGGCATCTTTGAAACATCCGGAAACAAAGAAAATGTTCGGGTACTAAGAAATTTCTGAGCAGTTTTCAAAGAATTGATTAAAGTCAATGCTAAATTTGTCATAAAAAACGCTTGAATCTTCTTGAGATTCTCAATGTTATTGTCTGGTAAATGCAGCACATATGACGAACGACCTCCGACATCTAATATACCCTCGCTATCCAATAGGGGATATCCCATCGAATAATTCGGAAAAACGAGTTTCGGTCGTCCGTTTTGAAGAACACTGGCGCCATGAGCATATGAAAGATACATTTTTTTATGAACATAATTTACCAAAGGGAAACAGTGACTCTGGCTATAGGACTTCGAATATGATTTTTCATCCTTTTTTATTTTCGCAGGGGTAAAAGAATAGTAATTCGACAAAGAATTGGTATTTTTACTTAGCACTCGCTTTATGAGTTGAATGTTACGATTGGGGATGAATTGATGTTTATAAATGTTGAAATCTACGAATTCATCGAACACTATATCATGAATCTTTGTAAAATCGCGAGTAGAAGACTTCTGAATCAAATAGTAACACAGCGGTAAAGAACCGGCTTTTTTGTCAAAGAGTTTATACGCATGAACCACATCAAAGTTTTTAATATACAAAATCTGGTATTTTAACATTTTCTTTGACAAAGGCGACTTCAGTTCCGTCCAACTATTCGGCGTGAAAAAAAGTAAATACTTATCGTCATTCACAATATCAATGCACATATCTACTATTTTGTTCCATATGACGCTTAATCCGGTGTCACTTCGACCTTTTCCGCGCATTCCGTTTTTATTATACGGTGGATTACCATAAATCACGTCAAATTTAGAAACACCGAATTGTTTCTGCCATTTTTCTGTATCCAAAACATCGCACATGCAAACATTTACGTTGGCTCCAAAGATTTTACGCACTTCTTTGACATTACTCTCCGTTATTTCTACCATGTATATCATATTTTTTATAATATGTTCCCGACGTTTCGCGTCGTTGGATTCCCACGATTTTAGCCCCTCATCTAATAAATGGAACACGACCATGGAGAAATTACCTATACCGCATCCAGGGTCCAACCACTTCAATCGGGGATTTTTCCATACATTTGCGGGTAATTTGTCCAACATTTCCGTTATTAAATGAAAAGGGGTAAATACTTCGCCCAATTCCACTTTCTTAGATTGTTTAACACCTAAATCGTTTTTAATCATTTTATCGATGTCTGACAAAGATTTGTCGTAAATAAGAGGCATATACTAATATATATACACAATAAAAATGCGTTGAATTTTTCTAATATGACTTTTCAATATATTATATAAAAATCTGTAACAATATATAGCATGTACGTATATCTCCTGAAATGTTCCGATGGTACAACGTATGTGGGTGCAACAATAGATGTGAATCGTCGGTTAAGGCAACATAACAATGAAATCAAGGGAGGTGCATTTGCCACTACTACGAAAGCGAAACAGGGAAAAACATGGCAAAGAATTTGTTATGTAGGAAATTTTCCCGATTGGAAATCTACTTTACAATTCGAATGGCGATGGAAACAACTCTCGAGAAAATACTCATGTAGCATACCGCCAATTGACCGACGCCTAATGGCATTGAATACACTTCTATCATTTGATAAATCAACCACCGCGGCGATTCCATTCTCGGAATGGGAAACCAAGCCCCATTTATATTGCGAAACTGAGTTCGAATTATTTTCCATGTATTTGAACGATGATTCAGATACATACACGATTTCATAATTATTTGGTAACCTTCGCCACATATTTCTGCGATTTTAATTTGTCTGGTACTGCAATATCATAATTGATTTCACCGACAAAATCATTTAATACTTCTAATTCGTTGAAATAATCATGTGTTACCAATGCATCGACTAGTAGTATTTCGTCTTTATTAACATTATAATTCATGTTACTAAAACTCAAAAAACGATTGGGGTCTAATACAAAAGCGCGAATGCTATATACACGCAACAATTCGTCGGCCAGTTTCACATAATAAAACACAGAATTTTCTATATCTGGTTGCAATAAATGCATTTCCGGGATTTCAAACACGCAGAATTCGCCTTGGTGATTACACGTCGATTTGCCTTTACAATTTCGGAAGCAGCTCTGAACCTCTTCAATTTTCCCAACATTGACATTCTTGAATTCCACATGTTTCGACGCGACTTCTTCTAAATGCTTACATAACTCGCGTATTTTCGATTCATAATTTTTATCGTCGTCTTCTATAATGGCGCTTATTTTCGTCTTATGGGCTTTATTTTCATGACGATTCAATAATATACGTAATATTGTGCGAAACATCAAATAATATTGTGTTTCCAGATGGACATGCTTCACCTTTTCCAGCTGTTTATCGCCGCGTTTATTTAATGTAGTAGATGTATCGGCTTCGCTATAATCACTGCTGTGTTCGACCGTCAAATCGTCGTGGATTTCAGTTAAAGGAATCATTGGATGCACTTTTACATATTGATTGCTGTTTGTTCTTATTCCATGTACCATACCTTCATATGATACCTTTTTCATGGGTTTACATGGAATAGAACCCCGACATTTGTCATATATTTCATTGAGTTTTCTCACTGTTGTTTCATAATCTTTGTATAAATTTATATCATTTACAAATTTGATACTGGATTTATTTCCCCTTTCAAACAGCGAGGAAGGAAGACATGGAATAAATATACCAGCATAAAGCCCAACAACTTTGTTTTGGTAATTCGACACTTTACTTTTGACTACGACTCCATGTTTGTCTAATTCACTTTCCATGACAGAAGCAACTATTGCTTTGTCATATTCGTAAGCTAAAAGACTCTTTTTGGGACGACAAAATTGCTCCATATTGGCTTTCACAAATTCCAATGCATCTTTAACAAGCGGTTCATCATTTGATAGCATTTTCTTTGGCGTTTTCTTTCCTTCTTGATAACAAACAATTTCATAAAAATCTCCTTGTTTCAATAATATCAAAGTTTTGCGATGTTCGTCAAAGAACCGTTGGGAATATGGATTCGTGGGACAAAGAATATGAAAATTTCCGTTTTGTATTTCTAAGATTACCAAATTTATTCCGCCTCGAAACAGTTGAAGATTGGGCTCGCTCACGATTTCCCAAAGAAAAGTATGGTCGATAAATGCCGAATCGTCTTGGATATATTTCAAGAAATTTTCGAATGAACTGACACTTTCTTTGAAAAACTGGACATCATCCTTGGAATTTAAGTCCAAAAGTTTATATAAAGTTGATTTTTTGTATGGTTCAATATCTACACGAGACGCATTTTTTGACCTGAAAATACTTACGAAGGAAGCGTTGTTAAAACTGATGAAACTGTCTAATGTCAAAGAGTTGCAAATAATAATCCGCATTTGTTCGATGCTTTTCGTCTTTTTATGTTCTTCCGCGTACGCACTGGCAATCGCTCCAATAAAGGAGGATAATATATTCTGCTCACTTCCTACGCGCAACAAACATTTGACTTCGGGCTTCAACAATGATGGATTATCAGCGGATATAAACGTCTTATTGTCGTTATTGAAAAACAATTGGGCGGGCAAAGGTAAGAATCCGAGTCGCTCTTCTGGAACTGGATATTTGATAGAATCGACGATGTAATTATATGATTTTTCGATTTTCTTTGGCGCCTCGACTTTACGTGGTCTTTTGAAACAACAAGGGACGCTGTATCCATCCGGGTGTGCATTATGAATCAGTCCTGGATATTGATAAATGTATTCCCCTTTGCTGTTGATATGTTGTTTCGGCGCTTTAAATTCATAAATATAAGAACCTTCCGGAATAATTTTCACCCCCTGAGGTATGATTGCATTAGGCTCTTTATCGGTAATTTTTTTCACTTGGTCCTCTGTTAAACTAGTATTATCTTTAAGCGACCAATATCTCGGACATATGTACCAATATGGTTCATCTTTGACACTATATTCCAGTGCATCTGTGTAAGACCCACGATGCTTTTCCTCGATATTTTCCATCTCCTTTTTATTCAATATAACCGGCTGTCTTCGATCCGCCAATGAACAAGTACGCGAATAAGAGTTGAATTTACCACTGTCCTTTTTCAAAATGAAACCCGGTTCACGCTTCTCCATGCGGGCATAAAAAGGATTCGGGCTATTCAGTTTCATGCCAGTAACGTTTATTTTCAAATCATCACTGCCTCCTCCACCGGAAATTTCTTCGTCGTCTTCTTCGTCCATCATTCCGAAAGTATCATCTTCGTCGTCTTCTTCATCCATCATTCCGAAAGTATCATCTTCGGTTATACCGGTAATAACATCAGTTTCACCGACAGTGAAAAAGTCGGTATCGATTGTTGTATCCGCCTGAACTGCGGTGATTATGGATGCTTGTTTGGTTTTCTCTATGACTGTTTCGTCGATTTTCTTTTTTGTCAAAGATTTGATTAATTCGATATGTTCCTCCATGTCTCCGCTATTTTGGAACAGTTTCAACATGGCATCGAAGTATGATTTTAATACTTCTATATAAGCAATGTCATTTATATTTGATGTAACAATCTTCAATATATTCCGCGATTTTTGCAAAGAAATGGACACAGGGAAACCAATATCATCTACCAACTCGCCATTTAATATTTTATGTTCTCCGAAAAAATCCTTCACATTCTCTATTGCGTCTTCTTCGTTTAAATGCATTTCTCGCATTACCGCGGTGACAATTTCCTGAACATCTTCGGTTTTCTTCCGCATTACTGTGATAAACTCATCGATTGCATTCATTGAAATATAATTATTCACGCGTTTGAACATGAGGTGTGCGCCATTTTCCGAGTCAATATCGGTTTCGTTCAATAAAAACAAAGAATAAAGTAAATTTCTGTATATCGATAAGTCCATTTTTTTCGATATTTTCAAAGAATACACATATTGTATATTTTTGATGGTAATATTATTATGTACCAATTGAATGTATGAATTCATGCTATATCCCAAAGGTTCAATGTAATCATCTAGCGTTTCTATGACATCGTCAAATACCTTTTTAACAAATACCTCTATTTCATTGACATCAATACTTTTATTGAATGCTCCACTAACAACAATTTGTCCATTTTTATGGATGACCACATATAACGATTTCTGCTCAACATGTAATTGCTTTGTTATAACTAATGCAATCTGTTGTCGCCTGCCAATTTCCCGCGAATATTTAAGTACTTCTGATACTTTTAAATAAGGAACCTTCCTTCCATTTTTGGCCGTTCTATCGCTATATAGACGATAAAATGTATCCCGATTGGAACCCGGATTATATTTGATATAAGGTATATCTTTGGTACTATGAATACATTTGAAAATCGCATCTAGTGGAAATATACTATATTGCGTTCTTAAAGCAATTTCGAATGATTTTACGCCGATTTCTTTATAATCTAAGTCGCCTTTTACAAGATGGTTAATATTATTAACTGCATCAACGCAATCATATAACTTTAACAACTCTTCGGGTATTCTTTTTTTGTTGTTTTGAATAAGTTTATTCCGAGTCGACGCCAATTTTGACAAAGAATTTATATCTTCTTTGAATAATAAAGGATAATACATTTTTATCACATCGGTGTCATCTAAGTGCGCAATTACATCCGCGCAAGGACAAGCATAAATTGTAGTTGAACTAGGTAAATAGTGCAATAAGACTGAATTTTCCAGATTATATAGAATCTTGGTTTGTCCCTTGTAATTATATGGTTCTACGGGAAAACTATAGTCATAAATACCATCATAATCGTGACCTACTAATTTTTTCACATAATATACGTCATCTTTATGTTTTATGTTCTTTCTCATGTCAGAATTATCCAAAAGCTCGTCAATCACTTCATCCGAAAGAGTCATTATTTCTTTTCCGAATAGATACAGTTCTTCGTAGCAATACTCGAAATCCAATGTCAATAAAATCTTATTTTTAATGGTCTGTATATTATCGTCGCGATAGATTCGGTATTTTGAAAAGACGATTTTATCCTCCGGGAAACTACGCTTTTCACTTTCACTTAAATGCTCTCTATAATTCTCTTTATCGCCGAAAAATATCAATATTGAATCTTCTGTCTTAACGATTACTTTGAATATACTCATATACTAAATATGACTATATTTTTTATATTCTATGCATCATAATACGGATTATCGGTGATTTTCATGCTACAGTATTCTTTCGGCCGTTTTTTGTAATCTTCTGGGTCATGTATCCCACATGATTTGGCTTCCTCTAACAAAAATTTGAAATTATCCCAAAATTCGGTCTTATGTCCAATTGATTTTGTCATAACATGCGACAGCTCATGTATGGTAACAAACATTAATGTATGCTCGTCTATAAGCTCACCATTTTCACCCTTTTTCTTGTTTAAACAAAACGCCAGCTTCTCTCCTTTGTTTTCACTATATGCAGTATATTGACTGGTAGGTAGAGTTTCAACAATGCGTTGCGGATTATATCCATTCACCAGTCGTCGCACTGCCTCGTTATCCGGGTACTTTTCAGAAACGAAATTTACTAAAGTTTTCGATTTTTCAGTGGTGGATGCTAAAAGGTCAGCAGCCTCTTGCATACGCTCTCTTTCACGAACGCAATATTTATTGCCATCTACTGTTGATACAATACACTTTAACTGAAACGTATCCGAATCAAAATAAATATATACGATTGTAAGTAAGATAAATATTACGATAATTGTTCCAAACACATCTATTTTTTCCATTATATATATAGCATTCATTTTTGGCATTAACAATATAAATAATAACTTGTATATAGTAATTATTTATTTAACATCCGACCTTCAAGTCACCACGAATGGCATCAGGTTCAATTGTGCTCATGTTAATATTGCACAGTCCTTGATTAGACTTAGGGATAACGGGGTCAGGGCGAAGCTGCTGGTTGGCGTTTCTCAACACCGAACCAACTGTATCTAAACCTTGATGAACACCAGCTTGTAACATATCAGGCATCACGACACCATTGCTATTCTGCTCAACATTTAGGTTGTTCCATTCGCTGTTGCTATCCTTTGGTAATAAGTCCGAACCAGATAAAGCACCGGTCTCAGTATAATCCACATTTGAAGTCATGGACGTTTGGCCAACCGGGGCAGGTTCTGCCTTCATCGCCATTTGTTGTTGAGTCACCATAGGAGCGGTCTCAATTTTCTTTGCGGCAGATGTGCTCATAAAGTAATAAATACCGCCAGCCAATAGAAGAAGAGCTAAAATAAGATAAAGATTTTCGCGAAGTTGATTCATTAGACCTTTTGCCATTATCTAATATATAATTCGCATACATATTTTTTTATTAAATAAAAAATTATTATTCACTTTCTAATGAAATACTATCGTCTAAATCACTGTCGTCTTCGATATCATCCAACATGTAAGTGTTTTTTATTTGCTTCGCCTCTAAAAAGGACGCCAATGCTAAATCTTTTGCCATTTTCGCCTTATTTAATGCTTTTCTGTACATTTCATAATAAACGTCGGATTTCTTTTTCAACGATATTGTATTTTCATCGACTTGTTCTAAAGGTATTTCAAACTCCGTAGGTTCATCGTCTTCCAATTTTAATTCAACCATTTCTAGTGGTTCTTCGATTTTATCAGAATTATCTTCATTGCTCTGTGCAACTTCTTCATCGTTCGGTATTACGATTGTATTTGAAGATTGGTCTTCTTCAACAATTGGTTCTACAATTTCATTTGTCACGTCTTCTTCATCATTCGATTCTGCAATTTCATTTGTCACGTGCTCTTCATTTGAAACTTCTTCATCATTAGGAACTTCTTGTGGAATAACATCCACAGTTTCTATTTTCGCTAAAGTATTTTGATTTAATACCTGACCCTCTTTTTTCAACAGCACGCATTTCTCAAATATGTTTTTGTCATTCATTAATAACATTTGTTTGATTTCGATTTCTATTTGAAAACTTCGAGGTGAGCACTTAATCCCTTGTATCTCTAAAGCAGTTGTAACTTTATCATTCTCTTTAATATCCTCAATTTTCACCAATTGCTCATTTTCATCGTAAATTTTCAAGTTTGATTTTCCTAAAATTCTAGGCACAGAAACCCTTAAACAATAGAACTTGCCCGATTTGAAAATTTTGATGCAAGAGTTAAATGAATTTTCGATATCATTTTCCTCTAGCTCCGTTTCAAACCACTTATCGCGATTTTGATAAATATACTTTTGACTATATTGCTCCAAATTTTCCAGATATTGTATGAATTCTTCATTTTCATTGGTGAACATTAAATCGCAGAAAATTCGCTTGGATGTAGTCACAATACCTTGTTTTACTCTACATGTCGGAGCCTTTACGTATAGCGGACATTTATCGTACAAGTATTTGATAAAGTAGTTGCCTCCGTTGACATTTACCGGAGATGTCAAAACTAGTTTTTCAAAATCAAAATTATTATCAGGTTCTCTCAACGATTCCATACCATAAATCATATTTTCTTTATTATATTACTACGCAAATGCGTATAAATATTTTTTTTATATTGTATACTAAATTAAATGCATTCATTATCAAACTTGATAAAAAATGATGACATAAAACAATATTTATTAAATCCAATGTTTAATTTACTTTACAATGAACTCTATATCTATATTTGGATTATTTGTATATACAACATAATCGTGTTCTTAATCATACTCTGCATTTTTTTCATGTTCATGCGTTATTACAAGCCATTAATTGAAAAAACGTACGTATAATAAAAAACAAAGATTTAGAAAAAGAAAATAAATAATGCAAGACTATATCTAGTAATGTCAAATGAGTTCATCGAAAAAGTGCGCTCGTGGGTTCAATTGGATAATGACATAAAAAAATATAATGAACATATGAGACAGTTGCGACATAATAAACATACGGTTACGACCGAAATATGCGAATATATGGAACATAACTCTTTGACAGGTAAGACCATCGAAATCAGCAAGGGTACGCTCAAATACGCAAAGAAGAAGGAATATGCGCCTTTAACATTCGGTTATGTAGAGGAATGCCTAAAAAAGGTGTTATCCAGTGGCGATGATGTAGATTACATAATGCAATATATTCGCGATAATCGGGAAATCAAAACCGTCTCGGATATACGGAGAAATGACGCAAAATAAATATAAGGTAAATATATAATGCCTGTTACATATTTACAATCATATATGGAAAATACCTTTTGCGAAGACGGCTCATGTATGTTAATGAAAGAATTATGTGACCTCAAAGATAATGAGCTACAATGTTTGGAAAATTACGGAGTACCTGGCGGCATAATGGTTACGAATGTGAATCGCAGACCCATAAAAAAAGGTAAAACGCAAATCATAAACGATGAAATGTATGAGTATTTGTACAATTCGACGTCGGATAAAAACAAAACGCGAAAACAAATAGATGGAAGAAAACACAATAAGACAAAGAAACTATCATACCAGTAACGAATTAAAATGGAACATTTTGAATCTTTCAAGGGTCAGATACCAGTAACGAATTAAAATTCAGAACGCCTTAGGCGTTCCATTTTAAATATTCACTGGTATAAATATTCAAGGGTTTAAACTCGCAATAACGACTTCATCAGTTCTATTTCCCTTTCTTGAGTTTTTATAATTTCTTCGGCCAGTTTTTTTATTTCTACATTTTTAGTTCGTTCATATATTTTATGGGACGTGGTCAAAGCAGTTGAATGGTGTGGAATCATCCGCATCAACCATTGTTTGTCATTTACCAACCACTGTTCTCGCAACAGTAATAAAGAAACTGTAACGGATAATATTATGCCTACTATGAATACATTTATATCAAAGTGACCCATTTTAATGTAATGTACTACTTCATGTGCCCACATCATATTCGAAGCCATTAACAATCCACCATAGAACAATGTCAATGAAATGTATAAATCATTGAAACGATATGCTAGAATATTCATCGGGTTAAAACATATACCCACTATTACCATCACGATAAACATGACAACATGACCATATATATAATTATTCATATATATTATATACATTATTTCTTTTCAAATATTGCTGGATTTTCCAGGATAAATCCCCGTATGAGGTGCGGATTTTGTTCAAGTATATCTATTGCACCTGGATTAGTATTCAAGTTATACAAGTCGGATTCTTTTAACATATGTAGATGTTTATTTATCAAATGTGCAGCATTTTTATTCGAACATAATGACTGCAACTGTAAATGCTCTATTTTTTTTCCTTCCAACATTTTTTCTATCAAATCTATCACATTTGAGTTAACAAACAATGCGTGTGATATTGGCTGTGTAAGCTTATCCATATGATTCTCAAAAATAAATCGGGCACTTGGATTACTGAATAATTCCATCCACTCATCGTCACCCAACATATCTATATCTATCAATTTTAAAATTTCAGGATTTGGGTTCTCGCATAAACTACGGTTGTTACATTTGTCTCGATGGTGTGATAATATTTCTAGCGCAGCTGGATTTTTACAGAGACTATCCCATGTATTATGTTCTTCCACTTTATCCATATTTTTTTCGATTATATGTATCGCATTTTTGTTACTAGACAAACAATCCCACTCTGATGGATTTGTAAGTTTATGGATATTTTCCTCTATCAACTTCACTGCTTTAGGGTTGTCATTTGATGCGACCAAGAACCAATCTATGTGTTTTCTAGGATATTCACATTCTAGTACATTGATAAATAACTCTATTACTTCGCCATGACCTTCATATTTTTCGAATTCACCATAAAAACTGGAACATAAAAGCTGCTGAATATGGTAAAGGTTGTTGAATAGAAATCCGGATGCATTGTTTTCCGACATATTACGCCAAAAATTAGAATCAGAGCATTTTTTCATTACATACCAATCATATACACACTTTTTCAGCGTATAATCATAATGATTATTCTCATTTGTTAAATATTGTACCAATGTATTTGTATATTCTGCGGGGGATATTCCACCATCTTCTTCCTCTTCGAATCCCCCGTCTTCTTCCTCTTCTACGTATGATTCACCACCATCTTCTTCCTCTTCTACGGATGATTCACCACCATCTTCCTCTTCTACGGATGATTCACCACCATCTTCCTCTTCTACAAATGATTCACCACCATCTTCCTCTTCTACGGATGATTCACCACCATCTTCTTCCTCTTCTACGGATGATTCACCACCATCCTCCTCTTCTACGGATGATTCTTCACCATCATCGCATCCACCTTTACACATATATTCACCGGTGCTTTTCAATTGAATCAGTTTGTCAGTCGACATATGACATATGATACAAGAATTTTCAACTTGATCCCAAAAACCCGGGAAAAATATATCATTTGAACTGTTGTCTTCATAATACCCCCAACAAATACTGCACTTTTTATAACCATCATTTGTCTTTTCTACACATTCGGTATCATCACATAAAAAGAATATTTCTTTCCCATATTGTTCAGCATTTTCTTCACCTTCTTTCAATATCTTAATAAATTGCTCTTCAACCATTGGCATATACAGTATTAATCTTCTATATAATTTACATAAATCATATAGAATTAATAACGAGACCATTCATCCTTGTTAAACGAATTGATATTCAATAGTTTGTCAGCGTTTTGTTTCCAGAACTCAACCTTTCTGTCCATTTTCAGTTGTTCCGCCGAACGCGGTACTAAAGCAGTTGATTTGGCATCCATCATTGACTGTTCCATAGCGGTAGGGTCCGGTTTCACACCATAACAATTCACGCCATATTTCACATTAGGATTGTCGATGTACCCACCGTTTATTCCCGGGCGACCACATGCGTTCTTAAAGTCGGGGTTAGTCTGTAACTCATTCCATGTCTCAGTTTGTGTAGGGAAAAGAGTCATTTGGTCCGCCGACCAACCATAATTACACCACTCTGCGCCGTTTCTATATGCTTGTTCAACTTCGTCATATGTAGCTAAACGACCGCCGAAAGTCTTGCATACGTATGGCGCTTCATCATATGTGTATAGATTATTGAATATGTTATACACCTCCTCCTTTGGCTTATTAGATGTGTCTTCAGTTTCTCCGTCTTTGTCGTCGCTCACAGAGTCTGTACTTTTAAAGAAACCTTGTAATATATCCACCACCGGAATTCTAAAAATTTTCACCACAATAAATAAAACAATATACATAATTAATGGTATAGAAACCAATGTCAATAACGTGTTCATTGCAGAAGGTACAGTTATATCACCCGATATGTACTTAATAATATAAGTGAACATGTAAATCACAACGAGATAAAATAACCAAACAGCAGCACTGGATAAATATAGGTCAGCATTTTGAATATTTACCTTCGCATTTTCTGTTAAATAATTCACCAAATTGTCGCGCTCATCTTCGCCCAAATTATAATATTTATTCAGTATGAAAACGAATATTCCAAATGTAATAATGAGATTAATTACCTTGGTTCTGGTATTTTTGCCATCACTCGACGTAACATCTCTTACACTAGTTAAAATATAATAAATGGCTAAAACCCACAATATAATTGTGACTACTGGTTCACTAAATATTGTACCTAGTATATTTTTGGTTTCATCTTTTTCGTCACTTCCCATTATATTATAATTAGTTATTTTTTTTACGATAAAATAAACAGTAGGTCATCGATGATATTATTTTTCCGCGATATATTTCCACCGATTCATCATTGATATTATACCAAACACCGTTTTTCTTTATTAAACATGTATAATGCCCTCCATGAACGTTTCCAGTATGATTACATGTCGCATATAATTCATATATGTAGCTTTTTGAACTATATCCGATGACATATTTCGACAAATCTATACACTCAGGACATTCGATCACCGTACCTTTTTTTTTCATGTCATTATCAAATCGTTTGAGACATATTGCCAATATTTTGGGAAAACTCCAAAATGTCATATTTTTATGTACTAATTCGGTTTTCCCGGTCTTGTCGTTTATGTAATCAGTTATTTCTTCTACACTTGTGTATAAATCGAAACAGTCGTATATATTTTGGGTATCACTGTTAATGGGTAGGTCCAAAATGTTGAAATACTCCGGTTTTTGAATAGAAATCTTATTTTTACCCCCTTTAGGCGTCTTTACTTGCGACACATATATTCCGAAAAAAATATCAGTGATTTCAGAGTATTCTTTTTCATACGTCTGCTTTATATGGTTATAACAAATCATCGCTAAACTATCCAAGTTGGTTTTTGGAACACCAGTAATATCTACTTTGATCCCGCGACAAACGCTATTATGAATACAATCAAGTAAAAATGTGAAAAATTCCATGACATCGTTTTGCTGATAACCCGAGAATATTGTATTCCCTTTTTGCTTCGATACCTTTTGCACAAAATGTATGAAACGCTTAGGCGATATAACATCATTATCTATCATTAATTTTCTTAAATCATTGTATTCTGTCACTACAATTGCGTCGTCTATTGATTTGATTTGCTTCAAATTATCAAAAAAATTATTGAGTTCTTGTGTATGTGCCATGACTTGCACACAACTGTTCAAAAAACATGTATTGCCTAAATTAGTTAAGCCCGATATTTTTTTTGACATGTACTAAATTATATAAAAAAAAATCTTTATATAGATATAATGAATAATGATGACAGAAGAATCGTGATTGATACCATTCGCCGTCTAAGTGATGATTACCATCGGATAAATCGTGAGTATAGTTCAAATATGATGGATTATAATCGTAACTTCAGACAACTTTTAAATATGGTGTCTAGTCAAAATCATTTATATAATAATACCAATACAAGTACCAGACGTAATCAAACGCGGTACAGAGACCAACTTGAAACAGAACTATTAGGAGCTTATCTGACTCAAATAAATCAACAGATTATGAGAGAAAATGGACCTCTGAATGGTTTATCCGAACAACAAATGAATGTTGCCACCGAATTAGTGACGTATGATGCTTCATTAAATGAACAACGATGTCCCATTACGCATGAAGATTTCGAAGAAGGCGAAGAAGTATGCCGCATACGTCATTGCGGACATTATTTCAAAACTGATGCGATTCGAAGGTGGTTTCAACGTAACACTGTTTGTCCGGTTTGTAGGCATAATTTAATTCAACCATCAACACAAAACTCGCAATTCATTTCCAACATTTTGTCGAATGTTTTCCCCGCAGATAGCTCTTTAAATACTGTCACCTATACTTTTGATATTCCGTTCAATACCCAAACATAAAAAAAATGCTATATTCTTATTTACCTATCCGAAGAATGACTTCAGTGACATGTTACTGTTTTTATCATTGTTTATGCGATTCAGAATTCCGTCAAATAATATTGTTTTGACCTTTGTCGAACAATATTTTTCCTTACGTTTCATGAACTCCTCCAAATCATCGCCATATTCCGATTCTATTTTCTTTATGTCTTTGTTATAAGTCTTGATTGCACCGGTTTTTCCACGATGTGACCACATTTCAACCAAAGCCAAACCATATAATTGCTGCAGCGGTTTCATCAATTGATTGGTGACATAATATGTGTAGTCTATTTTCAATTTGTTATCTGTGATGAAATCTGGTGTTTCCACGCGGTCACCAAGCAAAGCTTTCGGATTTTTCGTATGAATATACACAAACTTCATTCTGTCACCCGGTTTGGGTTTATTTCCTGGGTCTCTATCGCCAATTCTGTCTGCTAAAACACGATGTGCAATGCGTTCGGGATTCTTGTAATCGCTCCTTAGAGCCTTAGTTATTGCCAGTTTATCCATAGGCACTTCTCCATTCACTAAGTCATTGAGACTCTTGTTCAAAAATTCTATTGATTTTTCGATGTTGTTTTCTTTCATAAGTATGTTCAATATTTCGCCGTATGTATCCTTCAAATAATCGCACGAATCTCGCCGCTTCAATGATAAACCCATAAATTTCAGATTACATTTATTGGGGTCTTCTTCATAAAGCATCCCCACATACCGCTTCTTTGATAAAAGTATGAACGGCATCAACGTTTTCTCATATTCTAAACTCATCGGCGGTTTTAACCATTCCGTACATGTATGTGCAGCATCTTGTGCCAGTTCAATGGTTATTTCGAGCGCCTTTTTCCCTCGTATGGGTTCGTTCGTCGTCGGGTCTTGAAGATTGAATGTGAAGAATACACTATCCGTATCTCCATACACATATTCCGCCTTAGTAACAACCTGGCCATGCTTCGTGTCAAATATACCATTTCCGTATTTTTCCTCTATCATTCCTTTTGCATACATAATCATCATTCGTCCAGTGGCAGTTGTTGATGCCGCTACATCTTGCTCATAAAAGGTGGATGTCCTGGCACCACATTGACCATACAATGAGTTCGCGGTGACCTTGTATCCTAATTGACGTTTGTCCAATATATTTTCCATGAAAGGGTCCGTTTCTGATTTCATCAGTTTTTTCGTATCTTTTCGAGCCTTTAATAACTCCTCCAAAATTGCTGGCATAATCGACTTTTCGCGATTGGGTAGCTGCGCCCATCGACAAATCTTCGTACCACATTTCACTTTTTCCGCCTTTGACGTCGGGGTTTTCCTTGCATATTTAAACGTGTCGAACTCTATATCGATATACTCATATTCCGACAAGTTATCATATATGAAGTTGCCTTCTTCGTCGCGCTCGCCCGTAATATTTACCAGGTTTCTATCTAGGTCATACTCTTTCGTCCATACCTTACTATCGTGACTATAATTCTGGCTTATCATCGACGAAGGATAAAGAGACGCATAATCCACACACGCTACCGGATTGTCCATGTACATACTACATTTTGGAGGCAACACAATTGCACCTTCATAACCATCACTTTCTCCGCCTTTCTCCAAATCCGGCATCAATGTGTCCTTTTCTCTACATTTTTTGGCCACATAACTGGTGAGTTTTATCCCCTGTCCGCGAAATACTAAAAAGCTTATCGGCACATTACAAATTCGCGACATTTCTATGTATCCCGTTATTACATCCGTTTTATTCAATAAATGATGGACCAAGTTACAATCCTGAATACAATATTTCGCGACAATCGCTCGGTCGCTTGACGAACCCCGTGTCAAACGGAATATATCTTGCGGCGTTACATCGTCCTTTGCCATTGTCCATTTTATCGATTTGTCAAAACTATGCGCGCCTTCAATATGAATGACCTTGAAATCTCCCTCATTTTCGATATTCAACACTCTGAATTTTCGTCCGTCTTGATAATAGTCACTCGTGAAACCGCAGATTTCGATATGTATGAAGTCGCCCATATGTAAGCCAGTCAAATTCTTGCTATACAATTTGGTAATATCATTGTCTATTTCGGTCTTTTTGATGTCGTCACTAATATATAATCCAGCAACGTCATCCAACTTATATGAGGCCAAATTGAAGTCCCTGCGGAAATATGTGTACATGTCTATTTGCAATCGACCTTCCATCGCATAATACTTCAAATCGTATTCACCGCTGGCTAGAACCACTTTCGTATTCTCTATCGCCATTTTATTATCGATTCTTTTACATGACTTACCTTTAATTCTGGATAACTGCAAGAATTCTTCTGCTATATCATTCGCTAACGCGCGACGGAACATAAACTCATAATCAAAGCCAAATATGTTATAACCGATTATAATATCCGGGTCTTCAGATATAATCAACTCGGCCCACTTGCATAGCAATTCTTTTTCATTTTCACAAACATCGATTGTAGTACCAGGTACATCGTCGCAACTATTCACAACAACACAGTGATTGAAATACGGTTCTTTTTCGCCATATTTCATAAATGTGGAGCCAATAAAAGTCACCTCGTCACCCTTCAGCTTGTAATACGAAAACAACGACGTCAGTTTTTCGTCCAATGAAGTAATTTTGAAATCACGAGTGAAAGTTCCGTTGCGCAATAAATCCACAATGGTCGATTCATTTTTCATTTTTTTAGCAGATTTTTGTGCGAAAGCATAATCAATTTCATCATCGTCACAACATGCTATTTGTTTCATCTGTTCGTTTATTGATATAGTTTCCTTGGTCTCTTCGTCAATTTGAATGTCTTTCAAAGGAGTACGCAACAATAAATCGACAATTTCCTTAACTTCATCTTTTGACGGCACCACTTGAGGATACACCAAATCCACATTTTCCAATCGGTCGTAACCAAATGCAGTTAAAACACATCTACGCAATAATTGCTCACACATCGATTTTTCTTCCAAATTTTGCTTGATAAACTCGTCATAAATATTCATCGCCAAACGTTTGTACGTCTTATTTGGCACAGGAAAGTCACCGTGACTACTGCTCGCTTCAATATCAAAACTACATATTTTATACGGCACCAACGTTTCCTTATCCGGCAACGGCAACACCTGACTGTTTTTACAAACGAATTCATATTTACAAGTTGTTTTCTCAGACTTCGTTGCTTTAGATTTTACTTGAACCCATCCAGACGGACTGACTTCATTAATATGGAAATATCGCAATAATGGTGGAATATTAGCCTCATATATTTCATAACCCTTATTACCAAATGGCCCCGTCTTTTCATAATACATCCGCTTCACGCGATTGAAGCTCGTAGTGTTTTTGAATGATAATTTTACAAATTTGAATTTTTTTCCGGCATTGAATCCATACAATTGTTTATGCTCAACCACTTCACATGACTGAATCGCCTTTGCGTTCGTATTATTTGGTGGTGCCAAATACTGATTGACTTTACGTTCAAAATCGCGCGCGTCAGATGCATTCCAATTCTCAAACACTTTGATGTAGAAGAACGGCATGTAGTCATTCACAATAATGCTTGCCGTCTCTCCCTTTTCATTTATTCCAAACATTTGGATAAAGAATTGATATTTTTCGCGGTCATTATCCACATGAAAATCAAACACGCGGAATGATTTACCAAGTGTAACCTTCTTCATTAGTATGTTGTTTAGTCAAATATTTATATATTTAATTAAACAAGTATAAATCAAATCAATTTTTTCTTTTATGTGTCTTGTTTTTACGCTGTTGCTTCTTTTGTGTCTTTTTTCTTGGCGTCATTTTTTGCAGTGCCCATGATAGCATATTTTTGTGGTCTCGCGGACCATTATAATAATAGACCTTATTTTTCTCGACTTTTGCTATTGTAGGATATCCATTTGCCACGACTTTCACACGATTCTTTTTATTGAATTCTTTCAGCTTATATAATTCACTGTCTTCTATTTCCACTACTTTGACATGACGAGGTAGCTTTTCTTTCAGCAAATCCCACTCCGATTTCATATGGATACAATGACCACACCAGTGCGCATATACCTTTATTAAAATCATTTATATATATTATGTAGATTTTTCTGAAAAATATATTCACTTATAATATATGTCCAAAGATAAAGCCTATTTTGCATTAATCGTTTTAATATTGTTTATCATAGGTGCTTATGTATATGCTGCACCTTGCATGTATTTGAAATCAGAAGTAATAAAAGAACCGCTACAGGGTCAAGCTCCTTCATGTCCGAACGTTTTAGTCAAACGCGGAGAAAACATCTACATGTATAATACATCCGATAGAAGCGATAGCGTACCTGTACGATTCAAAAATTTAGACGAATATGCCGATTATGTGAAAGAACAACAAGCGCAAGGGAAACATTGTCCCATTCTCTTTTTACAAGAAGAAACCGATGTTCAAGGCAACGACGTTTTCCGAGTTAGACCCAGTCCTTTCGACTTACAGGGCGGAATGGACCCAGTGGAAATAGAGAAATTATACGGCGACATAACTGCTAAAGAATTTAATGCCAAAGAATATCATGGATTCGACCCTACCAGTCAGGACCAAGGTGTGTATGACATTTTGGATGCGGTCCATGACTCTACCGGAAAGCAAAAAGTCAGTGCTAATCCCATGGATACTAATTGGGGTGGAGTTGCATACACACGAGAACAAGTCGAAGAAGGCGTTTATAAAGACCGTGAAGTCACAAAACCTACATATTTTTCACCAAAAGGACATTTTATTCCCGGTTTAGGCGATAGAATTCCACCCGAATCTGTCATATCCAGCAGTGGAATAAATACTGCCATGTAATTCATTCGTATGATATTATATTTTTCTATTATATAATGTCGTCCGGTCGTAAAATCTCATCTGAAAGCTCAGGTAATTACAATAAGTTAATAAATAATGAAAAAGAAAGAGAGAAATTTTTGGAAGAAAAACTAAAGTTTTATCGTGAAAAATTACATAACTTAACCAATATGCGAAGAACACTGTCTGTAAATAATCAAGTTTTACGTATGGATACTCCAGAAATTAAGCAGACAAAATATAAAATTCTTTCCATCAAACGTATCCTTGAACATTCTCGTGAAAACGTAGAAACCTTGATAAAACACAATAAAACAGTTCGAAAACTCAGAAGAAGAAGCACAATTAGTAGTGGCGGGAAGAAAAAGAAGAGAACGATACGACGAAAAAACTCGAAACAAAAACCCTCTAAAGATATGCAACTACACTCTCAATACACTTTTTATTAATTTTGCGCGGCTTCCCATTCAGTTCATACGTCTTATTTTCCAAAAGTTGTGGATTCTTGCGTAACTGGTCCATCAAATCATACAAAGAATCGAAGCCGTTCAGTATATAACCCGCAGTCGCCGCACTAATTCCCGGGATTTGCATCAACATTATTTGCGATATATTTTCCGGCGTGACATTTTCCTTCTTACATGTCTTTATTACATCTGTATAAGCTTTCGGTTGTGTTTCAGCGGTTCCGTTGTAAAACGTTTTACCCGCTTTTAATCCCTTGATAATTTTGTTTGCCGTCATCAATATATAATTACAACTATCCTCCACGGTTAAAGTTCGAATATTGTTGAAACCTTTGAATATCGTAAGCGATGCAATGGATGAATAAATTGTTTGTTTATATACATTGTCATATGCATTAATATTTCCTTCTATTAAATACACTTTTTGAGACATTCCACACCGTTCATCTGTCTGTAGTCGCAGACATTGCTCTACATAACGACCATCTTTTACAGATGCTAATAAATCGTTGATGGTTTTTCGCTCGATGATTAATAGTACTTGTTCTTCGTTTTTCACAATTATATCACCGATTTCCAATGGCGCAGTTGTTACATTATGATAAAACCCCGATTGTTTGACGATGTCCTGTATTTTATCATATAACTCACGTTCTCGTATATCAACTATGATTTGTGCCATATAATACTAGCTACACAGGCTGTTATTATATTGTTTTCTCGAAATAAAAATTGATATAATCTTCGCAGTTTGTTATATACCATAATCGCCTCAATCATGGAATCAAGACTACCACGTATAATTAGTATAACTTATGATGATCTCTGTGACGACGCCAAGATACGTTTTGATATAGAATGCCCAAATGATTTACTTGATTCTGTCGAGACCGCAAATGACCTAAATATTCAATGGCAGTGTGGTGACATAATCGATGGATATCATCATAGACATGATGGATTTGTGTTTATCAATAGCGATGGCTCACTAATTACCAGCAATTCAGAATATGTGAATAATCATGCAGGATATATGGGAGTAGGTATTCCTATCGAAGTTACAAAAACATTAGGACCAAACGCTTTAGACCACTTCTCAAATGAATACATTGCACAAGGTTGTATTGTTTCTATCCAATTACCATACGATGACATTGAGCTACATAAATATGAACTACCGAAAAATCCAGAAAAATACACATATGAGTTATGTTATGAACCAAATTATTCCAAGTGGTGTATGTACGCGTTTGGAAATAACAATAATAAATATGAGCTTATTGATAAACCGGGCGAAGAAATTCGCAGATTGTAATCACACGGTAACATTATAATGATGTATTCCTTGCTTTATATCATGATATGCTATGTACAATCCAGAAAAAAATAAGAAATACAAAATAATAAAGAGACCTGTGCCAAAAATACGTATATGTTTTTCATTTATGACGAAAATACATATATGTACATAACTCAATCTAGGAGCTCGACATAATGGACATAGCTTCAAATGAAAAATACATTCCAAGTGCATATTTTTTATATGATTACATTCGAATAAAGGATATACTAACTCTGTTTCTATTGTTTCGAAACATATTATACATTCATCTTCCATATACTATAATATTCGAGATTTTGCTAAATTTTACATAGTATAAGTATTATAGAACTATGTAAAATAAATTCGCTTAAATGAAACGAGGAGGGTTTCTTGTCACCCAAACCGGTCTGGATTGTTGCACGGTTGTGTAAAGGGGCATTGTCAAGAAAGCCTGTGTTTGTCTAGACCCACGAACTTGGTAAGCGCGGGCCTGGGCAACACTGGCGGTTTCAGTAGGGACAAGACCAGCCATTTGAGGTCCAGCTTGGTTTCCATTGGTTTGAGCGGTAGATACTGCGATAGAACGAGGATAACTTGTAGAGAATCCGTGACCCATGATATATAGTCTAAATATATTTTAATTTCAAAAAAATTGATTCTTTAAAAACGACTGGAATATATTTCACATAATAGACCATGGATGACGATATTATTATTCGAAAAAACGAGAAGGGCGAGGATGTATTTGTATTTGATCCTTATAACACAGAAAACGTCGAAATCACTAAATCTGAAGTACAAGGAGTACTCAGAAATTACGGGATAAATGTTGATGTTTATAACTTCGAACTCTATAAACGCGCTTTTGTACATCGGTCATACACCAAACAACCAGAACTGATAAATAACGAAAAAAATATAATCATTGCGGCTAAACCTGAGAACACTTTGGAACTTCATACAAAATCGAATGAGCGATTGGAATTCATCGGCGATGGCGTGCTTGAATGTATTACTAAATATTACTTGTATCGACGCTTCCCGAAGGAAAATGAGGGATTTATGACAGAGAAAAAAATCGCGCTTGTCAAAAATGAATCTATAGGTAGAATCGCCTTGGAAATGGGATTACATAAATGGTTGATTTTGTCTAAAAACGCGGAGTCCAAACAAATTCGCACAAATGTCAAAAAACTTGGTTGTTTGTTTGAATCATTTATCGGTGCCATGTTTCTCGACTTCAATCGCATTCAGGTTCATGATGACGAAAAATGGTTCGATAATCTATTTGTTGTTGGACCGGGCTTTCAGATGGTACAAATATTTGTTGAATCCATTTTTGAAAAACACGTCGATTGGATAAACCTGATTCAAAATGATGATAACTACAAAAACATATTGCAAGTGCGAATTCAGAAGGAGTTCAAGGTCACGCCATATTATATGGAAATACAGGAATTCAGTACAGATAGAGGATACAATATGGGTGTGTTTCTCTGTTTAGGGCAAAGTACCCATAATTTATCTCTTATTCATTCTAAATCAGTCAAAGGATTCAGAAATTTTGGACATATTCATCAATGCATGGCAGAATCGTCTAAAGTATTCATATTGCTTGGTTCCGGAACCCATAAAATTAAGAAAAAGGCTGAACAGATTGCTTGCGAAAATGCATTGACTAATATACAGGGGTTTTAAACCTTAGTATTTGTATCTACACTTGCATCCACAATCGCGTCTAAATTTTTTACTTGTTCTTTGACTTGCTCTTGTATTGCTTCTTTGACTTTCTCCTCGACTTTTTCTTGGACTTGTTCTTTGACATCTTCGATTTTTTCTTTTGCTTCTTCGACCTTATCTTTGACATCTTCGATTTTTTCTTTCGCTTCTTCGACCTTATCTTTGACATCTTCGATTTTTTCTTTCGCTTCTTCGACCTTATCTTTGACATCTTCGATTTTTTCTTTCGCTTCTTCGACCTTATCTTGAACCTGTTCTTTCGCTTCTTCGACCTTATCTTGAACCTGTTCTTTGACATCTTCGATTTTTTCTTTTGCTTCTTCGACCTTATCCTGAACCTGTTCTTTGACATCTTCGATTTTTTCTTTCACTTCTTGAACTTGTTCTTGGACAGAATCGATAGTTTCGTCAACAAGTGCTTCAACATTTGATAAATCAATCACCATGTTTGACGGGTCTATAATTTGTTTCAACACAATAGAACAACATCTAAGGTAGTTCATTATATATTATTATACTATTTATTTATCATAAGTAGAATATTACGCGATTGTACAATTTTCATATAAAGCATATTTTTCTGTTACTATATTATATAGTTTATGTCTTATTTAGAACGACTTCAAGTCAAAAATACACCTAAAAGTGATATTTCTTTTACAATAAAACTTGTAGGTGATAAACCTAAAGAAAAAAAAGAAAAGGTGGATTTGAAAGAGTATAATGAATATGGTGAGGTTGAAGCAGACTATGACTTTGAAGAATCAGATAGTAGCGCTACTAAAGAAGGAGACACAAATAAACCAGAGGACACAGATAAATCACTGGAAACGGATAAATCACCGGAAACAGATAAACCACCAATCATTGCATTTTTTGTTGATAAAACAAAAGAAACACAGATTGATAGAAATCTGGTTTTAGCAAAGATAAAACGCGGTGTTCCTACTAAAGAAATTCAGGAGGACAAGGAGGAAGTTAAAAAAGACGAAATCGACGACATTGTATCAGAGCCACTAGATGAAAACAAAATAGTAAAAAAGAAAAAAAAGGTAGTAATCAAGAAGATAACACCCGATGAAGCTATAGACGAAGAACCAAAAAAGGAGGTAGTTATTAAAAAAAGAGGTCGCAAAGTGGCGCCTAAAACAATTTCATTGGTTAAAATCGGCGAAGCCGTAGTGGATGGCACAACCATCAACGATAGATTGCCTAAAACTAAAGAAAAATATATATACAAGACACCTTCTTATTACATGAATAACCGTAAAATGTTTGTCCAAAAAATTACTCAAATGCTACAACCACATTTAAAAGAACTGGAAGAAAGTGGGCTAAACGATAAGGGCGATTACGACCTATTTGTCCATCAAAAAATAGTACGTGATTATCTAAATAACCACACCCCGTATCGCGGTCTATTATTACTACATGGTCTAGGTTCTGGAAAAACATGTACTAGTATCGCAATTACTGAAGGTATGAAAAGCGACCGCAAAGTATTTATCATGACACCCGCATCATTAAAGGCAAATTTTTTCGGTGAATTAAAGAAGTGTGGCGACCCATTGTTCAGAAAAAATCAGCATTGGGATTTCATATCTATAAGTGGAAAGCCAAAAATGGTCGATGTGTTATCAAGCGCATTGTCTCTGCCAAAAGAATTTATAGAATCTCAACAAGGTGCATGGTTAGTTGATGTTACTAAACCCGGGAATTTGTCTTCATTGAATGCTCAACAACAAAAACAACTCGACGAACAACTCAACGAAATGATTCGTGTAAAATATATCGACATTAATTACAATGGTTTAACAACACGCCTTTTCAATGAACTGACCGAAAATGAAACTATCAATCCGTTCGACCATAGCGTTGTAGTCATTGATGAGGCACACAATTTTGTCAGTCGCATCATAAACAAAATAAAATCATCCGAAAGTTTATCACAAAAAATGTACGAACTGCTTCTTAGCGCCACTGACCTCAAAGTTGTATTGTTGTCAGGAACACCTATTATCAATTATCCCAATGAAATTGGGGTTCTATACAATATATTGCGCGGTTATATCAAAACATGGGAATTTCCAATCACAGTTAAATCCTCCGAAAAGGTCAATAAAGAAGCAATATTGGGAATGTTTGAACGAGCGAATTTCCGCACATATGATTTCGTGGATTATGGAGGTAATACACTCACCATCACCCGAAACCCATTTGGGTTTATAAACGCAAAGAAACGCGGAAAACAAAGTGAAGATATTACCGAAAATTATGGCGGTGTGAAGCTAGATAACACCGGTAATATCAGCGATGAAGACTTTGTTAGAACCGTATTGGCGATTTTAAATAAAAATGGTCTACAGGTATCTGACAAACAAGTAGAATTGACAAATAATAAATGCTTACCTGACTTGTCGGATGATTTCATGGGTTCATTTATAGACAGTGATGCTCTGGTGTTGAAAAATGAAAATGTATTGAAGCGTCGCATTCTTGGTTTAACATCCTTTTTCCGCAGTGCCGACGAATCATTGTTGCCGTCATTTGTCATGGATGAAGACCGTATTTTTCATATTGTTGCGTGCGAAATGAGTGACTATCAATTTGGAATATATGAAAAAATACGCAAAGATGAAGCCGATAAAGAGAAACAGTCTCGAAGGCGGAAGAAGAAGGGTAATGCAGATGAATTGTATCAAGTTGCTTCGAGTTATCGTATTTTCTCCCGCACTTGCTGCAATTTTGCTTTCCCTAAACCTCCTGGACGCCCTATGCCGAGTAAGAAGGACAAAGAAGTCGATGATGATGAGATGTCTATCGATGACTCAGAAGACCAAGATTACAAAGAACAAATTCAGCGCACATTATCTTATTTGAATGACCATGCTCGGGATTTTTTAATACCAGATTTCCTCGATGTTTACAGTCCCAAATTCTGTGAAATTTTAGAAAACGTACAAAATCGCGAACACGTAGGGTTACATTTGATATACAGTCAGTTCCGTACATTAGAAGGTATCGGTATTTTTAAACTCATATTGGACGCGAACGGATTTTCACAATTCAAAATTCAAAAGACTGGTTCAACATATGAACTTCATCCAGATAATAACTATGACAAACCCAATTATTTCCTATATACCGGAACTGAAGATGCCGAAGAGAAGGAAGTGCTGTTGAATATTTATAACAGTAATTGGGATGTTGTACCCGGCACCATCGTAGATGAACTTCGCAAAAAACAAGAGAACAATTTCTTTGGAGAAGTGATAAAGATTATGATGATTACTTCATCAGGTGCTGAGGGAATTAACTTGAAAAATACGCGGTTTGTACATATTATGGAGCCTTATTGGAATATGGTGCGTTTAGAGCAGGTTATTGGTCGTGCTAGACGCATTAACAGTCACATGGATTTACCCGAAAAATATCGCAATGTTCAAGTGTTTTTGTATATGAGCACTTTGACGGAAGAGCAAAGAACCGACGAAGACCATAAAGAACTCATTCGACGTGATGTGAGCAAATTGGATAAGAAAACCCCGCTTACTACGGACGAGTATTTATATGAGATATCGAATGTTAAACATGGTATTAACAAGCAAATTTTAACGGCGATTACTGAGACTGCAATGGATTGCTCGTTACATAATAAAGATGTTACTTGTTTCAATTATGGCAAAATCACGTCGAATATGTTTGGCAGTTACCCATCTTTGTTTGAGGACGAGCAACAGAAAGAGACCACTAAGAAACAGAAACTGAAACTGAAAAAGGTTACATTGGATGGTGTGGCGTATGCGGTAAATACAGGTACAGGTGAAGTATATACCATGCAGAGCTACGAGAAGTTAAAGAAACATCCTGATGAAAAACTTGACTATGTTGGACAGCTTGTCAAGAAAGGTTCAAAGTTCGCTATTGAACGGAAAGAATAAATGTAAAATCTTATATTATTTGCGAAAGCGTAAATAATATGTTGCTTCCCTCCCTCCTCTCCCTCCTCTCCCTCCTCTCCCTGGCTTCCCTCCCTCCTCTCCCTTGCTTCCCTCCCTTCCCTCTTGTCGCTTGGCTTATTGATAAAATCCCAAATTCATCCTCATTATTCCAATTACCTAACATAAAACAAATGCAATATCATCAGAAAAATATAATATTTACTAATAATTATTGATTCTCAGTCTCATTCAAAAACCTTGAAAAAAACCATGGAGACTCGGTGAACTTTTTTCGAAAAATGGACATTTTTAAAATGTCCAAAATCAGAAAAAGTATAGGAGAGTTTTCATGATAATTTCAAAAATGTGTTTTGTGAGCATAATGCTTTGATTTACAAACAAAGAAGAAAAAAGTTGTGACTGAAAAATTTTCGGCGGTAATTTCTCGGCATTTTTTTCTTTATCCAATTTAGGATAATGGTGGATAACGAAAAAATGCCGAAAAATGCCGATTTTTTTTGCTGTGAAGTTTGTGACTTCATATGCTCTAAACAGAGTAACTATAACGCTCATTTATTGACACTGAAACACCGAAGGATAACGAAGGATAACAAAAAAATGCCAAAAAATGCCGCACCATATATTTGCGACGATTGTGGTCAGCAGTACAAATACTCGTCAGGTTTAAGTAAACACAAGAAAAAATGTATGATTAAGGATGAGACCCAAGCTTTATCAATCGTTACCAAAGACGTTGATTATAAGGAGTTAATGCTGCGAGCTATGGAGCAAATGGCGAGTCAGCATCAAATAATTTCTGAAATGCACAGTGAAATGAGGAAGAAAGATGAGCTAATGGGGCAGATGATTGATAAGGTTGGCACGACAAATAACACGACAAACAATAATACAAATAACTTCAACATTAATATGTTTCTCAACGAAACGTGCAAAAACGCAATTAATTTCTCAGATTTCATTGACCGCATTGAAGTCAGTCACGATGACTTAGAAAACAACGCACAATTGGGTTTTGTTAATGGAATGACAAAGATTCTCATGGACAACCTCAAATTGCTGACACTTCATGAGCGGCCGATTCATTGTACTGACGTGAAACGTGAGACACTTTATATCAAGGACCGAGATGTATGGAATAAGGACGATTCAACAGTAAAACTGGAGAATGCAATACAGGAGGTTTCTAGAAAAAGTATGAAATCACTAATCGAGTGGAAACAAACAAATCCGGAATATAAAAATATGGACTCGGAATTCTCGAAAAAGTGTATCCCTATGCAGCTAAATTCGACCGGGTTATGCAACAAGGCAACGTTCTATCCTAAGATAATTCATCATTTAGCATGTGAAAATAGTATATCACATTTAAAAAATTCTAAGAATTGAGGTTTCACACGAATATGAATCCATAACTTTGTAAAAACGTTCGCAAATCCGAAGTTTGTTTATCAAATTGTATAATATCATATTGATTATTTTTACTGATGCAAAACAATTCACATGTATCATATAATACGTCTTCAACGATTGACTTCTTTATCAAGTAGTCATCGAATGAACATATTTCAGTTTGATTTTTGTAATTCGCAAAGTTCTTAAACATTTGTTGCAACGTGAGCTTTTTATTTACGTTATAATCTGTTCCGCATGGTACAGTGAAGTACCGAAACTCAGTCAAATTCATATCTAAATCGCGCAAAATACTCACAGTATCATACATTACTACGCTGTGATTTAACAGACTAATAAACCGCAACACACGAGTACATCCATAAAGAAACATGTCCATATCGTCGCTTAAACATGCCCATGCCGTGCCATTAATAACCATTTCGCAACATACGACATCCGCTTCTTCCGGTGCATGAATGTAACTCACACCGTGTAGTTCCATGAGACGTTTTACACATTGAATATGACAATCGCGGATACGAATGAAATCTTTTTTAAGAGACTCCATCTTGTTCATAATAGACTTTTTTTCTTCTTCGGTGGTTTCATCTGAAATCGATTCTTGGAGCTCGTAGAATTTATGCTCGGCGTCCTTTTTATTTTGTTTTCTTTGTCTCAGTGTATCCATTTTCTCAGACGGAGGTTTGCCATCAAATACGAAAATTGGTGTTATTTTGTAGTATAAAAGCAGTGAAATCAACAAATAGAAGTGTTCAATGAGTTTATCTTGCCCGAGGAATTTGTATAGGTAAATGCTTGTATCGATAACAATCGTCTTATTTTCAATATCGCGCAAATACATTTTATGAATTGAATCTTTTTTACACTTATCAACGAGTAGTTTATTCAGATGAGGAATTCCCATTAGTTTATAATAGATTTATTATATATTATAAAACACTTCAATTTTTTATGATTATCCCATTTCATATAGGCTCATACGCATAGTATTATTGACAAATTTATTTCCGCTTTTCATCTTTTGGATATGATGAATGTTTTTCAGCAATATTGGATGCATGTGTAACTTTTCAATGAGGTTACCGAATGAAGTAAGCACGCGTTTCGATTTCTTGAATAATATGGATTGATTTTCTTTATCGCACCACTCGATAAAAATATTCATGAAGCACATCATAATTGATTTAAGTACATAATATGATATGACATATGTATTTTCTTTGTAAATCTGGCGCTCATTCTTCAAATCCATGTACGTTAAACCATATGTATCAAGGATTTTATTCAATTGAAACAAAGAAAAGTGTGCTTCATACATCAACATCTTGTCCATTTTCCTGACAATGAGCGGATAATTTTCTTTGACTTTTGTACCGAAAAATGCAACAAATAATACGTTTATAATTTCCGCCCACATTTCACAGTATGTTTCATATACACGTATATCGTATTTTTTTACAGGAAATAAACTGGCAACTTTTGCTTCTATTGTACTGTTGTCCATACAAACGAAATCGAGTCCCATGCTATGAAATGTTTCGTGAATAAGCACTTTAAACCACTCTTCTTTGCGAAATATCGAAATATTAGTCGCACTTTGACATGCATATGTGTAGGCAGTATTCACATGAACCGCATCAAATGTTTTTCGTTTTGGTGGCTTTTGTTTTTTATGTTCAGTAAAAGCGATATTAATAGTCAATTCTTTGGCATATTGTGTTTGAGCCAGAGAATTTGCCACGTATAACCAACAATAAATATACTTTAATCTCTTTCTACAAATCGAAACACACTCGGTTTTTAAAGAAGCGTTCGGAAAAAACATGTGCAAAATAAATTTGCGATGTCCAATGGTGAATTCGAAGTTGAATTGTTTATTGTATTTCAATTTCACGTCATTATGTATTTCTTGCAAAGATTCGTCGAAATTCGCCATCTCATTTATACCAGACGAGGGAAAATATTCTTTAATCTTTGACAAATCTTGTTGATTTGCCTCATACAATAAATCGTATATTTTTTTCATGAATGCAACATTACCATCCGTCAAGTGGAATTTTTTTAACTTATAATTATCTATGAAGTCTTCCAGTATTTCTGAATCTTGTGATAGTTTCATATTATATTAAGGCTATATTTTTTTGACGAATCGATACATAGCATGCAAAAAATTGTTATACCTACTCCTAGCTAAATGTATTCTAATATTAATCGCGCTACGTCATAGTAAAACACTCGATTTACTGCACACGCGATGAATCTACCAATATGGTCGTTGTATTTATTTAATGTGTTTATGCACATCAATATGTACTTTGTGTCGCGTTCGTTAAATGTGTTTTTGTTCAACACCGATTGTAACTCACCAATTAGTCTCTCCTTCAGTTTCGATGTAGTTCGCCATAGTATCATCTCGCGATATGTGAAAGTCGCATATTTGTGATTCTGGAGGAACATGAAAATACTCCTAATGGATTTCGCTCTGCGCAAAATGTGCCATTTTTTCATGGTAGATTTCACAATTTCGGACTGTTCTTGGTAATTGGAATTATATCCTTTTTCGATATCACACAAACGACTGTAATAACGATGTTTTACCACCAGTTTGTCAATGAAGTACCTCGGCACATGTACGTTATTTGGCATATTCGTGTAATCACGGTTGTATATTGTACGAACACTGTTGAGTCGGAAAATAAAATCAATTTTTTACATCATTTGTGAGAGATTTTCGATGTACTTTCTAGTAACATAGTCAATCATTTCTCCAAATAAATGGGCAAGCTCTTCATCACTTATTAAATCATCTACAACATCCAGTCTGTCGATAGAACTTCTGACATTTTGTATGAAGAGTCCATTATCACTGAGTGTGTTGGTATTGCCTACAGTTTGTTGGGGAAACTGTTTTTCAAAAACCAATATCATCACTCTCATGGTTGTTTGCATGTCTTTATGAAAAGCCGGCTTATTTGGGTTATTTGATGTATTTACTAAATCGTAGTTGGCAAAAAGTAATTGTGTAATTTGGATGAGAATTTCCCACCCCTGTACTATATCACCTTGTTCCATCGCAGAAACCACTTGGTCATGTAGGCGTGAAATTTCGTTATCTTGACCCATTGCGTATTTTTTATACGTAAAATAACCTACATATAAAATATATCAATTTTTTTCGAGTTTTTGGCGTACTTCCATAAGTTCAACATCGGGTTCAGGTGAGTTTCCGCGTTGAAAATGTACTAATTTTGCGGGCGAAGTTTGTACAAGTAAATTGCGCAGTTCTTCGTGTTGAGAAAATTTGGCCTCGATTGCCTTTTTCTTCTCTTCGAGATTGCGTTCGCTGTAAAAGTCGGGGTCGATGCGCATGGAACTAGATTTTTTCCCTTTTTCCAAGGGTTTTTTAGAAATATCACTGTCACTATCCAAAGAAAACGAATAATAATAGTCAGGGTGCCCTTTTTTATACTTTGCTGCATTATAGTAATGTTCAACAGAGGCCCATTTGCGACCATCAAGTGTAAATGGAGCTTTCAAGTAAGTATGGTCGAGCTTTTTCCGCCAATCTTTGATTTTTGCTAAGGATTTGAATGCCGCCATTTTCTTTTTCGGTGTTTTCTCGCCGGAACCTTCGCCTGGATAAGCGTCTCGGGAATTCGCATAAAATCGGAACTCCATATCATCTTGAAAAAGGTTGTAATCGGGTTCATCTTCGGAATCATAGTCGTCGATATGCAGTTGTTCTTTCAGGCGCTTAAAGTCTTCGATTGAATCATATATACCCGAATTTTTCTCCATGCACTTATTCATAATCAATGATTTTATGTCATACGGTATTTCGCGATATACTAGCATATGTTTTTGCTTGTAAGACACTAATTTGTAGCGTTTATTTGCATGAGTCACAATAATATAGAAGTCGGGTTGAAAAATCGTCGATATTTTATCTCCACAGAACAATACGCCGTCTAGGTCACCAGATTGGTAAGCTTCTTCGGATAAAATTATGAATTTTACATTGAGAATGCTTTCGAGCAGGTTTATAATCCACGGTTCGGTCCAACATTTCTCGGTTTTCACGTAGTCAATAAATTCATCATAATTTCGGATGTTTGACATGAAACTGAAATGTTCTTTGATGAAATCTTCATTTTCTTTTAATTTTTTGCGCAATTCCTTGACAATTTTACTACATTCTTTGGCCTTTTCGACTATTTCTAAATGCTCTTGTTTCGTCTTGATATGCTTAATGCGTTGCTTATATTGTTTGATAGCATTTTCTTGTTTTTCGATTTCTTTGCGGAATTCACCGATTTCGTCATCTATGTCGAGATATATTTGTCGATATGTTTCAAAGACGTCTTTATTCACTTTGGCACTTACTGCATTACGTAATTTCGAAATACTGGTATTTTTACCGACTTGTTTGAAAGCATCGCGTACAACAGCAAAGAAACAATCACCATTGCCTTCATTTTCTAATATAGAATAATTATTATTTTTCATGAATCTTTGTACCCAGTTATTGTTGCTCGATTCTTTGAATCGTTTTTTATTTTCTTTTGCATCGCTCTTGGATTCCTCTGACAACATATTCGGCATATTTTTATTGACATCTAGTTCAAAAAGTTCATCTTCCGATGATTTTTTAGAATTCTTTGATTCTTTGACTTTTATATCGAAAACATCGTCTTCGGATTCATCGATACTTTCAATATCTAAATCGTCTTCTTGGAGAGTTTCGCCGATACATACGGGTTTTTCATCTTCGTCGGGCAATTCTAATTCTAATTTTTGAAAGGATTCCAAATATGGTTTGGTTACAAAGGAAAATAGTAAAGGTTTCACTTGTTGTGCATCGATTTCCTTTTCTTCGTCATATACTGAGGGTAGTTCCTCTAAATAAGTTTCATACACACCAATACGGTCTTTGACTTCTTCGTCAATTACTAAATAAATGGGAAAATATATAATTTTTTTATGTTCATAGTCATGTTTTTTATTCCCGAAAACTACACTTCTGGGAACATTATCGATACTAGGAAACGTCATTTCATAGGCATTACATTCAAAGTCGTCGTCATCATCGTGAATTTCAGTCGTTTCGTCATATACCACATCAGATAATTTTGACTGTACCATATTTGTATATACATATATGGTATAATAGTATCACGTATTAGGCGTAATTTTTTATAGAATCTAATATTTCATTTGGATAATTCATATCTTCTAAAATAAGCAGTGCTCCTTGTATTTTCGAGACGCCCTTTTTCATCTTGTAGGTGTATTTTATTTTACCGTTATCGTCATTTTCGACGTCCATTTTATAGTTTTGCACTTTCTTTGATTTTCCGAGTCTTTTACATATGGAAGTATAATGCGTGGTCAAAATGAAATCCACGTTATCGAAATCCGATATATACTTGAGGAATGCATACGCCGATTTTGTGGCTTCACTGGGGTTTGTACCGGAGAAAAGTTCATCGAAAATGGTGAAATGACGCTTCCCTGGATTCGCCTCGATAACGTCAATAATTTCTTTACATCGTCGTGATTCCGCTTGGAAAAGACTGTCCCGCCCGGAAGTATCTGGAATATTCAAGTAAGAATGAATGTAATCGTATGGATTTATTGTACAAGCGCCGTAAAATCCCACGCCATATTGTTGAGTGAAAATAATATTTAAAGCCGTGGTTTTCAGTTGTGTTGTTTTACCGGAAGCATTGGGACCTGTAATAATCATCTTCTTTGTCTTGTAATCGTTTTTCACGTGTCTTTCATTACAATATGCTGGGTAGTATTGGTTTTTAATGACAGTTTTATCAGAAAAGGTGGCATATTGAATATTTCCTAATAACACATTGTTGTATATACCCCTCAAATTATAAACATACCCCATGAACCCAGCGGAGTATTGAATACTTTTTTCGATGTGCTTATCGTTGTGTATAATATAAAAAGCTTTTAACAAATAGCCAACTTCTCCTATTTTGAATATACTGGGTTTAAACGGCTGTATATTTTCCAGTAGGCAATGCAATCTTTGTAATTTATAGCGATGTTCGTCGAGAGTATGGAGGAAATTCTTATGGGTTGTCAAAGATTGATTATAAATAGTGAATTTTTCCATGGTATTTATAGTATTTTCCAGGTAGTTTTTCATGTTATAAAGATGCGTATTGATAATATTAATATTATTATAGAATCGCATACAAGTATTGACGTTTTGATATATTTGCATACCGTATAGTCCTAAACTAAGCAGAAAATACATGAACGAATTAAAAGTCATTTGTCGTATATTGAATATTTGTCCAATGAAGTGCGATTTGGCAACCGATTGCAAAATTTCCACGTAGCTAGAGAAAGTTAGATTAATGCCTCTGAGTTTCAATATCAAAAACGGTAGAATCATGAAAATAATAGGCAATAATAAGGCCAATACCGGAGCAGACAAATTGATGACGCTCATACCTTGTAGAAAGAATGACGAGTTGTTGAAATGTTTGAACATTTTCCAGTCCATATAGCAGTATTTCTCCAAAAAATATGAGTTTTCTTTGGTTTCTGCCCAAACTGCGAGAAATTCATTACAGCATACATCACATGCATTAAAATATTCCATATTTTGTATGATTTTTTGGTTATTTTCTAAAAACGTAACGTCGGTCGTATATTTGTTATTGGTTTTGATATTTTGTATCATAAATTCATTTTGCGGGTTGCATAAATGTTCGTACATGTTTGCACATGAATCCGTTATAATCTCTAAGTCGGATGCAACATTGTCGGGTATGGTATATACATCCTTTGTTAAATATTCGATAGGGGGTTTGAATTCTTCGTATAACGGAACTGAATTATACGATTCATCTTCAAACATATTCATAATATTGTTAATGTGGTCTTGTAACATATACTAAAACATAAAATATAATGTATGTATTTACGCATTATATTATATCAGTGTCTGAACATTGGCGGGTAACTCTTTGATATTAATCCCATAATGACCCTCGATTTTGCGCATCATAAAAATGTCGTGTTTTGTGACAAAATTAATTGCTAAACCTTTGCGCCCATATCTACCTGAGCGACCAATGGCGTGTAAATATGTATGTACATTGCGAGTTATATCGAAATTAATCACCGTACTGACCTGTTGTATATCGATCCCTCGCGCGGTTATATTTGAAGATATGAGCACACGAAATTCACCATTGCGGAATTTTTTCATGGCCATTTCGCGTTCATGTTTGTCCATGTTCCCATGAATATAATTCACGGGAAATCCATCTTTAACCATGGCGTCATAAAGTTGATTCACCCGTTCAATGGAATTGACGTAAATAATCGATTGATTTACTTGCAAAACCGAAAATAGGTCTTTCAATGTATCGAACTTGTCTTTGTCGTTTTGAATCGCAATATAATATTGCTGAATACACTCCAGTGATAATTTTTCCGGCTCCAACATTATTTTCACAGGATCGTTCATGAAACGGTCGGTCAATTGGAGTACTTCTTCAGGCATTGTGGCGCTAAATAATACGATTTGCCCCGACTTGGGAACATACTGCATAATACTCTGAATACTTTCTTTGAAACCTTTTGACAGCATTGCATCGGCTTCATCTAGGACAAATAGTTCGAGATTATCCAAATTTAATATTTTACGCTGAATCATGTCGAATGTTCTACCGCTAGTACCAATGACAACATGCGGCTTATTTTTCTTGAAGTATTCGACATCTTCTTGAATAGAAGTTCCGCCAATGAGACTCTTAATACGTAGATTCTCGATATTATTACCAATGGACGAAAACACGCCATATACTTGTTTTACTAGCTCATGTGTAGGCACCAACAACAATACTTGAGTAGTATTTTGCTCAACGTCAATGCGCTGTAATGACCCTATTGTGAAAGACCCAGTTTTACCGGTACCTGATTGCGCTTGTGCGACTACGTCATTTTTTCGTATAATAGGCAAAATGGATTGACACTGTATCGGCGTGGGCTTCTCAAACCCATACGCAAAAATACCGCGGACCAAATTTTCATTCAAATTAAGATCTTCCCAATTTTCTATAGTATCTTCTTTTGACGCCATCTAATGTAATTAGTTAGATGGTTTTATATTCATTTGAATAACTACAATAAACATAATGAAAAAATATAGAAAGATGTATATAGTATAATCATGTTGTATTCTTTGAATGATTATGAATCCATCAACGTCGAAAACTTCATTTTATCTCAAGAGGTGATGGACTGTTTGAGCAATTTAGAAAATATTTTGAATGTGGATAAAAAGGATACCTTTTTCGAAAAAAAACCGAAGTCCTGGAATACCCCGAAGACATTTGTGAAAACATCGTTTATGCAGAACATTAGTGATGAAGACAAAATATTTAATGAAATACGAAATAGCTTGAACAAGATGTCATTAAGTAATTATGAGTCACAAAAGGATAAAATACTTGAGAACATAAATAAGTGTGAAGACAAACCGCGTGTTGTTCAAATATTATGTAATGTGGCATATAGTAATAAGGTTTTTTCGGAATTATATGCGAAATTATATAAGGAATTGACAACAATATACGATTTTTTTGTAGAAAATATTCCAATTATGTTGGAAAAGTACAAGAACGAACTAAACACCATTGTTTATAAAGACCCGAATATTGATTACGATGATTATTGTGCATATACAAAGAACAATGATATGTTGCGTGCTTCGTTGTTGTTTTATATTAATCTATTCAAACATGATTTATTGAATCGTGATGATATAACGGAATTGATTGTGTTCATTTTAGATACAATGGATACAAATGTCATCATCGATAACCGTCGCAATGAACTGGAGGAATACGTAGAACAACTGTTTGTTTTGTGTAAAAATGTGAATGTACATATGTGTGGGAATTTTGAACAATTGAAAGCCAAGATAGAACGGTTTTCGAAACTTAAAAATGAGAATGAAATTGTCAGCATGTCATCGCGAGTGAATTTCCGGTGTATGGATATTATGGATAGTTTGAAGTAAAAAATATTACATTTAATAATATATGTAATATTTGATAGATACTGATATATATTGGAAAATATCATATTTTATACATAAGAAATCTTATATATAAAACTGCGCTCTCAACAGGAGTCGAACCTGCGACCTCTCGGTTAACAGCCGAATGCTCTAACCAACTGAGCTATGAGAGCATATATATTTTTTATCATCTATATTTCTATTATCCTTTTAATACATTTACTTCTTGTAAGTCTTACGCGCCTTGGTGTTCTCGGCTTGGGTATCACACATCAACGGGCCGCTCTTAATACCAGAAATATCATCCGCCTTGTACTCATGCTTCTCATCCTCGGTCTTCACCAAATTGAACTCCACGTACTCACCCTGAACCAAAAACTTATAGACAAAGTTATCGTCTCTCACCGATGAATAACCGCGAATGCATGAATAGTGAGCAAAAATATCACGCTCACTGTCGTCACATACGGAGATAAAACCATATCCATTCTTACTATTGAACCACTTAACACGACCTGTCAATCTTTCTGCAGACATATTAGTATAACATATAATACTAATTCTTTTTATATACATTTCAATAAAATATTATAACTAATATATATGAAATATATTTTCTTCTCATTCATCATAATATTATGTATATCGATTTTCATATTCAATGTGTGTTGCATTTGTAAAGAGGGCATGGAGCCAGAAGAAATCCAAGTTGATTTGGATAATATTGAGAAGAATGTCGATAGTTTCTACAAAGATTTATCATGTATATTGAAGAAACAATCGGAATGCGACGAGTCGGAACAGTGTATATACGACAGTGATACTAGAAAGTGTAATCAATTACTTTAATACTCGACTTTTCACATCTTTTACAGTCAAACACGAATTTCCGTCAATTTTGCTCTCAATTGTATTCAATTTAGACATTAATTCGCTATTTGATACGCCGTCGCTCGAAGATGTTGCTCCCTCGACAATAGTCATATTGACTAAAAACATATAAGAAAAAAATGAAATTATGAATAAAAAAATGAAATGTTGTAACTCCATATATATACCTTTCGGACATTTAAATTCTTATAACAATGAATGTAATTTATCGTAATCCGGAAATCCTTCGACGCTGTATAAATAATCAAAGAATTTACACAATGTTGGTTCAAACTCGGCAATGCTTTCGATGCGCTTCAACAATTTTCGGTCTAAATTATTTGGATGTAATACATGTGTATTATTGACATTTTCTATATCATCCCACGGTAATTTACGTTTGACAAATAACAAATAAATATACCCTAATGATATTAAGTCGTCTCGATATGTATAACTCTTCCCATCGTGAATAAAATAACTAATAAATCGCGGAGTACCAATAATATGCTCGCGTTCTTTATCACCCGTAGAAACATAAGTGGCTAATCCGAAATCGATTAATATTACATTCCCTTCATGTATCATGAAATTCTGGGGTTTCACATCGCAATGGACTATATCATGATAATGAATATGATGTAAAACATCGATGCATTTACCCATGATGATTTTTATGTGTTCCAAAGAAGGCTTCTTTTTTTCGATATAATCGTACAAGTCATAACTATAAAACGGAATAATTAGATAGAATAAATCTTCGTCTTTGCCATAATAGATAACCGGGGGTACATTTTTCACGGATTTTTGATGCAAATAATTCAATATGGTGGATTCGCGACGTAACATATTGAATGATGAAGTGTTTTGTTTGACTGCTACGTAATTTCCATTGCGCTTATGTTGCGCTTTAAAAACATTTCCGAATTTACCTTCCCCCAAATGGTCGAGGAATTCGTATTTGTCCATATTATTTCCATGGAACATTATCTTTATTAAATTTCATATTAGATTTAAGATGGTGTAAAAGTAGCCAGAAATTATATTTTTGTGATTCTTTGTCTAATCCCAGGATATAATCCAATTGTTCTTTGACATAATCATTATATTTCCGATGACCACCGGTATGAATCATAGTGCTGGGATGCAGATAAAATCGATATTTAGCCCGAGTGTTTGGCATTATATAGAGATTTTTACTGCAGTGTACATCAAAGTTGAGTATTTCCATTAGTTCATGATGTTTCCATTGTTTGGGTATTATATGATGATCTTCGACGTAGCCAGTATATTCTTTGTTTCGCTTAAAATTCTTGCGATAAACACTGCGATATCGGAAAAAATCACGTTGAGTACTCATTTTCATACCGATGTTTGGACGAATTAAATATAAGAAGCACGGTACTCCAATGTATCTGAACCACATTGCTATAATAATAATAAAGAAATTACTTAATTATTATTTTCTTTGTTTTAACGACTACGAAGACTAATAATACGGACGAACAGGTTGAGCACATCTAAGAAAAAGGATATGCTAGTTTTGGGATAATTCGGCATTTTGGTACATTTATCGGCAAGTTGAAATACGCGAGAAGTATCATACGAAACGAACCCGGAAAAAATCACGATGACAATATAGGATACCATTCGATGCATCTGAGAAAACGCATATCCTTTATTGAAAAAAGCGTTGAATATTTCGAATATGATGATAACCAATAATGCTATCAATAGTGAGGACATTGCTTGGCTATACGTATCTTTGAAAAATTGAGGATTAACATAAACTAACATAGACATAAAAGCAAAGATAAGTGAGACGATTAATATAGTGCTGCTAATATAATCTTTGAATATGGGCGATTTCAAATAAATCCAGAAGGTACCGGAAATAGATAATACAAAGAGGACCCAGAATATATGACTGTAAATGACTTGTGACATGGAGCTCTGAAAATTAGGCTGGAAAGATATGGCTACAATGAATAAAATGGAGCATATAAATAGAAGAAGTGGATTAATATTGTATTTTTCCCATCCAATATAACTGGACAATATACCTAAGATTATGATACTTAATGCTAAATATAGATATACATTTATGACGTAATTATCGCACGTGGGCTTGCCGTTTTTAAACCCCATTAATTTGATTAAATACGCAAAGAAGACAACCGCTAGTCCGAGACTGTATTTGGTGATTTCGTTTTGATTCATATATTTATTGTTTATATTTTTATTTTTCTTCTAATAAAAATATATATGGATTATTTGGAAAAGGTGAAAATACCCGTTTATTCATTCTTAATATTTTTCATTTATGCGTCGTATTTTTTAGCATTCTTTGGTTTATATTATGTGAGTCCTGATTTGCTGAATTCATTTCGATACGCAATAACATTTTTCATATGTATGTTCTTAATCATCCGGTTTAACCCGTTTCAGAAACACGAGCTGCGATATTTTGACGATAAGCTTATATTTGGCAGTGGTCTGATTTTACTGTCGAATTTAGGATTTGAACTATATTTTACAAAGATTGAAGATAAAACGAAGTCAATAATGCAAAATATAATAAAGTAAATTCTATAGATGTATATCATGGACTATAGGCAAATACTCAAAGAAACTCGCAAGGATGAATCTTTGAAGTCGGACCTAAATATCGACGAAATTGTCAAAGATATGAATTTACAAATCGACTTGGATACACTGATACAAGAGAAAATTGATGTATTAAAAACTTTGGAAATTACCACAAAAGACGCTAAAGAAATGCTCGAAAAACTGGAATGCTATCGGTATATTGATGATATTTACAAGTTTGAACGCGGGCGATTTGTTCGATGGATAAATGCAAAGAACAAACTAATGAGTGGCGCAATATGTGTTGATATTGCTTTCACAAGTACGGGTACTAATATTGTGTGTAAAAATAACAATGGCAGTCGGATATTTCAATTAAAGTTCGACAACAATCATTTTTTTCAACTATTGACAGAAGATGAGCAAATGGTTTTGGCAGTTAGTGAGAAAATACAACTCACTTAATTATTTCATTTTATACTATTATGAATTAATGTATAAATATAGAAATTAAATCATACATAATACAATGATAGGATATGCATATATATTTTTATATTTTTTTATAACACAGGTGTTTTCGATATATATAAAAAAATACAATATATTTATATCGAATAAACACAAAAAACAGTACAATATAGTAATATGTGGTTTGTCGCTTATTTTAACAATAAAATCATATTATATTGTATCTAATAAATCATTTTTCGATATTTCGTGTTATACTATTGTCGATGAGCATTTTAATAAATATCGATATCTATTTTTTGTTTTGAAATTTATAGAATGGTTTGACACAGCATTGTTACTACAAAAATTCAACGGTAATATTTCGAAAATATCCAATTTACATTATTACCATCATGCAATTGTACCGACAATGACGTATTATGGTATGTATCAACCAGGTGAATTATTTGTATATTTAACAAATAGCTTTGCGCATTTTTTGATGTATGGCTATTATGCATTTCCAGAAATATTATTTCCAGTAAAATCATTCATTACATGTTATCAATATTTACAACATATGTTTATGTTATTTGTAATAATATATCAATTTACGAATTCATGTGACGTAACGTATCCTATTATGAATGTAATTGGTTATTCTTTCTTTTTATATGAGTATATGAAATTGATTTTTCCTATGGTACATTCGATATTTATAAAAATATATTCTAATGCGTCAAATATAAATGTATTTTCATCATGTTTATTCTTATTAAATACTCTATATTTATGCTTTAAAAATGATATAGTATATAGAAATTCATTCTTTTTACTGACATTATCATCTATTATGGCTCATCAAACATATAACAAAACAATTGTACTAATTGATAAATTATTTGTACTGAATATTGTGTTTCAAGGAGGAATACGTTATTTTCAGTTCTATGACCGTAGTTTAATTCACAGTTTATTTGTATTACTTAACTTTTTAATTACAATATATCTCTATTGTTATGGTTATATGCAATCCAAATTTAGCTTCGATAAAGATATATCAAAATCGCATTTTTATCATGCCATTCTACATTTATGTAGTTCATTGGGTCATTTGAGTATCATTTATTTGCTTGATTAAATATACCATCGTCAATATTATTATAATTATTTATAATAAAATAGAATTACTTTTTCTGAAATTTCTGGATACATTCCCAAATTTTCGCGCTCTCGGGAATATTGAAACATCCACGTCTTTGCGCCATATTGATGAAACTCACTAGTAAATTCAATGCGTCATGTTCGTTTCTAACAGGGATGTCCAATAACGATGGTTCAGGAACTTGAGTACCAGATGGGTCCATTATAACAAAGTATATATGTAACTTCTATATGGTATATTACATATATAATTTAACGCCCCGAAGAGCCAAACCCGCGACTTCCTCGCTCTGATGCAACGAGTTCATCTTCATTCACGAGTTTCACAAAGAAGGGACACAATGATGGGTGACAAATCTGCACAATACGCATACTTTTTTCTACAACACAGTCTTCAATCCCACGAACGGCGGCAATTATATTACCTCTATATCCGGAGTCAATTATGCCTACATGGTTCGCCAACATAATCGGCATCTTCGACATACTTGAACGAGCATAAAGATGAAATCCTACACAGACGCCATTTGTCTCCATCATTGTTTTCACTTGCATATCCACGAAAGTGACTTTATCGCGCTTAATATCGTAGTTCATAGGCACAAATAGGTCAAAACCTGAATCAGGGAATTGATTGTTTTTGACATTATTATTATGCGCTTCAACCTTGTTTTTATAAATATCATATAACTCGTTATCATTAACGCACATACATAGTGTTGGGATGTCACTCATATATAATTACTTTGTCTGATTATTTTTATATTCTTTATACGATATTTTTATTGGCTCCTTGTACGTTACTTCATTGATGTCGTCTATTTTCTTTGATTTAGCTAAAGCGCTATCTATATAAATTTCCTTCAACAATTTCCCGACAAGCACTGAAGCCTCATGTTGGTCCGCTTCGCCTTTTTCTATTAAGGCCAAAGTATTTAATAGTCGCTCCATCAATACAAGATTCAATTCATCATTGCATAGTTTATGAAATATATCGGTGTAGTTCAAGTATAAAAAGTTACATTTCTGGACACACAAATCTTTGAAATTGGATTCCATCCCATGTTTTGTTTTAAGCGAAAGGAAAGACTGTATATCTTTGAATATAAGTTCGGAGTGTTTCAATGTGCGAATTTTTTCGGTGTTGTCGTCGCAATTACTTTCACTGATGAGTTTCTTCAAATCCAAACGCTCCTTAGAATTCATGTATATATATGAAATATAAGACTTTTTTATGTATTTTATTTATATATGAATTATTATTATCTACAACCTAAAGCATTGTATGTTAAATATGGTCTAGTTGCCTTATTTATTGCATTGTTTATAATAATTGTACTGGGTGGCTATGTATATATGCTGTCAAATTGGAACGACATTAAATGTAAAAATGGTAATTTCTATGTAGCGCCATTGTTTTTTCAAGATACTGACGAAACTATGAACTTTTGTTTTTCAAGTAAAATACAATCATCAATCGAGTCAAAGAGTGCAAATAACCAATCGGCAATAAATACAATGAAGGGAAATGTTTCATCGTTATCAAATAAAATACAGAGCATGGACGGCACTTCACAAGTACTTAAGACCGAAACGGAATCAAAATTATCGAGCGTTACAGCAATTTTGAAGCAAAATGTGGATTATGTCAAAAATGCTTTATCCACAATATTGGGTGCCATATATATTAGTACAAATTTAAATAAAGGTGCATTAACGTCTTATGAAGATTTACAGAAAAGTGAAATCGCAAACATTATTGACAACTATAATAATATAAGCGCATAATATAATATAGTATTAAATGACTACAATAACAAATGTCGAAATAAGTGGCTTAAACATGACCTTAAATTCAATAATTGCTATAGGTATAGTATTGGTTATTACATTTTTGATATACTATAATTATACCCGTATATATCATAACATTTATAAGAATGACCCTAGTAGATATTACCATGATATTCGCAGTTGGTACAATCGTGCATTCGAACAAGAAGACACGTATTTAGATACATTAGTAGAAGATCAAGTTGAACAGAACCAGGCAGATTTTAATAAAACATTGGATGATTTAGATATGCTTATACGTAACACCAATAAAAATAGCGAAGCTTTAGATAGAAGAATAAAAGAAGAAATTATCGCCAGGTTAATGAAGTATTCCGCTGATACAAATGCAACAAATGAACAAATTGTACAAGTGAATGAACTTATTTCGAAGGTTAGTGAAGTGCAATCTCAAAATGCTACTGCTTTAGATGAAATAAAAGAAATGTATGTCGATAAAATATACAAATATTTAGATGATTTGACACATTCTTTGAAAGTAATACAATACCAATATAATATTGCATCTGTCACACAAAACATGAACAGTGCTCGCAAACAATTGGAGGATTTATATGGTTCAATTTATGGAACTATGTCGAAATATAGTGATTTCATAGTCGCATACGTAGATAGTAATTTCAAAATGGAAAATGTGCCTGCTTTCAAAACGCGCAAAATAGATAATAATTCCAATCAGAATTTCGATAAGATTAATAATACATTTATGATGGCGGGTTATACAAATATGTAATAAATAAAATACATTTATTATATATAAATGAATACACGAAATGTTGTAATCGTAGTGTTGGTGTTATTATTGGTTTTGACACTTTTATGTGGATGTAACAAGAAAGAGGTTGTGCCATATGAGGGGTTTGGTAAGAAGGAAAAAGAAGAAATAATGGAGGCAAGCGGTAATATCAAAGAAATGGTCGATGAAAACTCCGACAAGATCGAGGCAAAACTAGACGAACTCAAACAATCGGTAGATGAACTTAAAAAGAATAATAAAGAAGGATTTTCTGTCCGTTATGAAGGACTTACATCACTGAATAACTATGATTCTTACACGTGCCAAAGGTGTGATAATTGTATGTCTGGGTGTGCATGCAACGCTTAACAATATAATTCATAAAATTATTTACGTAGCTTTGTAAATAATTTTATTTTTTGTTTATGTATTCATTTTTTATCTTTTATGCGTTTCATCATTTATGCAGGGGTAGCCTTAATGAAATGATGCTTCATGTATCTCTGAAGGTTGAAGTATGTGAGCTCCTCACCCTTTCCGATGTTGAGAAGCTTGGTAAGCGGACCATCGGGGTGGATTCTGCGACCATTCTCCTTATCCTGTAGCTGCTTGCTTCTAATGTATGTGTTAATCTCCTTGCTCACCTCGGTACGGGCCATCTCGGAACCAATGGCCTTTCCAAGGAACTGGGCAAGCTCGTCGCTGATTCTGGTAGGCTTAACGAATCCAGAAGGGGCTCTGTTAGTAGAAACCTTTCTTCTCTTTCCAGACTTCTTGGCGGCATTCTTAAGCTCTCTTGAAACGGTCTTCTCAAGAGTCTTGAAATCAGTCTTCAAAGAAGAAAAGAGGTTAGCAAGCTGAGTCATCTTAGCGTTGAAATCAGTGAGCTTGGTGAAGACAGTGCTCTCAGGAGTCTCCTCAACAGGAGCCTCTACCTCGACTGGCTTAGGGGTCTCGACGGGAGCAGCGACAGCCTCCTTCTTGGAAGACTTCTTAGCCTTGACAGTGTTCTCAGGGGCAGCAGTAGCAGTGGGCTTTTCAGACTTGGTAGTACGGACCATTTCCTATATGGATAATAATACATGTTCTATTTATATTGTTTATTAAATTATATTTTATACACGGTATTTAGACACAAAAAAATTGCGCGTTTAAAAATACAGTGTGTAATATTTAGGATAAAGATTCATAAAGCCATGGTAAATATTCTCGCGCGTCTTCTGAGACCGTAGTCAGTGCGGTTAAAACCAATATCACGCCCAATTGCTTATATTCATTGTTTATTCCTGTATAAATCAAATTTTCCATTACTGTGATACATGCTTTTCTCAATGTTACTATGTCGCGAATATTGCCGTGACGAATACTAATGTTATTAACGCCTTCTAAAAATGGGTCAAAATAAGGACATATTCGCTTTTTTGTTAAAACCGGCATGTTAGAACGAACGCTCCATATTTCCCATAGTTGGCGCAAAAATCTAACATATTGTTCGATTGATAAACTCTGTAGCCAGGTAGATGACGTATAATTGCCTAATAAATCTATTTCGTAAAAAAGGTCGTGAATTCGCGCATCCAAATCTTTGTTTCGAATCGCTTGCATACGCGCTATAGTTTGCTCACGCACTGTCTGGTCGTGATTTAGCGCCTCGCTTCTTATTCCATGCATACGTTTATTGAGCTTCATTAATGCAGATATATTGCGAATTATTTCGTAGCTTATTGTTTTGCGATTGTACGGATTATGTATAACACTCTTCTTTTTCAATAATAAAATTAGCGAATTTATGTTGAAACCATAAGTAAAACCTTCGTCGTCACTGAAACTGAAAAAGTCGTAGTAATTGATTTCATTCAATGGCTCTAAACTATAAAAATCGGTCTCATTTGTACATATTTTTGGATTTTTTAACGCAGGACCCTTCAGTCTTATCATATTGCGTATTATTTTGGAACGAAACAATGACTGTATTTTTACGATTTTTTTTAGTTTTTCAAAGAACTCGACTATTCTTTTTATCAACACCGTCTTCGTACCAGATATATGTAATTTGTATTTTTTGGCGACATTTTTTAGTTCATACACTTTGTATCTTTTCAAGCACACGTTGTCGCGAAAATACGTGTGAGAATTTACGATTTCATTCATCTTTGATTGAACATGCATATCCATATGTATTATAATATGTTTATATTTATTTTTATTTTCACCACTATACCAAATATCATTTTACCATACATTTTGTGACCATTATATAAGTTTATAAAAAAAATTGATTTAAAAAAATGATTACATGATATAAGTATAATACCCACTATTATTATGTCTGGAAACGCTATGACTACTGATACTAGAACTGTTGCTGACTGGGCTCCTACTGATTTCAAGTACATGCCTATGTCCAAGAGTGACCGCGGAAATAAATCAATTCAGCTACAAAACAATTCCACAAAGAGAGCGATTAAGTTGAGACTACCACTTCTTATGACGTGGGGTATTCAAGACTACACTGACCCAGCTACTGGCGAATCTGATGGCAAGTTCAGTATCACATTGAACTTTCCTCGTGACGAAGACGTCCATAAGAGTCCTGAAACGGATATGGCACTAGAAAAACTTAAGGAATTCGAAAATAAGATTATCGATGATGCAGTGAAGAACTCCGATGAATGGTTCGGCGAATCTTTACCAAAGGAGGTGATTAAGCACAATTACTTCTCCTTTATCAAGTACAATAAAAATAAGGACACTGGTAAGCCAGACCTTACTAGACCTCCATTCTTGAAGCCAAAGGTGCCTTATTATCGCAATGATGGGCGTATGGATTGGAAGATTGACCTATATTCGATTGAACAAAAGCAAATCTTCCCGGATGCTGCTAATCCTGAGCTTGGACCACAAGACTTTGTGCCTAAACTTAGCAAGATTATTTGTTACATTCAATGTAGCGGTTTGTGGTTTGGCGGAAAGGGATGGGGTCTAACATGGAAGATGACCGCCGGAATGGTAAATCCACAGAAGTCAAATGCTATGGAAAAGAAGCTTCCTATGGAATTGTCCTCATCTGAGCGCGAATTGTTCGGTATGCAGACAACTTCTACTACTGAAGAGACTACTTCGGATACTCCATCTACTCAACCAGTCGATACTGAAGTCGTAGATAGTGACGCTGAAGAGCCAGAACCTGAGCCAGTGCCTGAACCAGTAAAGGAGGTGCCAAAAAAGAAGAAGGTGATTAAGAAGGTCGCCAAGTAAATATTATAAATATATAGCTAGAACTGTAGTTAGGATAATTTAAACCCTTGAATATTTAAAATGGGACATTTTCAATCGTTTAAGGGTCAGATATCAGTAACGAATTAAAATCCAGAACGCCGGAGGCGTTCCATTTTAAATCTTCACTGGTATAAATAATCCTTTTTTATAATATTTTTATTTGCGCTAAAATAAAAATATTTTACATGAACAGTGTTACATTCAACACTATGTCGCCGCGTTTATTCACATCATATACATTTTTTGTGTTGATATTTGGTAACCCCATGTTATATAACACAAGTTTTTGCGTGTTTTTTAACAATAATCTATCTCTATTAAACCACAACTTCTCGTGGAAAAATACTTGCTCTTTATTCCAGATGTCATTGATATTATAACTCAAATTGAATATTAAACAGTCATCCATTATTACTACATGTTCATCCAAATCCGGAATCATTTTTATCAAATATTCGGTGTTTTTGATGTCATATAATAATTCCTCATGCCATAATGGAACATTCACTACTTCGTCGTCCAATACTAATTTATATACGTTTGTGTCCATCATATCATTCAATGTTGGCTGCAATATTATTACTTTTTTCTCCTTTCGTTGATTCATATGTTCAAATATCCTTATCAGTTGGTCGTTTAAATTTATTCTATCTCTGTTCGATATGAGAAATTCCTGAAATTTCATCAATAATTCATATTTTTCACCGTTGCAAAACATTGTATATATATTTTTCAAATCATTTAACGACATGCTAGATAAATGGTCGCGTAAAAATATGTATGTCGATGGTTTGTTATTGTCCGGTTTTTCGACATTTGCAAGTAAAACCTCATATGCCTCTTTAACCTTGAGAAAATCCTCCGTGTTACCACGCTTATCGGGGTGGTGTAATAATGACTGCCTTTTATACTTTTTTCGGAGCTCTTCATAACTATTACTGTTCATATTCAATATTTTCTTCGCCTCTTCACAGTTCATGAATCTCCTTTATCATATACAGGAATATACTTTCTAAATGATAAATGGGTCTATAATTATTATTGTAATATATTATGAAGTCATACAGCTTGGAATTTATTCTACGTATCTTATCTGATGATAAATAGTTGTGTCGAATGAAAAAACTATATACATACCATATACACTCACTCATATCCAAATTATACGTCAAAATGTCATATATTAACTCGCGTAAATTGATATAATTAATTGTCGGCTCTTTTAATGCATCTATCAATGGGTCGCAGATTTCATTGAATATATCATTCGATAAATCCTCTTCGCTTTTATTAGACAATACCTTCAGTTCCTTTATGTTTGTAATGTCACGCACGTCAATATTAAGCCTTTTCTTTGTTATGACAACGCTATTCATTTTTTTTTGGAAAGAGTTTGAATTTGTAACCGGCATTGCAGTTGGAATTATATGTTCATAGTCTGCTTTATCTGGGCGTTTAATGTTTATAGTCAAAAATGAATCCAATATATTATTTGGCAAATAACTTATATGCTCGGTTATCAGAATAAAATATAGTGTAATATTTTGCGTTATTTTTACTTGCTGAATATAACTATAAAATACTTCCAATAGCTCATTATTTACTTGGTGGAAGTTTTTACAAACCAAAAAAGCGGTTTTGTCTGTTTTCATAATTAAAATCTCCATTATTTGCACAAACACTTCTTGAAATATCATTTTCGCGTTACATCCTAATAACCCCATGTCGATTTCGAAATGTACGTCACTCATATGAAATGTGAAATCCTGTTTTTCTGTGCTCACTATTACTTTTTTTTCATATTTCATATTACTTGGACTATATCGTTTCAACATATACAACATTTCGCTGTATTTTCCGGTTCCTGGTGGACCATATATAATCATGTTCTGAATGCTCGTTTTCTCATCTGGAAATTTTATTTCTTGTATTTCCTTGTGAATGTTATATCTATTCTTCGCATTTATGTAATCCTCGAATGTTGATTCATAATATTTCATCATATACATATGAAATATTAGCTTTTATACCTTTTTACGCATTGAACTCTATTGAAGCACTGTCATATTAGTTGTTCCGTCTATTGATGAACTGCTCGTTGTTCCGCTCGTTGTTCCGCTCGATGAACTGCTCGATGAAGTACTCGATGAAGTACTCGATGAAGTACTCGATGAAGTACTCGATGTTCCAGTCGATGAACTGCTTGTTGTTCCAGTCGATGAACTACTTGTTGTTCCAGTCGATGAACTGCTTGTTGTTCCAGTCGATGTGAAATCGCCATTGTAATTGTCACTAGTATTCATATCAAATTGAACATATTTATATATATCGTATGACTCACTGAAAGTAAAAAAGGACAAAATATAACTTACGGACAAAGAAACTAATGATAATATATTAAAACTCTTCTCAGAATCTACAAAGCTTTTACTGCTACTGGCAGTTGTTGTGCCATTAACACGAATCTGTTTTATTGCCATCATTCCAACCAATGTTAGTATCAAGAAAAATATCGTAGTCACGTACAACCCCTTATATGTATTTAGTACTTCTCTATAATGACTGGACAAATTCATTTTACCACTTACTACTGTACCATTTAATATACTTGCAGCAACCATTATCATTATAGATGACATGATTAGCATAAATAATGGCACTCCATACAAGACAAACAATTGATAATAACTACTCCCTGACGACGGTATATTAAACAAAAAGAAAACACCTAATAATACCACATTGGCCATCACATAATTCACCGAAACTTTGGCACGTATGTATAGGTATGTAAATAAAGCCAGCGTTGCTATCAGTATTACGAGAATTAACGGACTCATAAAAATTGCGTCAATATTGAAAAATCTTAGTATTTCGGAAAAATCGAAATTCAATTTGTCTTTGTTTTCGTACATATCATATAACACCTTATAACCGGTCATTGTTGTCAATAAAAACATAAGGACAAACATCAATACTTCTATCTTGTCATTAAATAAGAAAATGCAAAATATTAAATATAATACTATCAGCTGCGCATACAATAAAATATTCAGTTTCATTTATTATATTCTTATATTATAATTTTCCTCCAACCAAGTCAATAATACATGTTTCTCACAATATAATAAACTCTCCTTGAATTTCTTTGTGTTTATGAACTGTGGCTTTAACATTGTATCTGTCTTATAATAAATGTATAATCCATACTTCCCTTTACGAATGCTTAGGTCCGTATTTATTTCGCGCATTATGTTTGCAGTCGAAGCTTCAGTAAATACATATTTCACATCGTCATATGTCACCTGCTCAACCGGTTTTCGCAACTTCACTGACTTTGTTTTTGACCCCCAGCTTAAATAATACCCGTATTTCCCGTTCTTCAAATATAGCGGTTCGTTTTCGTAAGTCCCCAGCATTCGGTCTGTTTCCAGTAAATCTTCGAGTTTATATTCCCCGCGCTTCATCTTCTCTAAATCTATCTGAATTTTCTTTACCGACTTAAATACCGGTTCATCATCTTTCGTTCGCAATACGGCGCCATTTTTCGAAAACATAAACACGTGGTTTTCGTCTATGTCATACACTTCTTTTGTTAGATGTTTCAAAGATTTTGATAATTCCTTTATTTTCTTCTCACATTCCTGACATATTTCCGTCCAATTATTCGAATCTTTGACAACGATATCCAGCTTCTCTTCCATGTGTTTCGTATAAACATAAGAAAAAAGCTCTTCAAAATGCATTATGAGAAACTCTATAATTAATAATCCTATTGGCTGAATTACCAATTTATTTTTCTCTTGACCAACGATTTTCTCCGATGTGTCAAAGATTATCTCTTTATTCATTAAAACCCACGTTTTTATTGCATATTTCTCACCCTCTATATCCATCTTTTTTACATAGTTGCGCTGGACTATAGTATGTACAAAGGTCGCATATGTCGATGGACGACCTATCTCCAAACTCTCCAACTTATTTATCAAAGATGATTCACTGTAATGACTGTGATGCTTATCAAAATGCTCGGTACATATTATCTTATTATGTGTTATATCTTTGAGAGAACGAAAGAAAAATAATAATCCATTGGCTTCACTTTGAGCAGCGTTCAAAGATTTGTCTTTAATCACGCGAAAACCTAAGAATTTCGGTATTTCTATCACATGTTTATAATGCATATCATTCGGCGCACTAATTGCTATGTCATATACATCATATTCCGCTTCGCTCATCATACTCTCGATTGTGTGACGATATATCATATTATATAAAGTATTTATTTTACCTTCTTTGTCAATTGTCTGTTTATCTAAATCCGTCACGCGAATGGCTTCATGAGGATTATCACTCTGTGCGGTCAAAGATTGGATATTGCCCACGTACTTATCGCCATATAATAGTTTGATATGGTCTTCGCCTATTTTCAAGAAATCTTTGCTGTATTTCTTATTTTCTGTTCGCATATACGTAATGTAACCTTCTTGATATAATATTTGCGCCAAACTCATAGTGTCTTTCGGGGATAAATTCAAAGAATTATTACACATTTGTAACAAAGATGATGTATTTAACGGTGGGCTTGGCTTGCGTTTCGACTGCTTTAATTGACCGACTTCGACGGAATAAATGAAATCTTTGCTTTTTGATAAAAAATCACTGCATTCTTCTTCAGAATTCAAAGATTTGTTTAATTTACATTCCAAGTTCTTATTTGTGAAATATCCCGTGACCCTGTATTGTCTTTCCACCTTTTTTGATAACATTTCTTTGTGATTATCATATATTAAGCGCAATGCAGGCGTCTGACATCTACCTGCCGATAAACTATTATTTTTATCATTAAACGCATATTTCCATAAATACGGGGAAATTTTATAACCAATGATCACGTCGAGCACTTGGCGCGCAATTTGACTTTGGACTAAATTCATATTTACCGTCTTTGGATTTTGAACGGCTTCTAATAAAGCAGTGCGCGTAATTTCGTTGAAAACTATGCGCTTGGTTTTAGTTACATCAAGCCCGAAAATATCGCAAATATGCCACGCAATGGCCTCGCCTTCACGGTCATCATCGCTGGCTAATATAATGTTTTCTTTGTCATATTGATCGATGATTTTTTTCATTTCTTTCACATGCGTTTGTTTGTCTTCCATGATTTTGAATTGCACATCGTAGTCTTTGTATGTATCTAAATGACGCAAATGTCCCTTAGATGAAATACATTTGTACAAAGAACCGAGAAATTTTTCTATTTTAGCGCATTTTGATGGAGATTCTACTATCAATAAATATTTAGAACTATCTTTGTTAAATTTGAACGTCTTTGGTGTCTTGTATTTGCTCATTGAATATTCATATATTATTATTTCTAAATAATAATGTATTTATTTCTTAATTCTTCGTGTTCTTCCACCTTTTTTACCTTTTTTTCTCTCTCTCTCTATTCTCTCTCTCTCTTTTCTACTTTTTTCTGAACCAGTTTGCTTTTTCATCTTTTCGATTGCTTTTCTTTGACTTTTAGATGGATATTTTTGGTTTTCTTTTCTTTTTTGTCCGCTACTATATTTAGAAACAATAGTTCCATTAAATATCAAGTTATTATCGGCTTCCTGTTTTTTCGATTCACTAATTGCATTATTTAAAAATGCTAGTTTTGCTTCCGCTTCAGCGAGTCTTTCCTTTTGAAATTCCACATCATATTGCAAAGTATATGCGTCTCCATGACATTCCTCCTTCTTCTCTTGTAGTGCATCATACTGATGTTGGCTTGAAACAGGAGCACTCGACATTTCCATTAACTCTCTACAGTGTCCAAGTATTACACGTTCTTTTTTTTCACTAAATAGCTCAGTTGGAACAAGTGAATTAGACTCCTCCATAATTATATATCATATAAATAGAAATTTTTTAAACAACTGGAAAACTTGGGTCCATAGCAATACCGCAAATTCCTGGGTCATTCATAGATTCCGAACGGCCGATCTTGACATATCCATCTTCACCCCATGAAGTGCTCCATGAATTCTTCACCAGCCAATATTCGACGCCATTTTCTTCGCCATATCCTACGGCTAATACACCGTGGTCCAATTGTGTTCCGCATTCCGGTGAATCTAAAACACCATTAGAATACATTTGGAAATAACGAGTATCAGCTTCAATTGCTACAGCAACCGGCTGCTGAAATACCGCATTTTTCAAAGAAATCTGGTCGTTTGGTTTCACGTCGTAACACTTGCTAATTTGGGCAACAGGGTCACAACTCATACATTCGTCGTTTGCGGTTTTAGTTGTACCCGAAACATACGGATATTCACTCAAAGCACATTGACCATTCTCAATGACATACTTAAAAGCACCTTCCATTTGACCGCCATTACATCCATGAGAACCATACTTAAATCCAGTGGCACAATCCACTAACTCTTGCTCAGATAAATCGACTAGATAGTTCTTGTAAACAGCCATAGCTCCCTCAATTGCGCCAGTAGCACTGAATGTCCAACAAGAACCACATTGCCCCTGGTCTTTAACGGATGTAACAGCTCCATCGGTAACCCAATTTTTAGCATCAGCTGCGCCATTTTTATCATTTTCATAGGCACTGCATCCATAACTTCCTACACGCGCCCCACCGACGTAAGCAGCGCGATATTCTTCATTTGTCAAATCGGTGAATTGATTCATTCCCAACGAAAAGTTGCTAAAAGTATTCAAATTGTGGTCCAAAATAAAACGCATGTTTTCTCTGAACACGGAAAAGCGGTGCTCAAATTCTTCAATTGACTCATAAACCTTATTGTATTTTTTTCGGAAAAATCCGAAATCCTTCCAAACATTTTCTGACTTTTCTTCATAAATGAATCCAATGTCATCATTAGATGAATAAGAATTTGTGTCGTAACCCCACACACGAGAAGATAGCAAAAAGAATAAAGCCGTAAATAATATACGCATTATAATATTTACTTATATAAAAATCTTTATATTCATACAGTTGTATTACCACTATTATCTATATTCAATTCTATCGGGCTTTTTGGTGGTGTGCTCATCACGTCAATTGACATCTCTTCTTTATTTGTAACAATATTTTGATTAATTAAATGGTGCTTACTAACTAAAGGACTGTCATCTGTGTCATTTATTTCAGGTATAGTCACTTTCAAATTGTCAAAATTTAAGGGTCCTTCATTGATTGCTTTTAAATCAATCGGCTTACTACGCGACCTGACTTTGCTAGTATATTTCATACCTTCTGGTACCTTTGCTAATAAATCTGTATGCATCTCGGTGTCTAATAAATTGGACGACTCGCATAGTTTAGTATATAGTGAGTATTTATCATTTAAAAATTCTTTGCCGTCGTCAAGTCTATTCTCGCGTTTTAATGCAAGAGTTTTGTATAAATTAATTGCTAAAGTGTAGAATTCTTTGGATTGTTTTAATTCTAATTCCATAGATGTCTGGATACCTAGATAAAGCTCCAAAGAACCGATGATACCCATAATCATACCAATTAAACATGTAATACCACTAATAATTTGCTGGTCCAAAACTGGCTGCAAACCAACAGATGCTGTACTGTTCAATGATGCAAGTATGATTACCGGAAGACGAAACCACTTTCCGTATGATTTGAAATGATAATATCTTCGTCTGTGGTATTCGCTGAGATTTACGCAATTTACGCGCAATCTTTCACAAATTTCTTCTATTTCATCGCTCCAGTGATTCATAACATTTGCCATGATATATATACTTGTTATAAAATGTATAGGAAAAAATATCATTACAAATATGACAAAATTAAGTAAAAACGCGTCAAAATGAGATGTATGTAGTGAGTCAATTGTGGAATCCAGGTCAGGAGTCGCAAATGATAGGTCGAAGTTATCGAATAGGTCAAAAAAAGGAAACGTATGTGTATAAATACGTGATGTCAAGTATATCGGAAGTGGAATCGATGGACAGCTACATGATAGAAAGAATGAAAGAAAAGCGAGAAAAGGTAGGAGAAATATGGTCGCAGTGAGCGGTAGTCTGTCCTCTTCCTCCCGGTCCGCGGGTTCCACGAAGAAAAAAAATAGCGCCTCGAATATTATACCAAAGAATTAAATAAAAAATAGCGCCCCATTTTTTCCCGCATGGCGCCCCCGCGAAGCGGGTATCAATAAAAATCCATCGGGAAATAATACTTTTTTATTCAAAAGTGCAAAGAAAACGAGTAATTCCCAGGGTATTAAATCCAAATCTTTGTCAAAACTCAAAAATGGATATGTGACTCATTTCTGGATAAGCGCCCGAAGGGCGCCCCGCGAAGCGGGTATCAATAAAAATCCATCGGGAAATATTAGATTTTTATTCAAAAGTACAAAGAAAAGACATAAATACCAGGGTATTAAATGCAAATCTTTGTCATATCTGAATAATACTTAATAAAAATTGATTAATATTTAATACAATAACGCAATAGTATAAAGCCCAATATCGCAATAATGGTACGAACACACAGTGACACACAAAAGCTAGAAAATTTGTATAAGAGAATCAGTTCAAAGAGAGGAGAGTCAATATCCATAGAGTCGGATTTTCAAAGAGGCACGGAATTAGAAGGAGTATGGTCAAAATCTCAAAAGCAAACGTTCATAGATTCATTACAAAAAAACTACCCGGTAGGAATATTGACGTTTGTAATGAATGAAGAATCGGAAGAGTCACGTTGGAGCACACTGGATGGAGGAAACAGAATGCGCGCAATACGCGATTATAAGAATAATATGTATGTCGATGAAAATATGAAAAAATACGAAGAACTAACGCCCGGAGAGCAAGCGAGATTCGATTCGATATTGATACCTTGTCAATGGATTACAATTGAGTCAGAAGACCCGGACACAATAATAACAGAAATGTTCACGCGTTTAAACACAACCGCGAAACCATTGTCGCAAGGAGAACTATGCAAAGCGCATGGATGGAAGAAAGACACATTCGAATTAGAGCTGGCTAAAAAGATAATCGGAGATAAATGGTCGTCGAGCATAGTAGGATACGAACACGAAACAAACGATTTGAGAGAAAAATGGTCAAACACATTTAATTCTGAGTTTGGCGAAACGAGTCGATGTGATACATTAGCATGTATGACAGGGTTCATTGTGTCTGCAAGAACAGGCGTGTTTAGCCATTTTGATAAAAAATATAGTGTGTTGCGACAGCAATTCGTAACAGTACCTGAACATAGCGCGGAAGATACCATGACTATTTATCGAAAGCTATCGCTGTTTTGCGACGTAATGGGTCACGTGTATAATAAAAAGATTTTTGGAAAGGTTACCATGGGTATGGTACCCATGTCAAAAGTCGCCCCAATATGGAAGCTCATCTGCGAAAATGAATGGAGTCCCGAAATAGAAGAAACGATTATTGGGTTTTATAAAAAAATAAATGATTCGACTGAGTGCCGGAGAGATTATGAAAATATTCTCAAGGGTGACGGAGATAATCATTATGGGGATAATAAAGTGAGAAAGGTGATTGAACACATCAAACAAACCATGTCTTAAGCCTGAGGATGCCTTATATATCTTAAAAAAATACGCGCCTCATTTTTTTACGGAAGACATGGATATTCCCGGGGTATTTATTTGAAATCTTTGTCAAAACTCAAAAATGGATATGTGACTCATTTCTGGATAAGCGCCCTTCGGGCGCCCCCGCGAAGCGGGTTATAGATAAAAATCCATTTGGAATTAATGTATTTTTATTAAAAAGTGCAAAGAAAACGGGTAAATTCCAGGGTATTTAATTTAAATCTTTGTCATTTCTCAAATGAGCAATGGTATTTTCTTTCGCGAGTTTCTGAATAATCTTGGGATAAAAGGAGTCCTTGTTACATATTCCAGTGGAGTTCTGCTGCATGGGGATACATTTCTTTGAGAATTCGGAGTCCATATCGCAATAATCAGGGTTAGTTTTCTTCCAATCCAACAAAGATTTAATACTCTTCCGCGACACTTCCTGAATGGCATTCTCCAACTTTTCGACGGATTGTTCTTTATCCCATACATTATGGTCTTTGACGTAAATAGTTTCGCGTTTAGCATCGGTACAGTGAATGGGTCGCTCGTGTATAGTGAGTAGTTTGAGGTTATCCATTAGAATCTTAGTCATGCCATTGACGAAGCCGAGCTGTGCATTGTTCTCTAAATCATCATGGCTTATTTCAATACGTTCAATGAAGTCGGATAAGTTAATGGCATTTTTACAAGTTTCATTGAGGAACATGTTGATGTTAAAGTGGTTATTGGTGGTGTCTCCTACTTTGTGTAGAATTTTCTCCATTAATTCATCTTTTTTTTGTAATTCTTTGTGTTGCATATTTAATTGTTCTATGAACTCCTTTCGTTGTAATGCCATTTCGCACTGTTGGTTTTGTAGTTGTTCCATTACACTTACTAACAGTCCTTTATAGTCGATATTTTCATGAACAATTAGGTCAGTAGATTCACGATTACATTTCTTTTTATGAGCATATAAGCCTTGTCTATATCGATAACTTTTGCCACAATCACATGTATATGCAGCGGCGAGTTTTGCGTAATCATTTGTAACTCGTTTATGTTTATTAGTCAATAAATGTTTATCATAATCACTTTGTTTGTAGCATAAATAGTGACATTTTTCACATGAAAATTCTTTCGCGATTTTTACTAAACTATCCGTCATTTTACTAGAGTTACATTAAATTGCCGGAGATTAAACGAACAAAAATCTTTCAGTAACAACTTAAAATACACACCCATTGTTTTTCACCCGTACATGCAGCGAAAGTGAATTTTTGATATTTTCTGGAAAACTCTCAGAACTTTTTCCTGATTTTGGACATTTTTAAAAATGTCCATTTTTCAGAAAAAGTTGGACGAATCTCAACGGTTTTTTTCAAAGATTCTCAAAAATGGATATGTGACTCATTTCTGGATAAGCGCCCGAAGGGCGCCACCCGCGAAGCGGGTTAATAATAGAAATCTAACAGAAAATAATAGAATTTTATTCAAAAGTACAAAGAAAACAAGGGGATTCCAGAGTATTTAATTGAATCTTTGTCATATGTCAAAAAAAAATAAAAAAGAGGTTGCAGAAAAAAATCGCGCAGGAAGTCATGACTTGGGTTCTTAGAGATTTATATTATTAAAAAAATTAATAATATAATAAGGATTTAACGACGGCGAGTGGATTTTCTGCGACTCTTTCTAGCTTTCTTGCTCTTTCGGTTGCGGCGCGATTTTCTCTTTCTACCACCCGAGAGACGAGGGTAGTCCTTGTAATGCTGCTCCACTATACTGTTTATTCTATTGTCGATGCTTCTTATACCCGTAGGCGTATTAGCTATAAAAGTATTGTAGTCTTCACTATCATTTACTAAATCGAGTATATATTGTGCTTGATTATCTGTAATCCTCAATCCTTTGAGCTGATTAAATAATGACATAGTCTTATATATTAAATCGACATTTTTATCTAAAGTAAATATAACTATGATAAAAGAGTCAATAGAAGACCCATTCAAAGACTTGAAAGAAGAAATAACTGAAAGAGTCAAAAACGAGATCCCTTCCAGAAGCCCGATGAGAACGAGAGTAATTAAAAAAATTCTCAAAAACCGTATAGAAGGGCATATTTTTTTATTAAAACAGCTCCGTGGCATATCGAAGGGGGTATTAAAAAAATTCATGTCGCCGGATGGGGAGACATTGGAGAGAAAAACGCAAGGAGGAAAAAGAACAAAAAAGGCGACAAACGCAAAGATTCGCAATAAATCGTTAAAAAAAATGATTAATCCCTAGCCGTTTTAAATTTATTACTCAGTGCTTGTTTTAAATGGTCTTGTAGAGAGCCGTCTTGACGAATATCGTTTTTATTAATATTTGGTTCTTTGACGATGGCGGATATGGTGTTTCGTCGTTGCACTGGGTCGATTTGTTTGACGGGAGGTTCAGTCTCGATTTGTTTGACGGGAGGTTTCACGACTTGTTCGTCGGGAGGTTTCACGGTTTGTTTGGCGGGAGAATTCAATACAGTAGCGTCGTTCAGTTGCTTACTAAATAAATCGCGAATGGGGACAATCTCATTGAAATTGACATGCGCGTATTTTTCGCTAATTTTCTCAATCTTTGATTTATGGTCACAGTATTGCTCAATGTACTTTATTTCGAGTTCGTATTGTTTAGCTAGTAGTGTTAAATATTTCTCTAGCTTTTCATTATCTTCCGCCAAAATATTGATTTGGTTTGCGTTCTTCAACTTTTCTTTTTCAATGAGGATTTGATATGTCTTTGTTTGCAATTCTATGTCTTCTTCGTCCAGTTTGTCTTTCAGTTCAATAGAAAATGCGTTGATTTCGGCAATGGACTTACATAGTTTTTCCTTTTTTTCATCTAGCTTTTTAATCTCCTCAAATAAATTGCTTTCCTTTTTATTGTCATTACTCATTATATGATATAACACATTAAAAAATGTATTATATAACCTAGCTACTATCTAACTACTTACTTTATTTGCTTACCTCGCTTGTATTGGAAGACGGGGTCACTATCCTCCTTTCCTTCAGACATGACACACAGTGCATTGGCGGACTGCTTCATCTCGGCGTCAAGGAAGCATACGTTGTTTATCTGAATCGGCCGCTTGATGTACAAGGTCTTCTTTTTCTTAAGGTCATTGACCTCCAAGACAAGGGACTCTGCATCGGCTTCGGAGAGAACCTCTTCTAGAAGCCCCTTCATTATTGGGTCGGTTTTCACAGACGAAGATTCTTCGACTTCCTCATACTCTTCTTCTACAAGAAGAGGAGTACCGGGACGCTCATCCTCTTCATTCTCGACAACTTCTTCAACAACCTTTTCGGCCTTCGCAGCATCCTTTTCAACAAGCTTTTCAGCCTTCTCGACCTTCGCAGCTTTCTTTGCAGCAAGCTTAGCGGCAAGCTTCTCAGCCTTCGCAGCTTCCTTTTCCGCAAGCTTCGCTGCAAGCTTTTCAGCCTTCGCAGCTTCCTTTTCAGCGAGCTTCGCTGCAAGTTTCTCAGCCTTCTCAGCCTTTGCTGCTTCCTTCGCTGCTTCCTTTTCAACAAGCTTAGCAGCCTTTGCAGCCTCCTTCTCAGCAAGCTTAGTGGCAGCCTTCGACGATTGAGCAGAAGACTTCACATGCTCCTTCAGGTCCTTGGTCACCTCGGGAAGAGAAGTGAAGAACTTACCGTAGAACTCCTCCTGGGCATCCTTGGCTCCGAATATTTGTTGCGCGTCAAGCAGCGCCTTGTGCATATCCACATCAATCACGCCTTCTTCCTTGAGATGATTCGCTAACCAAAATCCAAATACTCGGTAGTTGGTGAAGCTCTTCTTCTTGGTATCGACGGATTGTGGGGAAGACATATTGTACGCAGATAGAAACTTTTGGAAAACTATAATTAGTTTTGGATTTTATACATTCTGTCAAATCGTGAAAAAATGAATCAATTTTTTTTCGAAAGGCCATGATTTTTCAATCGATTTTTGCATTATTTTTCGCCACCATATACACAATACAAAAACAATGCAAAAACGACAATCCGGAACGCGATGTGTTCATACAGCTGTCGTTCGCCTTTACGTCCTTTGATATAACTCACCCTAAAGTAGTATAGAATAACGAGCAGTAGAGCGACGAGAACGTACATGTTTTGCTTTAATTTAATACATTTATAGAATAAATACGCTATGAACGTAGTGGCGAAAAGCGAGTCCAACGTAAAAGTATATATGTTTTTGCAATTCCAGTAAGTTACGTTGGATACTATCATAGCAACTATCAAATACTTTAACACGTCATCCACTTGCGTAATAAAGAACAGCAATATCAAAGGACTCATCGACAATATCATGTCGTCCCACCTATTGTAATAGAAATCCATATATATTATACCCATAAAAACCCCCGTAGGGGGTGAGAAACCCATAAATTGATAAAACACTCATTTCTGGATATGTCACTCATTTCTGGATAACCATTTTTGACCATATATGTTAAAATATACTTTAACACATATTATTTGGGAAAATGATGGGCTGGACGAGGTGTCACTGTTATCTGTCGGATGGCCTATATATTTGCCACTGCTGTACTTACACCTCTACTCGCCGCAGCTTCCTGTGTGACATTCGTAGGTTTATTCGTTTCAGAAATGATATATTCAAGTATATCAGGTCGACCTATACTACTAGCTAAAAATAATATATTTTGTTTTTTACTATTTTCATAACTCAATATTTTGACAATACCTCCTTCAATATTTTCGACAATATGTTCCAATAAACCAACTTTATTAGTTAAAACAATATTATATAAAGCTTCAAACTGTTCATTTTCATTTACTGCTTTAAATAATTCCATAATACCATCATAATTTCCGTCATTATTATCAAATATCCTTTGTAATAAATCAGTTCTTCTGAAATTTTTATTAATATACTGACTACATTTATCTTTTCTTTCGAGGTCTAGTGATTTCATATTTGCTCCCCTATCTATCAGAGCAGTAACCACCTCGACATGACCATACATACATGCCAAACGCAAAGGCGTGTATTGATCCACATCCTCGGTATCGATGTCAGCTCCCCTATCCATCAGAGCAGCAGCCACCTCGACATGACCATGTATACATGCCCAATGCAAAGGCGTGTGTTTTTTCATATCCCTGGTATCGATGTCAGCTCCCCTATCCATCAGAGCAGCAGCCACCTTGATATGACTATATTTACATGCTAAGTGCAAAGGCGTCATTTTATACTCATCCTTGGCATGGATGTCAGCTCCCCTATCCATCAGAGCAGCAGCCACCTCGACATGACCATCTATACATGCCCAATGCAAAGGCGTGTGTTTTTTCATATCCCTAGCATCGATGTCAGCTCCCATATCTATCAGAGCCATGGCCTTTTCCATGTGACCATAACGACATGCCCAATGCAAAGGCGTGAATTGATACTCATCCCTGGCATCAACAACGGCTCCGTTTTCAACAAGTGCTTTTATTATTATTTCATTATCGGCTTTACAATTTTCTTGTGGTATCCTAGAGTTTGTTTTGGTACAACATGCATATTGTAATGGTGTTTGATTGTATTCATTTCTTATCTCTGCGTTTGCTACTCTTTTCATTCTGTTTAACATCAGAAGTTTTATCATTTTTGCTCTTATTTCATAGTTTTTATATCCGGGGGTACATAAATAATGTAATGGTGTATTATCTTGTTTATCTTGCGAATTAACATTGACTTTTTCTGCTTTCGCGTATTTCTCGTATATTACAATATAACTTATCATATTCGCTAATGCTTGAGCAAAATGTTCTTCTGCATAGAGTATCAACTCACATACAATATGTAATGGTCTCTTCCCATTATAATTAGGTATATTAATATTTGCTCCCATTTTAATGAGTTCTTTTGCAATTGGTATATAACCATAACGACAAACAAGAAACAGCAATGTCCCATTAACTGTGTTTCCGTGATCAGTGAAAACAAAATTCCAGTTTATCTCTCCATCTTCTTTAATAAATTTACCATCAGGTGTTTTATTTTCGGATTTATATTTTGTTATGACTCCAAAGAACTCGGCTTTAATTTTATCTTCGTCGTTATAACCTTTTATTTCATCACATTTTTTAATCAAATCACCTATCAAACCCTCTATCGAACCACCAGAACCCTTTATTAATTTTCTTTTTATAGATTTATTTTTTTTTTTCCTAAAATTCTTTGACTTTTTCGAATGACGTTTCTTTGATGTTTTCGAATGACGTTTCTTTGACTTTTTCAAAGAGTGTTTAATAATATTCATATATATATATATTATTAAATATTGTCAAATAATTTATACAGAAATAACCCGCGAAACAAATACCCGAAACAAATCTCAAACAAATACCCGAAACAAATATCCGAAACAAATACCCGAAAATACCCGAAACAAATCTAACTCGGGAAACACTCTCAAAAAAATAACAGAATTTATCGTCTGCGCCGAGATGATTTATTAGAACGCTTTCGCACAGTCTTTCTCTTTCTATTCTTCTTGGTCTTCAATTTCTTACCACCGAATCCAAACCAACTTTTACTATCAGCAGAAGCAGCAGGAGCAGCAGGAACAGCAGCAGGAACAGCAGCACCAGGAACAGCAGCAGGAGGAGCAGCAGGAGCAACAACAGGAGCAACAACAGGAGCAGCAGGAACAGGAGCAGGAACAGGAGCAGCAACAACAGGATTAGTAGGAGCAAGAGCATTCTCTATTCCCAGCTTCTCAATTGCAGAATCCAAGAACGCTGTTTTCATTGCATTTTTTTCATTCTCATCCTTTTTTAAATAATCAACCGTAGTCATACGAACGCCGTTTAATATGTCTTGAATAATTTTAAATTGACCCGCCTCCTTTTTTGCGCCTTTTTTAAAACAAAATGCGTATAGCACGGTTATCAATTGTGTTAAATCCGCGTCAGCGTTACTCCAATGGATTCCAACTTTCACCATTTTCGGAGCCGTTCCAGCCATTTTATCTTTATAATCGTATAAATTAAATGGACCCCCTCCCTGTAATTGCCATATTTTAACATTATTGTCTGTATACCAGCGACCTGTTGGTGCAATAAAATTAGGCGAAACTAGTTCATTTTTTAAACCAAATTTATTTGGTCTTTTACAAACCTTGCTCTCTCCGGTGAAAGTTTCAACAGCTAAATCAAAATCGATTATTTTAAATTTAATGTTACCATTTTTGTCTGTAACAACAATGCCATTATCTGTATGTAAATCTCTATGACACCCGATACTCACATTACCTTCTTTTATGGAATTATGAAGAGCTTGTAGTGATTTCGCCATGGCAAGTACTACTTTTCTACATTTTTCGTGGTCATTGTCGTCGATGATATATTTTAGTAATGGTTTTGCACTTTGATTTACTAAATTTTCGGACGTCATATACAACTTGACGTCGTAATCCATTCCTTCTACAACATACTTAGCAAAGACTTTATTTAATTCTTCCGCTTTTTTATCCATAATAGTCAATCCATTATCATCCTTGGCATATATGTTAGCATCTTTATCAACTACTACTGAAAAATTTACATTATTTTCTATATATCCTTGGAAAGTCGTACCTTTAGGCATCATCCTATTTTTAACCATCCTAATTTCAACAATCTCCTTCAATTGCTCTCGAGTTAAAAGACCATTATTTCCGTTGTAGGTAAATGAAATTTGTTCCTTAGTAGGGTCAGTCCCTAACGTGACTCTTCCCAAGTCTGAAAAGCCTGGGTCAAAAAATTTCACACCAGGCATCATATACGATTTAGAGCTGCGATTATACAATAAAACACCACAATCATAAACTATAGGAGCGATGCTTTCTCCATCTACCATGGCACCGTTATGAACCATAACTGACAGGAGAGGGTCCCTTGTATCTCGAACAAAATTAGAATTAAACAGTTGCTTTAATTCTTTGTTAGTACCAATACTTCCGTCTATTTCTGCGATTTTTTCAGTAGTATTTTTTTCTGATTTCAATTTTTTTAATCCATTCAGACCAAGGCGTTCAGAACGAAATGGATACACCTTCATAAAGACATTACCTGGAGCAGGCGACTCTGACTTTAATGAAATTATTTCTCCAGGGTTTTCGGAAGAAAAAGAGGCAGTCATTGCACCGCTTTTTCCACTTCCGACGTCTGTGCTTTTGTATGCATTTAAACCGTCAATCAAAGGTTTCAAATCTTTATCATTGTAAGATTTACTACTAATAATAGAAGGTCTATACATATCATGAAAGCATTGTTCTGCCTGCTCTTTACTTATAGGCATAGTGTATTTAATAGCAACAGATTCAGCAACAGATTCAGCAGGTTCAACAACAGCAGCAGGTTCAACAACAGTCGGAACACCTACAGTAGAACCTTCCAGACCAGCACCACCACGGGTCTTCGATTTTACCATATATATAAAGCGAACAAAAAATCCCCCCTCCACAAAAAAAATTGATTTGTTTTTTCGCCAACTCAAGATATGTACAAAATCACCGAACAATATTAGCAAAGCAACAATGTCCTACACCAAGAAGACCACCAAGAAGACCACCGCCTTTTGCAAAGTCTGCAAAGACATGGGAAAGCCAGAGTCCGTATATACGAGCCACTTCGTCAGACAATCCGCTCATCCGAACAGCATGATTATTTGTCCCACGTTGTTGGCAAATGTATGTAGACACTGCAACTTGACCGGACATTTTGCAGGCGCTTGTCCTAAAGCCAAGCGCGAAGCGCGCGCACACCGAGAAGAGCGCATTAGAGCCGCCAGGAAGCCAGAGGAGAAGAAGGTAAGCAAACCAAAGACCCAAAACATGTTCGCCGCTTTACATAGCGACGACGAAGACGAGCAACCAACAAAGCCAAAGAAGAGAATCATGGACTGGAGCTGCGTTGATTCGGACTCCGATGAGGATTAGACCAAATAAAAACCCATAAAAACCCATAAAAAACCATAAAAACCCATAAAAAACCCATAAAAAACCATAAAAACCCATAAAAAGAGAACCAACCTTTTTTTATGTCCAATTATAATACAGACCACAAGGAAGAAAAACTCCAACAAACCGAAATCCAACAAATAAAATTTGTAGTCATATAATAATATGTCTACAAGGAAAGCGAAGCGCAAGAGCCATATAAAAACACTGAAGTCGTATTATCCGAGATGTCTTCATAAATCCCATGCCCACAATGAGTTATATGCCAACGACAACACCACATATGGCGAAATGGAATACGACGGCATCGCGGCATTATATACGGAGGTCAAAAAACACGCCAACAATATTCAGACGTTTATCGACGTGGGGTCAGGGTATGGCAAGCTCAATATTTTTATGTCATCGTATGAAAGAATCAAGCAGTCTATCGGCATCGAGTTGGTAAAAGAGCGGCACTTATACGCCAAAAGATTATTAAAAAAGACAAAATCCGAATATATGCACAAAGTCGAATTTTACAACGACAACATTTTAGCGCTCAATTTATCGGAAATCGTCAAATCGCGGCATCCCGTATTTGTCTGGTGGTCGAATTTGTGCTTTAATCAGGACAAGACCGACGAAATTTTCGACAAACTGAAAGCGGAACTTCCGTCCAAATCAATCGTCGCGTGCTCAAAACAAGTGTCAAATATAACGCCGCTGAAACAAATGCAAGTGCCAATGTCATGGAATTCGAGTAGCCAAGTGCATCTTTATCGTATTTAGTTTCCCAAAATATCGTTGTACTGGAATTGGGGTTTTTGTCCGAGCCAAATACCGTTGATTGGGTCATTCGTCTTTTTAACAATGTTCGAAAAACCTTGGGCGTACAGATTTTCGCTCATATTAGAGTCATAATAATCGTAAATATGCGGCTCCGTAACTTCGAATGCCCATTTCTTGAATTGATTGAATAGACGGCCACTCTTTAGCACTTCTGGGTCCAAATCCACCACCGCTAACACACCACCTGGCGCCAAAACCCTCTTCAACTCTTTCAAAATAACTTGTGTGGCGTCTTGCGGTACTTCATGAAACAGGAAATTGCAAATAATCATATCGAATTCGCCGTCTTTGAACAAAGTTTTCTCGGCATTGGCATGGAAATATTTCAAATGGTCGAATTGCGAATTTTTAGCACGGAAAGCCCCCATGGCAATGAAGTAAGGGCTCAAATCCAGACCATAAACTTTCGCAGCATTCGGAAATCCCTTACTAATATATTCAGTGGAAATGCCGCCAGAGCATCCGACGTCTAATATGGAATCAACCGACGCCCCATATTGCGAAATATAGGCCCGAACGTTGGTAGTAACATTATTTCGCACCCATTTTTCGGAATCAATGGCGCATATACCTTTCCAATAATTCGCACACATAGTCAAAGCAGCGGCTTCGTTCTCCTGGGCCGCCAACCAATTCATGTTTCCGTCATCGTAACCATGAAATGCCTGTAAAAAATATTCGGGATAGCAAATGGAGTGGTTTTCCAAGGTTTTTTTCAACGCGACCAAATCTTCCATCGAGCTAGGCAGTTTATAAACATCAGTAATACGTTCCCAGTCGATGCCTTTTAACGCCGCCCTTCGAATGAACCACTGCCGAGCCTGTTCTTTCAATGGGTCGCGAATCAGTTTCCTATAAACATTGTTGTCGACCATGGTCAAAGAGCGAAAGCATATACAAAATAATAGAGAGTTGATAAAAACGAACAGTCCTGTTATCCAACTATACATTTATAAAAAGTATAGAATTATCTTTATATGGAAAAACAAAATGAAAAAGAATATTCTTTTATTGCTGTTGATACAGACCACATGTCACAAAATAACCACGAGACCGTCGTCGAAAGTATATGAACACAACATACCGCTTTTTTGGAAAATCGCCAATAAACGCGAAATAAGCAAAACCAAACCAAAGCGATTTATTTTCAACGACTATCCCATTGCAATATATAAAGACACGTCGAACAAAGTCAAGGCCATAAGCGACATATGCATTCATCGCGGTGCGTCTTTATCACACGGAAAAATCGTCGAAGGCTGCGTCCAATGTCCATATCACGGCTGGAAATATAAAGACGGAATAGTGAATAACATCCCGGGTATTCCATCGACAAACCCGCTATCATTCGGAGTGCCGCAGTTCGAGGTCCAAGAAATAAACGACGACATTTACCTGAGACCGAGTTATGACATGAATTCACAAAAAGGCGCGCAATATAATCACACGATTTACATTCCACCCGAGGCAAACAATCCCGATTTTGTCCGCGTAACTGGACAAAGGCATATCCATCGCCCGAACAGTCTTATAACGGAGAATGTGTTAGACATGATGCATATTAGCTATGTCCATTCGTTCGGAAATTCGTTGTCACCATTGCCTTTCAAAATAGATTACGAAGATACGGGGCCTTTATCTGGAAAAACCACATTTTATTACACATCGGGACCTACAAGCATGTCGTTATTAATCGGCGGAGCACAATTCGTGGAAGTAGAAAACGAATTTCATTTACCGGACGCCACCGTGACCCGCGTCAAAGCGAACGATATAACAAAGACGATTATAACACATTGTTACCCCATAGGTAAAAATGAATCAATCCTGCATTTCGACCTTTATCGAAATTTTCTGAAGAGTCCCATTTACGACCCCCTTTTCAAATACCAAATGAAATTGACGCTAGACGAGGACATTGACATCATCAATTACATTTATGACGATTATGTAAAGGGGTTTATGAGTAATAAATTCGACATAACCCAGACGAAATATCGACAAAAGATGAAAAAAATATGTTTATCCGAATTCTGACGCATTATTCAACCATCGCTGCGCGGACCAGTTTCAATGTGCCATTTTTCTCATCGCTGGAATGACAAACCTGTATATCATAAACCACGTCGTTAATACGAATGAGAATGTCGAAATACATTACCCAATTTGAAACGTCGTCAGGAGCACTGTCATCATATTCATTATAAATCAAATACGGAACGTTGTTATCGAGTACATAATCATTTTTTCTCGTCGTCTTGATTTCAAAATTCATTAGTCCTTTCAGCATCTTATATTTCGCAACATTATTCCAACAAAGCAGTCGAGCGTTGTACCTACAATTACAATCGCACTCACAATCGTCTCCTGGTCCGTCCTCGTATATGCCGTCAAACAAATTGTCCAAATCGGCCAAAGAAGGTTTTTTCATCTGATGACGAGCGCAGCACGAATCGCATGACAACATTTGTTCCAACTCTCTGCGATAATACAGATGATCACTGCCAAAATACCCTGCCAACTTTTTTTTGTCAAACGAATCGACTTTAAAATCGACATATTTCAACACGCGCCGTTCCTGGCCATCGAAAGTGGTATATAACGTTTCTCTTTCAACAATTGCCGCTTCTTCCAATGTCCATTCATGACCACAATGAATAATTAAATCATAGACTTTATCGTTGTATCGAACCAAATAGCCATATCTATCCGTCGCGACTCCATTACAAATCATGTTAGACTGATGATATATGACGTATGGCAGTTCGCGGTCGTAAAATTCAGCCTTTTTCTCTTTTCCTAAGTGCATAAACTCGTTTTTCAAGCGAATTTTAAACGGAGCATCATTTATCATGGAAACCAGTTCTTCATACTCACCTACGTTATTTTCACAAATGACCCGAGCGTTACTACGACAAGGACATCGACAAACATAAGGCACTTCGACTTTTTCGCATCTAGGGTAGGCGCCGTCGAACATGGCTTTCAAATCATCCAAATTTGGCTTCCTCTTCTGATGTCGAGGGCAGCATAGTTGACACGCCAACATGTCTTTCAAATCATTTTCCAATTCAGTGAAACAAATACCATCGCGATATTCGATTTCGTAGTCGGCATAGTCTAAAGCCCAAGATTCACGAGAGGAGTTCATATCTATCAATAATGGAGGATTAATAGATAACAAATATAAATTAAAACAATCAATTTTTAACATGAGCCCCCGCCGTGATTCGAACACGGGGCCTTTTGCTTACAAGGCAAACGCTCTACCGCTGAGCTACAGGGGCACTATACAATGACCAAATATAAAAAATCCTAAATATAAACGCAATGACAATTCTTTTTATCATAAGCATAAAAAATATAGAAACTGTAACATGAAATAATTCAAGTCGAATGCATTTATATTATACTATATTACAGAAGGTTAGTGGCTGTAAAACATTAATTTATCCAAGTATGAAAAATGACTATGAAAGCAGTAAAAAATTTTGGGAAAATGTGAAAATCGAACAGGGTGATATGGTGTCGTATATCTATTTTTTAATGCAGAATCTGAGTAGAGGTATAAACCTCGAAGAGTTCATATCATTGAAAATGCAAAAAATTCACGATATGATTTCGAATTCATTTCTCATGGAAAAAAATAAACGACTGTTAGAAATCATGTATGTCACACAAAGACATTACAATGCGTTCGCAACATTGGTGAAAATAATAAGATACAAGAAATCATCGCAAATAAACACGGATTTGCTTATGAATCCATTTTCCGAAAAGGAACGAACCATCAAGGTCCTCCAACGGTCGGTGATGTATGAATTCACAGTCAAGGATTTGATAAATATAATAAAGAGTTCTTTGTCAAATTGCGATACATTTTACGCGGAGCCTAAACGCATAAAAAATCCTTACAATAATTTGCCTTTTTCGCGCGCTTCTTTGTACAATATATATTTCGCAATAAAACGAAGCGATTATATAATGCCAGTGCTGTTTCATCAATATTTCATTTGCAACTTTGACATGGACCATTTCGGGAAGGAAAATGAGTATTTGATTCGCGATGCAAACATTAAAAACTTAATATATAACACCAATGAAGCAGATATGTTCAAAAATATGAAAAAGATGATGAAGTCGTACCTTCGCAATATAACAATAGACGACAATGTTGATAAATCGGAATTTATACGAATAGTAAGGCCATATTATTATTTACATTTGACATCGCACTATAACGTGAAGGGAATAGAAAAGACGAATCTGTCATTTTTCACTTTGAGGCACAAACTGAAAGAATTATATGAATACAATTGCGCATTTGGACGAACGATGTTGAAGCGGGAGCCAATAACAAGACGTTTCAAACGCATGAGCAATTTAGACCATCCTGTATTCACAATGAACGAAGCTTATAAATATAAACTGTATGGCATATTGAATGGCGATGAAACTGATGATTCTGAAGATGATTCTGAACATTAACAAAGATTCATATAAAGATTCATTGTATGTTATGCATATAATGAATATAGTGTATTTTCTATTTTTAACATTTTTGATGAAATCAGGGGGTTCTTTTTCATTATTTATGCGCAAAGAGCGGAACATAGCGCCAATATATCGACCTATAACGCCGAATCAAAAATCTTATGTAGAAAGTATGGAAAAAAGTCAAATAAGTATTGGAATAGGTCCAGCCGGGACGGGTAAAACGTTGTTTGCTTGTACGCATGCTATACAACAGCTGAAGAGTCAAAATGTAGAAAAAATAATAATAACCCGCCCGGTAGTTCCAGTGGAAGAAGACATCGGATACTTGCCGGGGAAGCTGAATAGTAAAATGGAGCCATGGACGCGGCCATTATTCGACATATTCCACGATTATTTCGAGGTGAAGACGGTTACTCAAATGTTACAATGTGGTACAATAGAAATAGCGCCTTTGGCATATATGCGCGGAAGAACATTCAAAAATGCTTTAGTCATTGCGGATGAGATGCAAAACAGCAGTCCAAATCAAATGCTGATGATTGTCACTCGACTAGGGACACGTTCTCAGCTGTTAATTACCGGCGATTTGAATCAGAGTGATAGAATGGAAAACAATGGTCTCAAAGATTTCTTAATAAAAAAAGAGTTGTATGACAAATATGAAAACAGCACGGGAAATATTCATATTACACATTTTAACGACACGGATATACAGCGCAGTAGTATCGTCACAGAAGTATTGAAAATATATGATTATAAACCCACAGAAACAAAACCACCAACAAAACCACCAACAAAACCACCAACAAAACCACCAACAAAACCACCAACAAAACCGCCCACAAAACCACCAACAAAACCACCAACAAAACCAAAATCAAAAAGCAACGATGCCGCAATGATACCTTTGTCTGACATGCAAAGATTACACCCTTGAAATAAAAATATTATATTATAATATGTATGATATAATAATAGTAGGCGGAGGCATAGCTGGTTTATACAGTGCCTATCAATTAAATAAGCTTTATCCAAAGAAATCGATAAAAATCATGGAAAAATCCGACCGATTAGGTGGGCGCATTTACACATACAAAGACAATAATTTCCAAGTAGAAGCAGGCGCCGGTCGATTTACAAACAAGAATCGTATTCTATTTAAGCTTATCGAAGAGTTGGGATTAAAATCAAAGAACATACCGATAACCACGGATTTCGAAATAATCGATGCCAAGTGTCGTCCGGGAATAGCGCAAAAGTCGCAAATCCATGAGTATTTACAGACGATTTTAACAAATGTCAAAGAATCTGAAAAAGAATTACAAAACATGACATTTTTAGACTATATCAAGACCAAAATCAGCAAAGAGCAGGCGCAATATTTATTGGATTTCTTTGGCTATACATCAGAATTAACCGTAATGAATGCGAATGACGCAATCAAAGTAATGCGCACGTATTTCACAAAGAATACGAATTATTATATATTGAAAGGTGGATTGAGTCAAGTCGTGGAAAAACTCCATAATAAAATAAAACGACGAACGGTTGTCGAAACCAAAACAGAAATTACTGATGTAACTTTTAATAATGACGGAATCTTTGAAATAACATCAAAGAATCGCAAAAAAGAATATTGCAAAGTCTGTATTTTCGCGGTAACCAAGGACGTTTTGGAACAAATATCATTTTTCGAACCCATTTACAAATACTTGAAGTACATTGAACTGAAACCTTTGTGTCGAATTTACGCGAAATATGCGACTCCATGGTACGATTTTCCAAAGATAACTACAAATAATCCGCTGAATTATATCATACCTATTGACCCGGAAAACGGAATAATCATGATTTCATATACGGATGAAGAACAGGCCCAATATTGGAAGCGTGTTCATGACCGAGGTGGGATACCTGCATTAAAAAGCAGAATTCAGACCTATATCAAACAAGTATTTCATATAGACACACCGCAACCACGTGCGCTGAAAATGTGTTACTGGGACAAAGGTGTCGCGTATTATACCAAAGGATTCGATAGCACTACAATGACAAAGGCAATTCGACAACCTAGAAAACAAATACCACTTTATGTATGTGGCGAAAATTATTCGCTTAATAACACCGCATGGATTGAAGGAGGATTAGATACCAGTGCGCTTGTTGTCAAAGAAATTCAGAAAGTAATGTGATTCGTGAAATCATAATGACTCAAATAGTTACACAAAATAGAGTAATGTCCATGAGTATTATCGTGTTTATCATTTATTGTTCGAAGAAAATGTACGAGTTTGCACGAAGTACCAGAAACATACGTATAATTATTAACAAACAGTGGCAAAATGGAGTCACTGTTGCTAAAAACATTCCAGAAGACAATAGATACATTTTTGTCATACATATTGATTAAGTCATGATTCTTCATGATATTTACTTCGCTGGATAACACGACATATTGCATTTTATCAACGTATGTCTTGTTGTGTTTTTTAAATAGGCTCGACAGCATTCCTCGTATATTAAAGAAAACCGTCTTATAATCAAAGAATTTCCTCAAATTATCGACAAAGCAATCATCATTTAAAGTAATAACATCGAATTCGCTTTCGGCTACAATGATTTTTTTAAAAGTGCTGACTTGCGCAATAAGAATGCCCAAACCGATGCTACTATATTTCTGTTCTCCGCTAACATCGACTATGGGTATAACGCTCAACGAATACGAAATACTCTTCACGATTTTATTCCAAATATTGTTCAGCATTTTCATTTGATATTCGGTAGATTTATCATATCTTTGACCCAGCAATCTGAATCCCTTTTTCACGAGCATTCCAACGGAAATATTCAAAGATTTCTTGTAATTCTCGTTTTGTTCGTCTAAATCCACGTAATTATAGAAAGTCTCGCAGCATTCATTGAATGATTCGTCGCTTTTACAATTCATCAAAGAATTACTTTCTCGAATCATGGTTTGCAGTGTAACAGTCTTCGGAACCACCTGGTCATATTTTTTTTCACACATGAATATTTGGCTTGTTCGTAATTCTCTGCTCAGTCTGGACACTTTCTTTCTGAATTCACTTTTGATAGAAACATATGAGTTTTCGACATATGGTACATGTATATGGTAATAACGTTCTACAATCTTTTCATATAACCATCCGAAAGAATTCGATTCACGTGGAATCCACTTGGCAACAAAGGAAATAATATCCGGAGCATATGGTCTTTTTTCGGTCTTTCTTTGTAAATATAGATTAAAATGCTGTTCCCAATTATAACAATCTAAATCGAATTGATAAATGAGAATATCAATGGCGCAATATGTAAGGATTTGCTTACTATTTTCATCGATTAAATTAAAATCTTTGACAAATCGACAAAAATACTTTATATCTGCCCAAGAACCAAAGTACATACACATGTTGTGAAATGCATACATAGTTTGTCGGGGATAATATTTATAAAAGGCGCAAATAAAAGCGTAGCAAATATCGCGCTCACCCTTGCCCGAAAGACAGTCCCGGGTTTGATATAGAAGTTTGTATAAGGTCTGAATATATGTGGTCATATTATGTTTGACAAGAGTTCCGATTAAATTGTCGATATATACATACACTTTTTCGTGTTTTTCATTGGAAGAACGGTCCAAATAAAAATACAAAGTACATATGGACTTCTCTATAACACTTTCCATCGGATTATTAATAATATCTTTGAAATTATTAAATCATTTTCATAAAACATTTTTCCGAGTCTTTGATGCCTTATTTTTCGAAAGTTTAATGGTGACACGTTTTGATGGAATGACCTTTTGTAAGTCGTGAATTTTCAGTATGGATTTCATTTTTTTTGCGGTTTCTTCAAAGATAAAGTACAAACAATTGAGGTCGTGAAAAATATAAATACTGGGATTGATGATAATATCATCCATGAGCGCGATTTTTTTGAGGCTACATTCAAAATCTTTGCCATTTGTAAGATTATGTTCGATTTCTTCGTGGTCAAAATCGAACAAATAAGACAAAGCATGCGTATAACTATACGTCCCATTACACATATTCGATTTTTGTTGTTGAATCATATTTAACAGCTCTTCTTTGCGCAATACACTATTAGTTTCACATACTTCCAATGATACACATTCTTTGTTAATTTTGATGATATTTTGACAACAATCGATGAAAAGAAAATAACAATTAATTTCGTCCATGCATACCGGCTCATTTTGTTCTTCTTTCAGCATTTTTTCATTTTTCATGATCCAGGTTTCCATATACTATCCAAGTTCATATATTTTTATCATTTGAAACGAATAATAAATCAAACAATAAAAGGAAATTAAAGAGAACATATATATTTATATATCTCAAAACAGCACTTCGTAGATTCCTTTAATTATACAGGGTTAATAGTCGTCTAAAACCTCCAAATACTTGAGATCGTGTTCATGCATTGATGCCCGAGTGGTCTAAGGGGCCAGACTTAAGATCTGGTAGCGTCAGCTGCGTGGGTTCAAACCCCACTCAATGTATAAAAAAAAATAACATTCTAATATAGAATGGAAAAAAATATAAACAAAGTTATCCTTATAAATAAAAAACGACCACAATATAGATGGATAGTTCGTAAGCGAGAAGACGGAAGGTTCGTAGCCAGAGTTCCCAAAGCGGGGGTTCTTTTAAATGAATTGAATTTAAAAAGGGACAAAGACTATGGTAAAGAAATATTGCTACCCAAAGATAGTAAAATATACATTCCCATAAAGACAAAGAAAAAGAAGTTCAAAAATAATAAAACGAAAAAGAGTGTTATATTAAAAAATTGATTTATATAAATACTGCATTTACATAAATCATAAACGAATGACAATGTCGCTATGTATTCCAAGGATTGAAAATACGTTACCAAAGGAAGCAATATTCAATATTTTTCGGAAACTCAATTGGGGTTATATCGAAAACATCAAGGAGATTCCATTATTGAGGGAAGAGGGATATAAACGTATCATAATAAAGATTCGATTTAACAAGGAACATGCCCATATTGAAAATACGATTAACGACGGAGAAACGTTGAAGTTAGTATATAATGACCCTTGGTATATGCGAATCACGAAGTTTATTCAAAAAAATTGAAACAACAATACGCGTTACATGACAAAGCATAAAATGCGCAAAGAAACGGAACGACTAATACTGAGAGACTATGAGCAGTCTCTTAAACACCGACTCTATACAACCCGATTTAACGATTTCACATATGCCGAATTCAGTGACTATTTGAAACGGCGGAAGAAATCGTGTATTTATTCGGCACCCATGCAAATCCATGCGTCAGTACCCTACGACAAAATACTTTTTGTCTTAGAAATGAACAACAGTCAAAATAAAATCATGGGAATCGGAATGGTTAAAAACCATCCATACACCAAAAAATACAATATATTTAGCAATCACAACTATAATCGCTTTAATTATGTGGGTACTTGTCGTATAGAGAAAGAAGACATGGACGAAAAGGAATGCAACGTAATCGAAGCATTGGAGTACTTCTGTTTCAAAGGTGCGGCTCATTTGAAGCGACAACAAGGTCTAACCAAATTTCCGGTATCGCTGTTGTACAAATGGCTGAATACTATAAACATTATGGATTTTATAACAAATATGTTTAAAAAACGATTAGAAAATAAAAACAGCACATAACTTATAGTAATATGTCCCAAGATGAATACGATGTAAATCAATATACGGAAGAAGAACTGATAAATATTCTAGACATGAATAATCCAACGGATAATGAACTGGAAGCGCAAATATTACGAAATATAAATATGTATGAAAATAATGACGACCCACAGTCCAAAAAGTTGACGAAGTTCTACAATGATATATATGACCGTTTTTTTTCCGAGACTGTTGAGTCTTCGCCGCCTGAAAATCCACAACTGGAAGAACTGATATTACCTCCCTCAAACAGTCAGTTTGAAAAGTCTTATTCTACCACTATTGTAATTGATAGTCAATATAGAAACCCAAATACATATATAACTTCTACCGAATTCAGTCTCGACTTATCGACAACAGTGAAAAATGTCACACAAATGGTGTTGGAATCAGTCACCATTCCAATTACGTGGTATAACATTAACGACGGCGAAAACACATTTTATATCATCCAAACCGACAACAACAGTAACAGATATACAGTGTCTATACCTCCGGGTAATTATGGCATTCAGAGTTTGATTGTCGAAATAAACAATGCATTAAAACAGTTGCCATATACCGATGTCAGTTTTGGCAACACCGAATTTATTTATCAATCTTCATTGAATAGTGTTTATTTAAACGTAGATATTACGTCTTTATATAACGAGAGTACGTATAATTTGAAATACGAACCCAAAATTACACTCGTAGAATCGGATGGAGCGCAAATACCTTTAACACAGTCCGTTTTGGAATTTATGGGTTACGCCAGCACTATTTACGATTTTTCATCCACCAGTTCCAATAAAATCATGCTTCCTCAATATAGTCTTCTGTTTTCTCTGCCTTTGTTTTTATTGAATGAAAAAAACAATTTCTTCCAAGTGGTCCATTATGTACCAAACACAATGTATAATACTTACATAGATACTTCCAATATCACAATAATAAATACATATACTTTGACAATTCCTCTTACTACGAATACATTATATAGTCGCAACATTTTGCAAAAAGAAATTCAGTCGCTGCTTTTAAGTGAGATAAATTTTGTAAATACGGGTTTTGTGTCATATACTGATGCTTCTTCGACGTATTACAAAATGAATATCGAATTGAATCGATATACTACGCAAAACATTCAAAACAGCAAGGTGGCTGTTATATTTCCCATGGACGTTTCGAATACAATCAATGATATATGGGTGGGAAGACACAGTGCATTTGTATTCGACCAATCGGTCAACGAACTGAATATAAATGTATCCGAAAATGCCACTGGACAAATAATTTACGATATTTCATCGAATCCGCAAATTGTTTTGTCATGTAATAAGCCATATTATACCGACAATAGTTATATAATAACGGTGTCCAATGGTGATTATATTATTGACGATTATATTAACGCAATCAACAACGGCGTAACAAGCAGTGATTTATATGGCACCATGGCTCGCATTGATACATCAAATACCTTTATAATGGATGTCAAAGTTGAAAAAGTGTTCAACGCCTCCGATTTCAATTATACCCTCGGAAGCTTTTGGACGTCAATGGATATATCCGGAACATATGCAACATCGAGCTTTAACATAGACTTGTCAAACAATACTGGGCCATACACAATAACATCTGATAACAGTCTTTGTTTTATTATTACGCCGAATGATGACACGCCGATTTCCGGCGATTTCAAAACATATGTATATTTGACTGAAGCAAGCAATATAACTATTGATGAACTCATAGAATCAATGAACATAGCTTTAAACTCACAAACAACCGATTTTGTTTTACAAGGATATACAACCATCTCCGATAATGTGCTGAATGTACAAGTTATAATCGTCGATAGGCTTACCACTGGTGATTTCAGCGTCGAATTTATCGATAACAGTAATACGTGGGAAAATTATTTATATGTCGCGGAAAATGTACAAATAGACCTTTCGGGGCATGTCATAGCGTCAATACCAGGGAGCCAACCGGTCGATAACACCACTATATTAATAACCACCAAAAACAATAAGTTGTCCTTTTGTCCAGATAACAATTATCCGAACAATACGTTGAATTTGGAAATAACCCCCAGTATTTATACACTTTATACACTCCTCGTGGAGATAAACGCGAAATTAGAGGTGGCAACCACAACCCGCGGCGAAAACATTGCAACCGGAAGCCGATTTTACATTGAAGAGAAGAATGGCAAATATTATACGAGCATGTACATCAATATTAATCAAGTTTATAACTCCCAGGATTATTCTATTTTTTTTTACGAAACGCCAGAAGGATGCTTCAGTGACAATACGAAAGCATACAATGCGGGTTTAAGCACTCTTGGTCGTACTTTAGGATATTCCAATGTATCGTATAATTTGCTTGATTATCCGATTGAAAATAATGTGGTCTCCCTTTATACAGAGGCTCCGGTAGTATTACAAACGAATCAGTACTTCATTTTGACATTGGATGATTTTACAAATTCGTCGAAAAACACAAGTTTGGTAACAAGTACTCCCCCTGAAACAAAACAACAACTTCCGTCTTATGCGAAAGATTCGCTACGGAAATTTTATGTCGATAATGAAGACGGTTGCGATACAGTCGTATCAATAGTGAAAAAAAACGGGCAAATAATGACGTCGAAAGAATTGTTATCTTCGCAAACTATACTGAACACTTTATCATCGGAAAATACATCCAGTCAATTCGATACTGGTGCTTTTTCGAACCAACTGAACCAAACCAATGTGAAAAATGTACTGAGTGTAATACCCATTTACAATAATGTTACAAGCGTAAATACCAATAATGATATTATTGTTTATACGCCTTTGGCAACCGTCCGCAAATATTTCGGACCTACGAACATATCCAAAATGTCGGTGAAATTACTTGACAGTAAGGGTAATGTTGTAAATCTGAATGGTGCAAATTGGTCTTTTATATTGACCTGTACTAACATGTACTAATAATTCTATTAATATTATATATGCTAATAGAATTTATGGATTACCTAGGTTCAACAGGACCCATAATACTTTTTATCATGACCGTTTATAATCTATTTCATCGAAAACCTTTCTTATATGTATATTTTATCAGCTACTTGGTTCTAATGAATATGAATTCCGTGTCACTCGGTTTTTCAAATACATTTTTGTTGTTATCACAGTGTCATATGTATTGGATTGTTGCCGCATTTTTCGTTACGTTGTTGTCCATATATAGACATAACATTGCGGAAGTGATTAAAGGGCTACTTCTCGGAGCCATATATGCATATTCCGTTTTCCATTTGACGGTGTATTATTTAGAAACTCAAACCGAAAACAAAGATGAATTTATATATATGTAAAATATATAATGTCACAAAGCACTAATCTTATATACAACAAAACCGGACAAAATTTACTTTTTTATAGTGATTTCAAAGGTCCTCTGAAAAATAGCGACTATATCCGTTTCAAATCTTATCAATTGGGAAACACAACAATAAACAGCGTGCCAACTTTAAATGAATTGGTTCCGCCAAATAAAATCGACGTTTTTAACATTAATCGAGACCCATCTGGATGTCCGCAATATACATGTACCAGCAATACGCCGCCAATTAAAAATCCGCACAATTTAACCATTCCGGTGATTGTCCCGCCGAATCTAAGCGTACCTACTGGTGTATTAACAAACATCACATCACTGCCTTTAACACAAGAACAGATGCAACAACAGAAATATCCTCAAACCTCTGACAACATGGATATATGTAAATATACTCTCAATCAATTGCGCGGAAAGAACGTTTGTTAATCATATATATTATATTTTTCAAATATATATGAGTAAATATTTCGATGATAAAGAATTATTTGTCGGCCCCAAAGCAGAACAATATGGAAGTCATATGGTTGTCACTGGGGTCAAAAAAGATACACGAGTTAAATATTTGAATGTAGATACTATTTTCAGAGATGATTATAATAACTCATCTTTAATTGATTACAATATTACCTTCCCAGAGTCTTTGAATAATGTCAAAAGTATTTATGTTACCGATATGGAAGTTCCCATTAGTTATTACATTATTTCAAATAATTTACAAAACAACGTATTTAAGATAACAAACAAGAACAATAATCAATCCACTTTAATAACTTTACCAGATGGCGATTATACTGAGACAAACAATACCGATTTCGGTCGTGCATTAATAGATAAAATGAACGAGTTGCTGGTTGCTGCATCGTTATCCAATATTACATATGATATATCAAATAATAAGAGCTTATTTACTAACAGTAGCAATACTTCATATGAATTAGAGTTCGCAATAGATTCTACCGGCAATTTCAACAAAAATCTGTTCAAGTCGCGATTGGGATACATAATGGGGTTTAGACAACCATCCATAACGCTTTCCAGAAATTCCCAATTATTAAGTAACGTCTTTGTCAATTTGATGGGACCAAAGTACCTATTTTTAGCAGTCCAAGAGTTGAACGGCCAAGGGAATGAAAACTCATTCGTATCTTATTTACCGCAGTCGCAAATTAATCCAAATATATTGGCGCGACTTTCAATGGACGGAATCAAATACAGTTTCAATACAATGCATATCAAAGACATTACATCAGACACACGCACATATAGCGGTAAAAAGGATATTCAACGCATCAATGTGAAAATATTAAATGAGTTCGGACAAATCATGGACTTAAATGGTCACGATGTTTCATTTTGTCTTCGCATTGAGCACGAGTAATCGAAATAGCATCATACATCAAAAACGTGTTCATTTTTTGACATAGTCATTCCATATTTCGGACTCTCCGCTCTATTTGACTTCTTCCGTGGATGGACTTCATCCGCCATAAATCAAAGATTGACGCATTTTGTCCATCATTCATTCGCCACCCTTAATACGTTTTTTCATAGTTCTTTGCTTTTTTAAAGTACCTCTTTTTAAAGTACCTCTTTTTAAAGTACGTCTTCTTACAGTGCGCTTTTGCCTACGAGCCATATAATATAGGAAAATATTATATTTCTCAAAACCAAAAAGATAATGGTCTGTTATCGTAATCAAATAATACTTTACTATCTATTTCTTCTGTCAAAAACGGCCACATGAGCGTGTAAAGCATGCGCACATAAATATCCGGATTCACAATAACGACCTTTTTCAACCGCTTGCCATACCCACGGTCTCCGCATAATAGCTCACATAGCTTCATACCCACCTTATGACAAACTAAATGTTTGGCACTCAACCCTTGACAATCAAACAACCAAACCCATTCTTTTTCAACCGCACTTAAATATGCGTCATAGTGATGGACAATACCTACTTCATCGTCGTACTTTTTAGCATTAGCGATGCATGTATAAAATACGCGTACATTGCTCGAGTCATGTATGGGTCGGAATGAATGACTATATGGCTCCTGCGCGCATACTTCGCATAACTCCTTCATGTATTTCTTATATGTATATAAAAAATTGATTAAAACTACTTTATAATCTTATATAAACACATTATACATGAGTCTTTCCAATGAACAGGAAATTGCATTCCAAAAATTCCGCGAAGGTCGGAATTTGGTGATTACCGGTCCAGGAGGAACGGGCAAATCTAAACTCATACAACACTTTGTCACCTATGCGGTGGATAGAGGTCAAAAAATACAAGTCACTGCATTAACTGGATGCGCGTCACTATTACTCGGATTAAATGCCAAAACAATTCATTCGTGGTCCGGAATACGTCTCTGTAAAGGTGCGAATGAAGACATCATAAAAACGGCAGTGCAAAACCGAAAGAGTAAGAAAAATTGGAAAAATGTCAAAATCTTGGTAATAGATGAAGCCTCGATGATGAGCGCCAAAATGCTGGACGTACTCAATATGATTGGCCAAGAAATACGGAAAAACGACCAACCCTTCGGAGGAATCCAAGTCATATTAACATGCGATTTTTATCAACTTCCGCCAGTAGGGTCAGACGAAAGCGGACAATTCTGTTTCGAGAGCTCCGACTACGATGCGATTTTCCCGTTGAATCAGCACATAGTTTTGACGAAAATTTTCCGACAAAGTGACGAAACATATATAAAAATCCTGAACGAAATTCGCGTGGGACAAATAAGCGAAGACAGCGCTGCCACATTACAAACCTATGTCAATCGTACATACGATAAGAGTAAATATGGTGGCGCTTCATTGACCAAACTCTTTCCCACGAAAAATCGTGTAGAGGCCATCAATGAAGCCATGTTCGAGCAACTGGAAGATGAAACACGCACCTTTGTCGCAGAAACATGTATTAATGGCATAACCAATCATAATACAAAGAAAGCGATTCCACCGGAAACACTTCAAACATGTGGAAAACTAAACCAGCAAGAAAAAGACAATGAGCTGAATTTCCTATTTAACAACACACCGTGTGTAAAATGTCTGGAACTGAAAAAAGGCGCCACAATCATGTGCACAGCCAATATTGACTTGGCAAATGGAATTTGTAATGGCAGTCAGGGAATAGTGGTTGATTTCGTGAATAACATTCCCAAAATACGATTTTACAACGGTTTCACAATGCTTATGGATAAAAATATATGGGCCAGTGAAACGTATCCCACCATTCATATATCACAGTATCCATTGATGCTGGCCTGGGCAATCACTATTCACAAAATCCAGGGCACCACTTTATCAATGGCGGAAATGGATATCGGAAAAAGTGTATTTACATATGGACAGACGTATGTAGCACTTTCGCGGATTAAGAGTTTAGATGGATTATATTTGTCTTCATTTGACCCTTCGCGCATCAAAGCAAACCCGAAAGTCACGGAATTTTATAAAAAAATACCAGAACCTGTGAAAGAGCCAAAATCAGAACCTATAAAAATACCAGAGCCCAAACCTGTAAAAGACCCAGAGCCAGAACCTGTAAAAGACCCAGAGCCAGAACCTGTGAAAGACCCGAACATCAAAGTAATCCGGCTATAATTTTTGTCATATATATATTTGTCATCATTGTATATATATGGTAGGCGTCAGCATTCTTCCAGTAGCAATACACAACGGAAAACTGCATTTTTTATTCGGTAAAGAAAAAGGCGTGGAATACGGTATTCAAGGATATTCCGATTTTGGCGGCGGACGCGAAAATGAATCGACATTCAGTGGCGCCATACGCGAAGGTTGTGAGGAAATGACCGGCTTCTTTGGTAACGAAAAACAACTAAGAAAGCGCATCAAAGACGCCGGAGGAACATACAAAATCAATCATGATGGTAAGTATTACAGTCATATTTTTTTAACACAATACGATGAAAATTTGCCGATGTATTACAACAACAATCATCACTATGTATGGAGCAAAATGGACCACAAAACGTTATCAGATACAAAAATCTTTGAAAAAATCGAAATCAAATGGTTCTGTGAAACCGACTTACAAAAATCGCGACACCTGTTTCGACCATTTTATCGAAGCATTGTGGATCGCATAATCAAGGAAATAGAACCAATTCGCAAGTTCTTGAAAAAACGTATATACGCTAATAAAACACGTAAAAATATGAAATACTAATATATATGTCTTGGAAACAATATGGTGGAATAAATAATTATGAAAAAAGTAGCGATTTAACGGTAAATAATTTAGTGGCCGACCATCTTGTATCAAAATACGATGTTTTTTCATATGAAGGGACGATTAATTATTTATATGCCAAAGATTTATTAAATGCCCAGAAAATCAGTGTTTTACAAGAGGAAGTCTATTTAGATGCTTCTAGAAGTGAATTTTTGTATGGTCATTTAGACCCTGATACCAACTATGGTAATATAGGAATCAATACGAAGACACCGCAAGCATCTTTGGATATACGAGGCCCGAATCCGCTATCATTGAACGTTTTTGCAGACACTTCATACAATCAGAACATCATTGCGCGAAACAACAACAATCAAAGTATTTCAGTGTATGTCGATGACTCGTTTTCTCAATTGAAGTTTTCCTCTGATGCATACATTCGCGATATTAGCGGTACTTTGTACATAAACAATTTGGAGGTAGAAGGAAATTTTGCGACTGAAACCATGAACGTATCAACTTTTAGTGTGGATGATATAAGCGCAAATACTGCGGAAATCAATGTGCTGAGCATTGGTACATTGAAATCATTAAACGATGTATCGATAAATATTCTGGACAATGTAAGTGAGATATATTTCGGTGTAAATACAGACGTTTCGTACATCCAATTGGGCGACGTAAATACTGTTGTTAATGTACCTAATCATTTGGACGCATCTTCTGGATATTTTAAATATTTGAAAGTCGATACTTTTGAATTTGAATACGAAGATATAGATGTGTCAAATATAAATTTCGAATCAGCATATTGTAATAATTTGCTCTACATAAATCCGGGTGCCAAACTCTGTATTGATTCGAGCGCCAACTTTGAAGCAGAAGGTGATGTATCCATGAATGATGTTTATGTTCATGGTACAGCTACGTTTGATGGCAGCGCCAATTTTGTCAATATAGACGCGTCAAATATAAACACGGCGAATTTGACTACCAGTGGAACGGTTGTTTTCAATAACGGCACCACGGTTAATAACAGCGATTTGACTTTTATCAATGGTTCTATTATTCAATGGTAAATTCATAAATAATATTTTTAATTATGAATTATTATGGATTCAATGAACTCAATGTACTATTGATAACAGCGACCTGATTTTCCAAGTTTTGTATGTATTGCATGTGTAGTGTAGCTTGAGATTCTAGTGTAGATACTTTAGATTCTAGTGTAGATACTTTAGATTCTAGTGTAGCTATTTGAGCATTGTAACTAGCATCTTGTGCCTCCAATGCAGATATTTGAACTACGAAACTAGCATCTTGTGTCTCCAATGCAGATATTTGAGCTACGAAACTAGCATCTTGTGCTTCCAATGCAGATATTTGAGCATTATGACTAGCATCTTGCGCTTCTAATGCAGATATTTGAGCTACGAAACTAGCATCTTGCGTTTCTAAAGCGGCTATTTGAACTACAAAACTAGCATCTTGTGTCTCCAATGCAGATATTTGAGTTATAAAACTAGCATCTTGTGCTTCTAACGCGGCTATTTGAGCTACGAAACTAGCATCTTGCGCCTCCAACGCAGATATTTGAGTTATAAAACTAGCATCTTGTGTCTCCAATGCAGATATTTGAGCTACAAAGCTAGCATCTTGCGTTTCTAAAGCGGCTATTTGAGCTACGAAACTAGCATCTTGTGTCTCTAATGCAGATATTTGAGCTACGAAACTAGCATCTTGTGCTTCTAACGCAGATATTTGAACTACGAAACTAGCATCTTGCGCTTCCAACGAAGATATTTGAACTATGAAACTAGCATCTTGTGCTTCCAACGCAGATATTTGAACTACAAAACTAGCATCTTGTGCTTCCAACGCAGATATTTCCTCTTGCTGTTGTTGTATGGCGTTAATCAATATTGGAACAAAGCCCTCATAATTAACTGAACCGAGTGATGTAGGACCTCCAGTTACGACCAATCCAGGAAAATTGTGTCTTACTTCATCTTCAAGCAATCCAATGTGACTACGATTAGTTATATTACCAACAATATTGTCTATAAAATTTCCACTACTATCATAATTGATTACGTTTCCACATAAATCTTGAAATATTCCCTGTCCAACCTTTTCTATATCTAATTTGATTATATTATAGCTTCTTACCTGAAGTTTATTAATGTCATCTAACCCAGAATTGTAATCTATGATATGTTTTTTAAGTCTTCTATCTGAAGCACCTCCTACTGGGAATATAACACCGAAATCCACACTCGCATAGAGGGTAGGGTAATCCCATCCGAAAGATATTATATTACTGGAAACACCATTAGAAGCACCATAATTAACTTCTATCTGAGGGTATGCTATTCCTTTGGATGTCATTATGATGGATTGAATATCAGCATTACAATAAAAATTATGAGTATCGTAGCTCGAATATGCAGCGCTATTACTAACGTCACGATATAGTGTCAAAACGTTCCCCAATACAATCATATTACTTGCATCCACAATGGCACCATTTCCTATTGCCACACTGTTGTTGTAACCATTTTGTATGTTATTTCCCAAATTAACGTTATTGATTAAAGTCAAATCACTGTAAAATATAGTTTCAATCCCGCTGTCCGTCACCAATACAACTTTATCCTTGCCCGCCACAATATCCGTGTAATCGTTATCGGAAATATCTATAGGCGCTTTCCACACAATCCCGTCAAAACTCGTCATGTATTGATAGTTAGAAAATGCCATAAATATATTTTGCGTATATTTCACCAGATTCCACGAACCATCAATGTCGGCAATATTGGTTATGTCGTTCCATACTGTACCATTCGTGCTACTGATAAAATGATTATTGCTTCCATCCGGTGACACGGCGACAAAAATATCCACGCCATATGCCACACTGGTCCAGTTCTTCGATATATCGACAGATACTCCAGAAACATTATAATCGCTATAACAAAACAACTGATTGTTCCCAGCTCCCACGAATTTATCATTTCCGTATGCCACACTGTTCCATCCTTCGACACTTGCATTGCTTATAGAGATGTTTGAAAATGTACTAGGGTCAGTGGGGTCAGTAAAACATGTAATATCCGTAACATTATTAGCAACCGCAATGTATTTGTCATTTCCATAGACCAATGAAGTAAAGTATTGGTCTTTCTGAATAAGAGTATATTCATTATTTATCGAGTCGAACGCAGTACCGCTCCAACTTACACCATTATCACTATAAAAAATACAATTATCTCCCGCGGCAACAAATTTGCTGTCCTCATAAATGAGCGACTTCAAAGGACGATAGTAATTATTATATGAAATAACCGGCACTGTATTGGTGCGAATATCAATCCATGGTACAATCATTGTTTCGTTCGATATATCCACAACGTAGTAAATGCTTTCTTCGTTTATTACATCCGATGCGTCTATTACTGGACCGTCAAAGCGGAAGTAATTATCACTCGCATCCGCCCCGAAAATATTATACTGATATACGATTGTATCATCATAAAGCATTTGTATGGTCGAATAATTCATGTTTAAACCATTGTTTTTCGCATATACTACTGTAGAAACCAAGTCGCTACTAACATGCACATCCGACAAATCAATGGTGATGTAATTATTGTAGGTTAATGCGTAGTTATCGGATAAATCATTATTTGTAACCGTAGATATACCGTCGCTAATATTTGTTGTAGGTACAGCGGCCAAGTTAATAGTGTATGGTATTTCTGGTATATATTGGACCTTATAAAATCCATCATTTGTTCCACTAGCATCTGACGCAATGATGTTGGTAGTAGAAGGAGCGTCTGAATACGATAAGTCATAAGTACCACTTGCGTCACCATCAATTCGGAATATATTGAAACTTGAATCCGGAGTAAAACTGAATTGTGCGACGATAAAATCAGAACTAGGAATTGACGAAATATCTGTAAATGGAGCATCGTATAACGTAATTGTAAATGTCTCAGGTGGCGTTCCAGATGTACTATCAAATGGCGGTGTATATACAACAATGGATTGTATATCATTTATATTTACAGATGCATCCAGTGCGTACAATCCGCTTCCACCTTCGTCATTGGTAGCATCAGTCAAATTATTATTGTTAAGGGATGAGGCGCCTACAGTTTCTACAATACTTACTTTATTTTCTCCACCTGCCCATAGTTGAATTTCTGACATAAGATTCGTGGCATATGTCACCGCAAGTGATTGGACAGACGCTCCAGAATTATCGATGTGCTCCCAAATTTGAATTTCATTGACGTCAATCGTAATGTTCGACACATCTTTATTAATTCCGAACTTGACTTTGTTATACGAAAAATCGATGGGCGCAATAATGCCTTCGCCTGAGCCAGTGCCACCAATGAGCGGTCCGTTGGCAGATACATCGTATCGATAATAATTATATGAGCCTTCGATAATCGTCTTATACAACACATTATTATATTCGTCTTTAAAATACATTATTGCACCTTCAATATTGCTAGCATACTCGATGTTATTGTAAATGACAACCGATTGCAAATCTGCGAATGTATAGCTTTTATCCAATATAACAGGCAAAGATTGTCCGGAAAAATAGTCATTGAAACCACTTGCGTCGATATTCATGACATTGTTATCAATTACGTTTATAGAGCTATCGGCATTTAGTGCGACATTGGAACCGTCTATCCATACCTGTATTTCGTTGATAAAGAAGACATTAGATGAATCGATAATCACCTTTTTGATTCCCGTGACGCTATTATAACTGAAATCCGTAATAACTGAGCTCCAATGTATTCCGTCATTACTGGAGAAAACGGTTTCAACTGTGCTACCAACTGTCAAATATTTATCTTTTCCATAAGCGATTGCACTGTGTGGAATGGGGGTTTCGGAAACGGTAGAATAAATATACGCGGTTGCCGAATCACCGATTAATAAATAATCATCGATACTCACTAGATTATTCGGTGCGTCAATGATTGTCGGTGTTGTGTTCCAAGTATTTGTTAAACTGTCGAATGAGTATTTATATACCGTGTTATTTCCATCTCCAATAACCGCATATTTTTCATTAATACTCACTGACGTGGCTGAATTTTCGAGTGTAGCGACAACTGACCCACTCAAGTCGTAAATATATGCGGAGCCGCTTGGGTCGCCAACAATCACGTAACTACTAGATATACTTACAGATGAACCAAATGTGGATGAGCTATTTGAAGGCTCTAATTCAACTGAATACATTGCAGTGTTATCAATTATAGTATAAATAATAGCTATGCCACTACCTCCAGTGACAAAATTATTTTCATATAAATCTAATGATTGAATGTCTGTCTGTGAAAATGAGTAGGTGCCACCTGCGACATTACTCTCCCAGCTACTACCATTATATGTATATTTATACCAATATTTGCCATGAGCAGTTACCGTATAATCGCCGTATGTGCTTACTAATGAACCACTAATATCTTGTATATATATGGGTCCCTCCTCTATAAATGTATAGATGTATCCACCACTAACCACAGCAGCTAATTTGGTACCATTGGAAGAGGAGGCGATGGACCACCACGCTTTGTCTCCTGCATTAGTTTGTTTTGTCCAGTTAACTCCACTGTCAGTGGAAATGTAGATGTATCCATCATTAACCACCGCAGCTAATTTGGTGCCATCAGCAGAGGAGGTAATAGATTTCCAGTCATAGGATCCTGCACCGGTCTGTTCTGTCCAGTTAACTCCACCGTCGGTAGATGTGTAGATGTATCCACCCTTAACCACAGCAGCTAATTTGGTACCATCCGCAGAGGAGGTAATAGAGTTCCAGTGATAGGATCCTGCACCGATCTGTTCTGTCCAGTTAAATCCACCGTCGGTAGATGTCTGGATGGTTCCAGGGTTGCTACATGCAGCTAATTTTGTGCCATCAGAGGAGGAGGCGATGGCCCACCAGTATGCTGTGCCCGGGACGGTCTGCTCTATCCAGCTGGAGCCGCTGTCCGTGGAGGTGTAGATGTACCCATCGAAGGCATCCACGGTAGCCAGCTTGGTGCCATCAGCAGAAGATGCGATGGAAGCCCAATATTTATTTCCTGCTCCGGTATGCTCTGTCCACGTATTACCACTGTTAGTGGAAGTGTAGATGTATCCACCATAAACCACAGCAGCTAATTTGGTGCCATCAGCAGAAGATGCAATGGAATACCAATATTTAAATCCTGCATTATTTTGTTTTGTCCAGTTAGCTCCACTGTCAGTGGAAGTGTAGATGTAGTCATTAGAAGCCACAGCAGCTAATTTGGTACCATCAGCAGAGGAGGCAATTGATTTCCAGCTTTTGCTCCCTGATCCGGTCTGTTCTGTCCATACTCCATATTCATAAACAGATACCAAATTATTACTTTGGTCGCCAACAAATGCAAAACTACTATCATATATACTCACAGATGACCCAAATAATCCAGTATTCCCCACAATTGTGCTCTCCAAATACCATTCATCTTTAAATCTGTAAATGTACGCTTTATTATTGGAACTATCACCGACAATCGCATATTCTCCATGGGTATCAATCGATGATACATTACTGATGTTTAAGCTCCTTATCAACTCATTATACGAACCGTCTTGCCAGTCATAGTGAATATATACCTCATTGCTAATACCAATATTGATATTTGACGTTCCATCCAATACATTCGTTTTTAACCCGTCGCCAATGTACGTTCCTTCGGTAAAGTACAAGTTGCCTTCATTATTCACGATAATAGCTCCATTTGTATTGACGACACCATCAGAATCGATAACCGTATTATTTATGTCTGTTTGTCCGCTAATATCGACGTTTCCATAAATATCCAATTTGGCATTAAGCGTTCTAATAGTGCCGTCTTCCATGCCGCCAATGCCGAAATTTCCATCGCCGTCCATTATCAAAGGTATGGAACTACCATCAAAAAAACGGATGATTTCATTAGAAATAGTGGTCACAGCGATCCCTGCGTCTCCATTAACTATGGTATTGGAGACAGTATTGCCGGAATCGTCGGTATCGCTTTGAAAAAAAGGTATCCATCCATCGTTTGTATATCCCATGAATTTATTGCTGGATAAATCGTACCTAAACATCCCAGTATTGAGTGAAATATCCGCAATATCGTCATCGAAACCAGCGGGAACTTGTAAAGCATCGCTTGCGCTTATATCAAGAGAGCAACTCGGAACAGAAGTGTTTATTCCTATACGCCCCGAAACCGTTAAATTATTGCTTATATCCGCATTTCCCAGTACATTCAAAGAAGCGCTAGTCAAAGAATCACTAATAGTGGCGGCAACTGTGTCAATGGCTGCGAAATTACCACTATTTGCGCTAACATCATCACTTTCTACTGTTCCATGTACAATGACATTACCGCTGGTTTCAATCGCGAACCCACTGTTATTCACATCGTTGAAATACGAATTTTTGATTTTATTCGCGGAGTTATCGGACAATTGCATATATATAAAATTATGATATTATTATCGTAATAATAACATATTAACATTCTTAAATGTAGGTCCTACTGGGAATCGAACCCAGGCTGGCGGATTCAAAGTCCGCAGTCATAACCATTAGACCATAAGACCATCACGCACCCTTCCTCACCCATTCCCTCTAAAAAATAGATGGATTTCTTTATATTATTTAACAAAAAAATCACATAATATAGTACATGGATAGTGACTCCCAAATTTTCTGGACCTTTTTCATCACGACAATGTGTGGATTTTTGTTAGCCCTGGGACGTCAAATGTATAAATCGAAATGCACTGAAATTGATGTGTGTTGTATTCATATAAAGCGTGACGTTACTAGTGAAGAAAAAATCGACGAAATCCAAATGAGCAGACCTCAAAGTGCAGCCAGTGGTGCAAGCGACGTAGATTTACATATGCCTACAAATGTATAAAAAATTGATTCATAAATAATAATTCCGTTGTATGCCAATAAATGGTGTCCAATGAACAAATTTACGACTTACTCTTAAATATATCTCAGAGACTGAGTAATTTAGAGCAAAGGGTTCATCACTACGATGAATCATTTCCTGAACCGTCTATCACCATCGAGCAATGGTTGGACGAGTCGTGTGTAAAACAATCTTACATTGACACATTGGTCTCAAATAATGACGGATTCATGGATGCATTGAAACAGTTTATATCAGACAATCATTGCGCGCAAACATTGCCGATGTACATACAAAAGAAACGATTGTATGTACCATGTATGGAAAATGAACAAATTCAGTGGAAACTAATGGAACACGCTTTTGAGAAATTCATGCGCGAAATATGGCGCAAATTTGTCAAATATACGCTCGATAATCCATTCCAAGGTATTCACGATGATATTATAGATATATATAAACAGAAAATAATGGGCATGAATCGACGGGTGTGTGAAGTCCAAAAAAACCGGAGAGAAATTCAAAAATGGTTATCGTGCTTATCATAAGTTCTACATGTATTATATATGTCATATAATTTTATTGGAATTATCAATTTTAATAAGAAAAAACCGATTGAACTGATACGCGCGTTGATAGAATTGAAATATGATGTAGTAACAGTGGAGCACTATCAAGACTATGTACATGTGGTGAAAAATGCAAATGACGTTGAGCGATGGATTCTTTATGGTAATGATTATTATGGCTATACTTCGTCGATTAATGAAGTGAATATGAATTTGTTTGCTTTAGATAAACATTTTTTATTGTATTCTTACCCCATGCAGAGTTTTTTGAAGCAAAAAGGTGTATCTATATCAGGAACATCTACTGTTCATAAAGGTGAGTTAAAACTACCGATGACGAAATCCTATTTATTCGAAAACATGCGACGCAATAAACATGTCGATATATACAGACATCATAAACACTATGTGAAAGGCGAACATGACCATTTAGATGTTTTGAATAAACATGGAGATATGATTATGACGGCTAAATACAAGGATTCTTCGTGCAAAAATAAAGTGGTTTTAGTGCAATGGCTTCCCGAAAAAACAATTGACGGTAAAGTATTTTTGCATAATTGGATGTGTAAGAATTAATTGCGTTTATTTCGCATGGTTGTGCGGAATTTCGGATTTTTTTCGATGGCGTTCAATAATCGTATTTGCTTCTCCGCCTTTTCCCGCGTTGTACATTTAGCGTATATTTTTTTCGTTTTTGGGTTATATACTTTATAGCAATCTTGTTTATTCACTTTGCGTATTTTATACGGCATTTACTATAATTTAACGTGATATTTTTTTGTATCTTTATTCTATATCATGATGGACATGTTTTTTACAAAACCAAAGCTTGCTGAAAGGCGATTAGTGAAATCTGTGCCCAAGAAAGCTCCTGCCCCTGAACCCAAGAAAGCCCCTGAACCCAAGAAAGCCCCTGAACCCGTCAAAGCTCCTATAAGAGCCGCCCCCGTTAGAGCCGCTCCTGCTCCTACAAAGGCTACCGGTAAAAGACTCAAGTACAAACTTGTGAATGAGCCCGTCAAATCTCCTGTTCCTGCTCCTGAACCGGTCAAAGCTCCTGCTACCGGCAAGAGACTCAAGTACAAATTAGCATAAATCGATTTTATAATTATATAAAATTGATAAAAAATCAATGTGTTATTTTAAAAATTCATTTCACTTAAAGTTGAAAGGCATTGACTAGATTACCTGCTTCATTCATGACACCGCTAATATTACCAAAACCAAACGCAACCAGGAAGTCGGGATTCGCTCCAGAGATATCAACAGATGAGGTTAGAAGAGTTGTACCCACTTGAACTGTTGAACCAGAAGCCTCCAATTCGTAGTTGAACTCGTCGGTGGAGATGCCACTGAAGGTTTCCACAGTTATACCGTCTGTGGAGTTAGGGACTAAACCAATGGCAGTATTAAGGGCATTACCATTACGAGTTGCTGTAAAAACATCACCACTTACATCAATCATGGAAATAGAAGCATCTACAACACTTTGCGAAATATCGGTCGATTGAATAGGGAGATCAACACCATTAGCGGTTTTAGCAGTGACTGTAGCATAGTATCTATGTCCATAGTTAAGAGCATTAAGTGTTTCCGTCTTTGAGAAGGTGAGAGATTCACCGGAAACTGTAAAGTAAGTGCCAGTCGCACCGTATTCGGCATTTGAAATATCAAACGAAGCATTTGATGTACTAGCAGCAGATAAAAAAGATGCATTATTCTTAGCATTACTAGAGTTGTTGGATGTATCTACATAATATTTGATTTCGGCGTCTGTGATTTGATTCACATTGGCAACACCACGGCCATCAAGGGTGAAAGTAAGTGTCAAATTACCCGAGCTATCATTTGTCAATGTCGGTTCTACTGTGAAATTGGCGCTTGTATCTACTACAGAAGTTTTATTTCCGCTACCATTTAACGTGGCACTGGTAACAGTAGTTCCATTATCAAGATCGGCTTGTAAAGTGGCTTTTAAATACACTTCGCTACTTGCAACATTCGAAACATCAGTGAAAGACACATCAGTGCTTAGAGCAGAAGCAGCGATAGTTTGACTACCGATAGAAGCATCACTCCCGTCAAATAATTCGAGTGTAATTAAACTGGCATCTGACCCTTGATCATTGTAAAAGACACTTGATGAATCGCTGATGTTGGATAATTTGGCGACAATGACGGAATCTAGAAGAAGATCAACGTTTGTAAGAGCGTCGTTCAAAGAGCTGTCAGCAAGATTCCATGTAGGTGTATCTTGGATTAATACAGCACTGCCCATGGATCTCAAACTAGAATAATCCTCATCACTATTTTTAGCTTGAAGTGACACAGTGTAAGAGCTTCCGGCATTCAAAGATACATTTTTTAATTGATAACTGGCATTGCTAATATCGGTCGTACCCGAGGTAAAACCAAGAATAATATCAGCGTCATTGTTGCCGGTGATGTCGAAGCTAATATCTACCGAAGTTGTTCCATCCGAAATGGTACCAGATAAATCGGTGACAGCGTTGCCAGTTACAGCACTGAATGAAACGGGAATTGTGAAAGATTTGAATATGTTATTGCCACTTACGTCCTTTGCTGGTTGCACAGCAGTACCAATTGTTACAGGATTGGCTCCGGAATTAACGATAGTAGCAACAGATTCAACTGTTCTTGTGGAACCAGTGGCATTTCTTCCGAACACCGCTGTTTCGTATTTTACACCATTTACGAAGTCGAAACTTGAAATTTGGTTGCAAGAAATTTCATATACGTTGTTACCATTAATAACTTGTGGTGTCTCTCCAGCAAGATAAACGGTTTCATTGAAAATTTCAGCGGAAGCATCCATACTGATAAGCTGAATAATAGCACTTGTTAGAGAGTTGGGACTACCATTAATATCTGTCAATGTTACTATAATGTTTTTATCTTGTCCTGCAGCAATGAAACTGTAATCAGAATTCTGAATAGGAGAGTTTTCATATGAGACATCTGTAATGGCAGCAGGACCTGCGATCTTGGCCCCACTCTTGTACCCAGAAACGGCGACTACATATGTGGTATTTGCACTCACATCAACATTAGTGACGCTCTTAAGTAAAGGAATTTTCACAGTTTCTTGGCCAACAAACGGACCATTAACTGTGGCACTTTGGAACCCATCAGTCGACGCGTTAAGAGTAGCACTTGCACCGTTTTTTGATGTTAATGTTGCCACAAACTTATCGGCAACATCATTAAGAGAAGCATCAGATGCATCAGTAATGACTACATTGAAAGCAACATTATCGTCTCCTGAATTAGTAGGAAGATTTTGTACTGTGAAACTAAAAAGAGCCATTCGACTATATACTTATAAAGTATATTTTTTTTTGTATTAATTAAATAATTCTTTGAATTTGCTATAACCTATATTTTTGACACCCTGTTTTTCTTTCTTCAGCCATGTGAAATTCAGCATTTTACCTAAATGAATAAATTTATTTTTGATTAACTCTTCACCGGGTTGTTTTTTATACTTTTTCGTAATCCTCGTCTTTATTTTGTCCTTCTTAATATGTTCCAAAAAGACACTTTTGCCATCAACTTCACTCAAAATTCGTTCATCTACAAAAAACTCCATACATTGAAAATAACGCACATATTTCATGGCTAAAATATTCAAGCCATCGTAATCTACTAAATTATCACAATAATATGTGAAGCCCTGTTTATATGGGTCGTAATACATGAGCACATTTACTTTCGAATCATTTTTCAATGTTACTGTTTGATAAAGTATTCTGGTTTTCCACAGTTTCTCTAAATCATTGTTCGATTCGTTCATCATCTTGGCACTTTCCTCGAAATTGTACAAACTCCCTACATTGTCGTTCAATGATGAGTCATATTTGTCCAAAAACGTCTTCTTTTCTTTTTCTAAATACAACTTATAAATATTGGGTTTTATCGGTTTTACGTATATGTAGCTCTGTATAAAGTAAAAAAGTCTGTACATCCATATCAATAACTGCCTTAAAACGTTCATTTATACTTTTGCTAAATAATTTATGTTTAAACACTTTTATTTCAATTGATTTTTGCGATGCTCCCATAAATGTTCGATTTCTTCGTCCATAAACGGTAGTTCGACTATTTCGTAATTTTTACTACAATTATCTGGATGCAGAATTACCAAACATAGCTTCATGACATTAATACCGTAATGCGAAGATAATATTTTCCGATAAACATTCAACTGAAGCGAGTAGTGCCAAAAATTCGCGTCGTCTATGTGCCGAATACACTCCGTTTTCGCTTTCTTCCCATTGAATCCTTCGAATTTTATTTCTTTGGAACGTTTCCAGTCGTATATGTAAAATTCCCCCGAATCTGCGTCTTTGAACAGCATATCAATAGACCCCGCGATTTTAAGGTCTTCGTCATAAACACACCATTCCGTGCGATAAGCTTCCAATTGGGGATAATCTTTGACAAAATTCATAAAATATTCATATTCTATGGAATCATCTGTCACCTTCATGTTGTTGTAATAATACTCGATGTGTAAGTGTGTTTTTGTCCCTGCACCGGATGCTTCTTTGCCATTTTGTGCCCATTTTCCTTTTATTTCCTCGCGCGTCATTCCATAGTATTTATAAGACGGGTCTTCAAGTTTCCCATTATTTATCATGCCATCAATAATCTTATCTGCGTCAAAATCGCTAAAGTGACTGTGATTCCATGTTGTCACGGATGTATACTCACTATTTCCCTTGACAGTATAAACGTGAGTAGGTTCGTAAAACTCTATGTACTGGTCCCTTTCATGCGCGTTCAAAGTACTCAAATAAGTTGCCATGGTGCTTTAAATTACTACAATAAACTTATATGGAATCAATTTTTTATATATATTTTAATGAACTCTCCAAGCGATGAACAAAGAATCATATTAAATCATATTGAAAATGGTAAAAATGTTCATGTGCAAGCCGTCGCTGGTTCTGGAAAATCAACCACCGTTTTCTCGATAGCCAAACAGTTTCCATTCAAGCGCATTTTATTACTCACTTACAATGCTAGTTTGCGTCTGGAAACCAAAGAAAAGGCGCACTTATATGAACTGTCAAATATGAGCGTTCATACCTTTCATTCACTTGGAGTTCATTATTACACACAAAATGCACATACAGATACCGGCTTACGACAAATATTGCTTTACAGTTATAAACCCGTCGTAAATATTAACGATATCGACATATTAGTAATTGATGAAAACCAAGATTTAACGCAGTTATATTTCATGTTTGTCGTGAAGTTTTTGCTGGATTACGGTAAAAAAATACAAATCATATGTTTGGGTGATGTCCGACAGTGTATATACGATTTCAAAGGTGCCGATTCGCGTTTTTTGTCGGAATGTCCGCAGCTATGGTCATCGTTTATATATTTGCATACGAGCGCCTTCGTCAAATGCGATTTGAAAACATCTTATCGTATTACCGACCAAATGGGAAAATTTGTGAATAATTGCCTATATGGCGAAGAACTCATGAATACGTGTCGAAATGGTCCGAATGTATTGTATATACGCAATAGTCGGCAAAATGTCGAGAAAACGATTATTTATTCGATTAAACGGCTCTTATCGAGTGGCGCAGTTCCGGAAGATATTTTCATTTTGTCCGCTTCTGTGAAAGGAGTGAATAGTCATGTGCGCAAGTTGGAAAACCGTCTAGTCGAAGAAAATATTCCATGTTTTGTCCCTATATTTGAAGGCGGCAAGCTTGACGAACGCGTTATACAGGGGAAAATAGTGTTTTCCACATTTCACAGTGTGAAAGGTCGACAAAGAAAATACGTATTTCTCGTCGGTTTCGACAACAATTATTTCGAACATTTCGCGCGGAACATGAACAACGAAATATGTCCAAATACTATTTATGTGGGATGTACGCGCGCAATGGAACAGTTATTTTTGATAGAATATGACCATTTTCCGAATGACCGCCCATTCGAATTCTTGAAAAGAAGTCATCATGATATGATACAAAGTGATTTTGTCGATTTCAAGGGTATGCCGCGGTCCGTATTTCCGAAGCGTGAGTCGTTTGATTACACGTCCGTGCGGCACTTCGAAACGCCCTCAAAAATCGTTCAGTTCATCGGCGAAGATGTGTTATACGACATTACGCCTATTATTGACATCATCTATGAAAAATCGATAAATACTATGGAAACAATCGATATACCATCTGTAGTTGAAACCGACCATGGGTTCGAAGATATAAGCGACTTGAATGGCATCGCAATTCCATTTCTCTTTTACGAAAAGACTTGCCAAAATAATTTATTGAACACCCTTATCGATAACTGCGCCAAAGAAATGAAACAAAACGAACACAGTTTTTTGCATAAGTTAATCGAAGAATTGCCCGAAAAATGCGGTTCTATTGAGGATTATTTGTTTATGTCGAATATTTTGACTAGCATGCAAGAAAAATTATATTTCAAATTGAAGCAAATACGCAAAGAACAACACAATTGGTTGTCATATGATGTAGTTTCGCAATGTTTGGAGCGTTTGGAATCGAACATTGATATATCCAATAAAGACTCTTTATGTTTCGAGCGACAAATCATCAACTATAGCAACGAGGAATTACATAAAAAAATCGACGAGCATTTGAAACCGTTCTTTCCCGATAAAGAATTCCGTTTCTCCGGTATAATTGATGTTATGAATGAACATACGATTTATGAACTGAAATGTACTCATTCTACTACTATTGAACATAAAATCCAATTAATATTTTACGCCTTCATTTGGCAAGTTTGTGGGATGCCTGACAAAGAATTCGTTTTATTCAACATAAAAACAGGAGAAAAATACACACTGCGAGCCTCATTGGAGCAGATTACGAAAGTAATTGTGCGTATATTAGAAGGGAAATATGTACAACAAGAGAAGAAAACTAGCGACGATTTTTTACATGAAAACGTACAAATAATGAACACATTAACAAGCTCACATCTTATGGATAACATGTTGAAGAAGATGGATGAAGACGACAGTCAGGTGACCGATTGCAGCGATTTCCATTCTTGAGCTTGTGTCCGCAAATGTATTTATAGCATCCATTGGCGACTTTTTTCTTGTTGGCATTCCATGCTGCACTAGCTTCGTCAAAATCGATAATGACTGCGAGATTCGTTTGACTTCGTGTTTTTACCATGGTATTATGTGCTTTATGTAAATTGTATAAAAAATGAATCAATTTTTTATATATCCATGTCATATATATGAAATTCGGTAACAATCCACATGCTGTATATAGCGGTGCCTTGTCTGGCTATCGTAATATGTTTTTGAGCTCATCGATCGCGGTTGTTATTATTGGTTTCAGTGATAAATTCAAAAATAAAAATATTAGCATGTTCGTCAAAATCGTCGGTGCTATTATTTTCATGTTATCTATTACTATTGGCATTTTAACCGATTATGATTTTCGCTTTTATTTAGACAACTTTAAACATGAATTACCCGATTATATTCCTGTGGAAAACTGGTATATATGGTCATCCGTAGTATATATTTACACTTTATTGATTGGTATTGTCGGTGGAATATACTTATTTCGCGAAGTTTTATAAACAAATATATACCAGTTAAGATTTAAAAATGGAGCACCGAAGGCGTTCTGGTTTTTAATGCGTCACTGGTATCTGACCCTTAAAGATTTAAAATAGACATTTTTAATATTTAAGGGTTTAAAAGAAAAATGATGTAATATTATAGATGGATACTACTATGTCTATTTTAGAGAAAGTATGTGACTCTTTTTATGGTTTGTTTGTTCCTTATAAAAATAAAACTACTCATGACGTAGATTTGGATGTCGACATCGAAAATCAATACGAGAGAGTGGTAAAGAAAGGTGTTGTTCTCACGGGTAACGTTTTCACGAACTTGCTTGTTCTGAAAGTGGATACGTTAAAGGCTATTGGAAAATTGTTAAGGGTTTATATCAATGAACTTCTCGAATATAATAACGAGCCTACTATTTTGGAAGAAGTAGGTGGCGATTATGAAGTAATACCTGATAAAAAGAATGATTAGATAAAATATTTGTATATTTTATATAAATGAGTGATAAGGGATGGGGAAATTTTATAAAAAACACACCCAATATGACAGACACTAGAACTGAAGACCAATTGATCGCAGATATTCCACAAAAGAGCAGAGTTGCACAAAGAACACCAAAAAAAATCAAGAAAGAAAGAGAACAAAAGATAATACAGAAAGGAGAAGGAAAAGGTATTGAACATTTTTTAGCAGGAGGAAAGCGAAAAACTCGTCGCAATAAGAAGGCCGGAAAGACCCGTCGTCGTCGTCGTTAAAATAGATTTTCTATACGAAAAAAGGGCAACATACTGAAACAGAATCAGTTGTTTTCTCGATTCCATTTTCATAGGTCAATAAGCCATGTTCAAACTCTTTGACGAATTTGTCCATTTGTTTTACAACTGCATTCTTCAAATTCATGTTTTTGTCAAAGAAAAGGTTAAAATACCAATCATACATATACCAATCCGAAGTCATAGCGTTTGTATATTTATTATAGCCATCTCGTAATATTTTTCTCCCAATTAAATCGACGATTTGACAGAAACTGTTTGGATCAAAAACGAATGTATGGTCTTTTTGTAATCGTTCTTTCATATATCTAGTCCTGATAGATTTAAATTGTTCCGAAATATAAGCATGACCGTAATCGATTAAATATACCCTTCCGACAAAGATTGGGTTAATATTTCCATTAGAAAAATACGCCTGACTAGTGCATATTTCGTCGTGATTTATCAGTATGTTTCCCAAATGCAAATCATCATGGATACACATCATTTTAAACAATTCTTTGATTCTATACATGATTTGAACCATACAAAACAAATGGTGCGTTCGGATTTTTTTCTCTAAAATTTCGGTAATTAGTGCGGTTGAGTCAAAGTAACTACCGAAATCTTTGCTGTTCGACAACAAAGAACGATATAAATTATATCCTGTACCGCCGTTGATATGGGGCATAATTATGACGGCTAGTTGTAGTGAATTATTATCAAATGACATAATTGACTTTAAAGTCATGTTGACATCCAAAACATCGGTGACTTCCATCAATTTCAAAGATTTCAAAAAATAGACAATATCTGACGTATTTTCACCAAATCTTTGTCCATCATCCAAAATAAAATAATCCTGAATAGGAATACAAGCACATGAATTATACTTTCGGCTGTCATATATATGCGTTTGAACCGATATTTCATTGTCGAACATTTTTCTTGACGATGTATGAATCCTTCTTTGGAAATTTATCCTGACGAACTGCTCATAATCTTTTTCGTCGCATAATGGAATCAGTTTCAAGAATAATGTGTCCGGTATATCGTCGGGTTTATTTCGTATGAAATCCATGTAAAATCCTGTGCTATATGAACCACTATTTACATACGAAAATATTACAGTTTTATCTTTGAGACCATCATATAAATATCTCGGTATGCTCATTTATATGATGTGATGAAAAAAAATATTTCAAATAATATAACAATGTTTTACCCTCCCTTCTTTGTTTACGTAATCAAAAATGAGTTTGTCCCCTCGTTCATTCATGCATAAAAAGTAGTTGTTGCTATCATCCAGCATATCACAGTGATTCGGTTTCACATATTCATCCATTCGGTGCTCACTTGAACAGCCCAATACTATTTGATGGAACAAATATCCATTTCTCACCTTTCTCAGAAACTGCGCATTGTGTTCATGACCGGAAATATACGCCTTAACATTGTACTGTTCAAAGATTGGCATCAATATTCGATATAATGGTTTCATATAACTACTATAATAACCATTGGTAATAATCGGGTAATGTCCCACGACTATTTTATGCATTGCTTTGCTTTCACGCAAAGATTTTATCAGCCAATCAATGTGCTTTTCCATTAGAGTTGCCGAATATTGATTATGAACACGTATCATTTCTCTTTCATCAATACCGCAGTGGTTTGGATATAGCTGCATAGTATCGATGAAAAAAAAATCGGTTTTGCTAGAAAATCTATATTTATAATAAAAATCTTTGTTCATCATGTATTTTGATGTGAGTTGAGCATACGGATTTCCCACATAATCATGATTACCCAGAACAGCATGTATGTTTTGAAACTTGATTGGTTCAAAAATATCTTTGTATTTTTCCCATAGTTCATCTTCCGTTGATTCGACCCCACGTTCGTAAAAATTGTCCCCTAATAATATTACTTTATCCCCTAACTGGAAATTGCGTGTTATATGTTTTACAAGTTGGTTTAATTCTTCATTGAGAAGTCCTATATCTCCCAAAAAGTAACAACATGGATCCATTAAATGTGTAACATATATAATGAGTATTATTTATCCTTTTTTATGTGTGTTTATTATATAAATACATCAATGGATTCACCAGATTATGAATTTAGATTTACCAGACACGGTTTATCTTGTAACAATATGGAAGCAGGTGAAAGTTGGGCGAGTATTGTAAAAAAAGATCGGGAACCATCAATACATGATTTTTCTCTGGAACAATTGACGGAGCCACTAGACCCACACAAACCACTAGACAAATTTAAACGATATAGTGACAAAGCTGGATTAGGGCTTAATAACTATGATTATAATTTTACATTTGAATCTTTTAAGCAACTATCACCCAAAATATATGTCGTTGTATCGCCTTTGATTCGAACATGGGAGACCGCGGTTTTATTATATGGAGTCGCCAACCCGGGTTGGACCGATATGCATTTATATATTGGACCATATTTAAAAGAAAAGTTTTCATATATTCAAATATATGGAGCAAAAATGAAGACACTATACAGAGGTAATTATTTCAAAGAACCTAAGGAAATAATTCCACAATTTCACAGATTTTTGGATACAATAAAACAATCGCATCCAGCAATAGCAATAGGAACAGGTACAAAAACGATTACTTTGTATTGGCCGTCGTTTAAAGATTTTGATTTAGAAAACCCTAACTTTCTGAAATTTAAATTTACAATTGGTGCACCCAAACCCAAACCCGAACCCGAACCCGAACCCGAACCCGAACCCGAACCCGAACCCGAACCCAAACCCGAACCCGAACCCAAACCCGAATCAACGCGTGTTACTGGCTCTCCTGTGGTGGTATCAGACATTCCTGACGAACCAGAACATTCGACTACAAGACAAAAAAAAACACAAGAAGTAGCGGCACCACATATTACCCTAGAAATTATAAAACCCACAAACCCAAACTATAAATATTCCGATTACAGTTATGATGGCAGCGAACAGTTTTCACATGATGGTAATTTATCAAGATTCATGCGTGAATTCAAAGTGCCGGAAGTCGGAGAAAAGAAGATAAGTGGTTATCCTCGAGAACTATTAGTTGAAAATACTGTTCATGAAAATACTGTTCATGTTGTTGTACATTCAAAAATAATGCAGGCACATCTGTATGATAAATATGGCATAGATATAGAGACATCGGTATGTGAAGCGTTGAGAAATATACGGAATTCAAATAACTGGACATTTATAGATAAAATAAAAGCTATTGTACCACCAATCAAATCTCGTCCAAAACCCTTGAAACCTACTGAATGGTTTGATACTCAAAATGGCATACTAGGTAAAATGAAAGAACAACTGTTATATCCTAATTTTTTCGATAATAATGAACGAGGCATTGTGTTCGGAACATACGTACAAGGGCTAGAAAATGGAGCTTTTGTAAAACTAATATCCAAGTTCAAAGCAATAGGCGATAATGAAAAAAAAAGAGAAAAAATATTGAAAAGGCCAAATGAAAAAGAAGACAAATACCTAAAAGTTTTTAATTTTTTTATGGAAGAGTATATCCACACACTACGTATGAGAATTGGTGTGCCTACACATACGTCGATTGTGGATGATGAAAAATTAATTGATGAACTAAAAAAGAGTTATCCACCAAATAAACGTAAATTTTGTGGCAATCCTGAAAAAGAAGATGTCAATGTGAATTACACAAAAAAAACTTTAAAGGCTTTTGAAACTACGGGCGGAAAACGGTCGAAAAAACGACTCATACGAGGAAAGGTCACAAAGAAGAACAGAAAGTTCAAAAAATCTCGAAAACGTAAAGGTGGTAAAATAGCGACTCGTTATTCGAATATATAATTTTCGTCCCATATTCTTCCAAATACTTTGGTAACCGTACAACTGTACACCTTTTCAATACCGCCTAAACATTCGTTTGCGTATTTTACAATCTGTTTCACTTCGTGTAGATTCGCCTCCAGTCGTTGTATTTTTTCATCTTCTAATGATGACAAATTATTTTCGCCCAATGTATCACTGAATCTATACAAAATATCGGTGACCGTATTCATAAACATCACATAAACCAAATATATCTCCCGCTTTTTCGAAGCTTTCTTGTCATTTTTCTGTAGTATATTTTTGAATTGTTCTTCATTAATTTGGTTTCGCAAATACTGAATACGCAGTTCCTGATTGTTCAAAATGTCATCGACTCTGTAACGTTCTAATACTGTAAAACGATAGTGTATAAGCAATCGACATGTTTCACGGATAAACCGGCAAAATTTGTGAGTATTTGGATTAATATTCAGCCTATATTCCAAACTTCGCGAAAAGTAATGGTCTATTTCCCGTCCGCATTGAACTTCATTATGATTCACCGGAATTTGACCGCCTGTTCGACGCATCCATTCGTAATAATGCGGATTGTGAATATTTGTTTCAATGCGACCGGTACGCCAACTAAATGCGGTGTGACAATCTGGACACCACATCTGGTCACAACCGTCGATTTTAGATATTCCTGTACCGCAATTCGGACACGATTTTGTATCATTGGACAAAAGCGCAATGGTGGCTTTAAGTTCCTCGTCACAAGTATGAGGGATGTCTCTGTCGAGCCCTTTATTTTCATGACAATCCGGACAAAACCAACTACTGCATATGCCACATTTCCATTGATTACTCAAGAATCCGCGACACCCTTCATCTGGACAAGCTTTTATAAACTTGGCCCGTTCTCGCGTTGGAGCGCGATTCAAAATGCGATTACGTTCTATTCTTTTTGACCCTATTCGTCGCTCTATTTCTCGCATTTTTCTACATTCTTCGTCGATTTCAAGATTAATTGCTTCTGCTGCGATTATGTTTTCAACAAGCGGCTGTGTCGCGGGAAGCAATGCACGTTCTTTGTCGAAGAGTACATCTTCTTTGTGATGTTTCAACTTACCGACAACGAAATTATGCGCGAAATTCTCCGAAATAAATTTGTTCGTCCATGTCCGGTCACAACTTTGGTTCATACACTTCGGCGAAGTCTCAATAAGTATATATTTTTCCATACATACCTTACATGCTTCAAAATCACAGTATTCACATTTGATTCGTTTGCGTTTCTTGACACTATATGGTTCGACGCAAATCATACATTCTGTCATAATTATTGTAAAATTATATAATTATAATTTTATAAATATATTTAATCAATTTTTTATTATATTCTATATGTTCTCACATATCCCACCTAGGGATACATATCGACGTATAAAAAACCCGTCCATCACTTCTAAAGTCGCTCGATGTTTCAATAGACTATCGTCGAAAATCTATAAATCTTTGATATCCACCACCTCATTCATATAAGGCAATATTTCCTCGTCATGAGTGACGATTACCAGTGTTTTACCCTTACATTCTTCCACAATCATTTTTATCACTTTCACGCGTGTATCGGGGTCCAAAGCCGACAAAGGTTCATCGATAAGCACTATTTTCGACGGCTTCAATATTCCGCGGATTAACATCGTCACCTTTTGCATTCCACCTGATAAATTAGTTCCATGAACGCCACACGATGAATTTATTCCGTCGTTCAGTTCGCTGAAGACCTCGTCCAATTTGTACTTCTTCAGTTTATCAATAATAATTTGTTCATCGACGTTGTTTCCGTAATTCATATTGTACATAACAGTTTCGTTAAACAGATTCGTGCTCTGATTGATATAATTCACTTGAGTACGTAAATATTCATTTTTCGCATCCACAATTGGAACTCCGTCGATGTTTATGGAGCCGTTTTCAATGGTATTCAAATTCAACATGAGTTTTAACAATGTACTTTTGCCGGCACCCGACTGCCCTACAATCGCGACTTTGTCACCACCTTTGATTGTTAAATTCAGATTTTCGAATAAATATTCTTCGCTTTCTTTGTCGTGTTTGAAATAAACATCCTTCAGAACGATTTCGCCCTTATTTACAAAGTTTGTTTGATATTTCTTTTCGTCTTTAGAAAAAATCACATCCAAAAACTCCTTTGAACCACTTATTATGCCCATTTTATATGTGATGTTATGGACAAATGAACTATTAACCCATGAAAAATAATTTTGAAACTGACCCAATATAAGGATTACAACAATCGCATTTTTATTTGACAGTTTCCCTTCTTTTAATAAATAATATAGTGTCACAATCCCCGCAATATATCCCAGTAATATCACAATTTCTGTACCATACGCCACAAGCGTTTCCCACATCATTATATTTTTCACCATTTCCGCGTGTATTTCTTCTTTTTCACCGTTTTTGTGCAATTGAGAATCCACTTCATTATTGATATATATGTTCATTAAGTTATCTAAACTATCTTGGATACCCTCACTGAGGTTACTGTTGAAGTAATTCTCCTTTTCCGATATAAGAGTAATCAGTTTCTGCATGCCCAAATATTGAATCACCACGCATATAACAATGACTACAAGTAATATATTCGCTAT